CGATAAAACGATTGAAGCGCAAGCACGGTCAAAAGCAAAAGCGCGACTGGAAGTATAGCAAACACTACTATCGTCTGCGTGCAAAATTGCGGGACCTGAACCGCCGGTTGGCTGATATCCGTAAGATGGAGCACAATGCCCTTGCCAATGAATTACTGCAACACGGTAATGAGTTTATCGTTGAAGACATGGACTACAAGGCTTTGCAGAAACGCAGCAAGAAAACGAAAATTAACGCTAAAACCGACAGGGCACATACGAAAAAGCGTTTCGGTAAATCTTTAAGTCGCTGTGCTCCCGCAAAGTTTATCACGATTCTTACAAACAAAGCTGTCCGCAACGGCGGCAATGTCATCAAGGTAGATACTTTTGAGACGAAAGCCTCTCAGTTTGACCATACGGATGAAAGCTACACAAAGAAAAAATTGTCCGAACGGATGGCACATCTCAGCAGCGGAGAAGTGGTTCAGCGTGACCTGTATTCCGCTTTCCTGCTTGAACATATAGATACAGAAACCCTGAAATACGATATCGAAGCTCTTAAAGCTGCTTTTCCTGCATTTTTGAAGATGCATAAAAATACAAAAAAGCGCCTGCAGGAAGCTGAAAGCTATCTTCCTGCAAGCGTTGGATTCTAAAAATAATAGTTTTCCGGGGGTCTCGACACGTCCCTCGTATGAGAGCTGCCCCGTAAGGGGTGAAACTTCACAGGAGGATGCACTCAAAAAGCTGGGAACGCAGACAAGTGTGTTGGTCAACCTGCAAAGGCTGGATACTCATAGAAAGTTACACCTGTGGCTTTTTGTGGGAAACCGCATAACTCGCTGCCTGGCATGCTGCATGGTGATGAGCCTTGCAGCTGCCGCCCAGGAATCCCACGATTTCAATCGTGGGAGGTGTCAAGGTATATCCGAGCGAGGACTGGACGGCGGATAAGCTGGTTGATGAGACTTTCACCATTACCCCTCAGTGACGGAAATGAAATGGAAATGAAAAAGATTCTTTCGTTGCTCCTTGCAGCAACACTCGCGTTTTCTCTTGCTGCGTGCTCTTCAGGAAACACTTCTTCAAGCAGTGCAGCTGCATCCGATTCCGCATCTTCTGAGGAGAGCACCAGCGATTCCTCTTTGGAAGTCGAGAAGAAGCTGTTGACTGTCGAAATCACGCTTCCCGCATCCATGTTCGATTCGGATTCTGAGGTGGCTGAGTCTGGGGAGAAAACGGCATCGGATGACGTTGAGATTCATGAGACTCCAGAAGAGTATTGCAATCGAATTGTGAAAGAAGACGGCTACCTGAGTGCGGTTCCTAACACGGACGGCTCGGTCACGCTCACGATGACAAAGGCCAAGCACAGTGAGATGATGGCCGAAATGAAGCAGTCTATCGACGATAACATTCAGAAATCGATAGGCGATGATGGCTTCCAGTCCATCAAGGAAGTCACCTATAATGACGATGTCACAGAATTCACGGTAAAGGTTGACCGCGAGGCGTTTGAGGGAAGCTGGGACGGCTTATCTGCCCTCACATACGCTTTTTGCGGCGCAGCATATCAGTATTACAGCGGTATGTCGGACCCGCGTGTTGTGGTCAACTATATCGATGCCGATACCGGAGAAGCCATCAGCAGCTCCACCTATCCCGATGACTACCAGGACTTGCTAGGGGATAATGTGGGAGAAGAGGAAGCAAGCAGCGACTAATCCAGAATAGTGTTGCCTTAAAAAACAGCACCTGTTGTTAGGAGAGATAAAACAATGAGAAAACTCGTTTCGATTGCAGTATCCGCTGCACTCATGCTGTCTTTGGCTGCCTGTGGCAAGGCAGACAGTTCTGCTGCAGCCTCAAGTGAATCCAAGTCAAGTGCTTCGTCGTCAAGTGCTTCGTCAAATAGCACTTCCAATAGCACGCAAGATTACAGCCCTGACGGGATTAAAGTAGGAGAGACATATACTACAGAAGACGGCAAAACATATGAAAGGGTGTGGAACGGCACAGGCAGCGATTTACCTACGCCGTCCCCCGAACCCAAAATTACATACGATAATGATTTCCAGGCACAAACACTTGTTGATAATGAAGAATGCACCATTATCTTGCAGAGCGTAGGCTACGATGATGATTACGGCTATTATTGGAAGCTTTACTTCAAGAATAAGACATCAGATAAAAAACTCGGTTACTCGTTTGGCGACTGCACATTGAATGGCGTGGGTGCGAGCCTTTGGCTTACGAGTGTTGAACCTGGTCAAGAGGAAACGGAGATTCATCATTGGGAAAGTTCCGGGCTTAAAATTTATAACATCAATCCGCAGGATATCAATACGGTAAGTTTTTATCTCGATGTCTATAACGAATTAGATTATGATGTTATCCCACGGCATGACTTTGTTGATGACGATTTCGTGGTTTATCCAAAAGGGGAAGAAAACGCAACCGAGCCAAAGCATGAAACCCAACCCACAGACCTCGTACTGGCCGACAATGACGCTTGCACTCTGATGATTTGTGGATTTGACCCCGATGGCCTGGACGGTTACACGGCTAAAGCTTACATCGAAAACAAAACAGATAAAGAAATCATGCTTGCCTTTAGAAGTGGAGGTTCCATAAATGGCTTTGAGTGCTTCCCTGAAACAGATACAATGGGAATTGATGCGCACACTAATGCCTATGTAGACATCTACTATTACGATTATTTAGATACTTATGAGGCCAACGGTAAAGACCCCACCTCTATCACCGAAATGGTGATGCCAATCGTTATAAACAATTTCAATACTCGGGACATCTATGTAGATGAGACTTTCACTATTAACCCTCAGACAAATTCCGTGACAACATCGAAATAATTTGACGCCCTCCTGCGATTAAAATTATTAACTTTCCCGGGCTTCGTTTGCAACTTTGTAAGTAAAGGTTTCGTTCTGGAAAAGTAAAATGCCGAAGCGCTTTTGATGTATAATAGCCTTATACAAAGAAAAAAGGAGAAAATCATGAAAAAGGTTGTATCATTAGCACTTTCGGCTTTGCTTGTACTTTCCCTGGCCGCCTGTAGCAGCTCTAACACTACCAGTACTGCTGCCAGCAGTGCAGCTACATCTGATGCTGCATCCTCCGAGGAAAGCACCAGCGACTCTTCAACGAGTACTGCAAGTAGTGCTGCCGATAGTACAACGGCTGAACCCGACATCCAGTTCGATGAGAGCTTCCAGCCACAGACGATTGCCGACAACGATACCTGTACCATCATCTTGCAGAACGTGGGTTATGATGACAGCTATGGCTACTACTGGACCGTTGATTTCCAAAATAAAACGGATGACAAAACTCTTTGCGCTATCACAAGCAGCTCGTCCTTGAATGGAATCCCGGCAGATACCAGTTGGTTCCCGGAAATTGGACCAGGAGTGAAAACCACCGAGGTCGTTTCGTGGGATAAAGCAGGACTGGAAATCTATGGAGTGAAACCGCAAGACATCGATACCGTCAAGCTTCACATCGATGTCTATGATGAAGCAGAATGGGATGTGTCGAATCGTGATGACCCTGTCGATGATGACTTTGTGATTTATCCGAAAGGTGAAGAGAACGCGACAGAACCAAAACATGAGATTCAGCCCACGGATATTGTGCTGTTCGACAATGATGCCTGCACCATGGTCATTTGCGGATTTTATTCGGATAGTTTCATGGGCTACACGGCAAAAGCCTACTATCAGAACAAGACGGATGACCGTATCGATGTCATTCTGGATAAAGGCTCCATCAATGGCTTTGAGTGTACCCCGGGAGGAACGACATTGCTGGAACCACATTCTAATGCCTGTGTCGATATTCGTTGGCAGGAATATGCCGAAACCTACGCAGAAAATGGCAATGACCTGACATCTATCATAGAAATTGTGATGCCAGTTTTTGCGAGAAAAGACACAGGGAGCAATACGGTATACATTGACGCCACTTATTCCATTGACCCGCAGGCAAGAACTGCAACGCCGATAGTGAACCCCCAATGATAGTCGCATAATTTTCCGAAACCAAAAACTACTGGAATAGCAGCAAAACTTTTCTGAGTTCAGAAAACTTTTGGTACTTTGGAGAAAAGTTTTCTGGAATGGGAAAACTCTCCGACTTTTTGGAATGAAAAAATAAAAGCGCTCACCATTTTTCGGTGGGCGCTTTTCTTTATTCTTCGGTTTTCTTTTTCAGCCACTGCCTTCTAACGAACGGCGTTACATAGGTTTCATCACTCTTCAGCTCATAGCCATAGCTTTCAGCTATCAGGATGACACGTTCGCTTGCTTTCTGTCCGGCAGGCAGGTGGCGAATGAAACCATTGATGTTCTTGGACGAAGCATCATATTTGGACTTGTCGAACACCCGCAGCGGCTCATCGTCATCATTGCCTTTCTTGCGATAATCGCGGGGCTTCCCGCCAATCATCAGGCAGCGAATATCGAGAGGGACGTCCGCGTGGGTAACAAACGAAGCCCGGAATGACGCATCAGTGGGCAGGACATCCGGCAAATCACAGACAAGGGACGTGTACAGCCAGAGAATTAGGTTCGTGACGCTATCGACCAGCTCTGGGAATTGAGCTTTGTCCATCAAGGTATAAAACCATTCAGTGCTTGTATTATAGTATCCGGCCAGGTCACCGAACTTTGTCTTGACTTTGTACAGACACACAATCTCGTTGTCGCGGCAAGTCTCTTTCAGTTTGATTTCCTGAATCATCTGACAGTCGTCAAACTGGAACAAAGCACCGTTGGCGGGAAGAGTTCTGCGGCGATGATGCAGCGTATCTTTCAGAAACTCTGTCGTATATTTGGGTGAGATGGGCTTTGGCCACCAGGACCACATGTTCGGAGTGTTCTCAATCAGCGGCTTGTCCGGCAGCATATCCACGGTATACTCGTTCACATAGGTAGCCATCGAAAGGACTGTGTTCGTATACAGATGTGAGAGCAAAGCGAGGTTGTTGATGCTGTCGAAATCTGCAACATTCTCATAACCATAACGCTTGTAGTACGAAAAGACCATATCCAGACGTCTATCTTCAGAAATCTGAGAATCGCATTTGTCGTATGGTCGATTGTTGAAAAGAGCATCACTATAATAGACAGGAACGTCGGCGAGGGGATAGGGGTCCCGGATGATGATTGGCTCGTTCTCAGTTGAGATACCGACAATGTTGTTCACAATATCGAATTCCTGAGGCTTGAGGTATTCACTCCCCTGCATCAGCATATCGATTACCGCGTACAGGACAGAATCATTACGTTCCACAATTCCGTCAATGGTCAAACCTAAATGAACACATTCCTGCGCATAAGCAATAGCCTTGAAATACAGAGCATAGTCCTTATTCTTCTTGATGGGCTTTGTGAGCTCCTGCAAAAACTGATGATAGCCTTTAATGAACTTGTCGGGGTTTGCCATGGCGAGCTCTATCTGAGAGTTAACGGCCTCAATAAGAGGTTTGCACTCCTCAGCTCCACGGGCCAGGTGAAAGAGGAAAGTAGATGCTTTCCCAAAATCCATGTCATGCAATGTCGTCGCAACCTGGCAAGCGCTGGACAAGGTTCTTCTCTGAAATACCCAGATAGACTCGCCTTTGCTCCGATACTTCTTATCCCATACCGGTGCGTATTTATCGACTAAGGCATTACCGAAATCTTCCTGCGCTGCCAAAACACCATTTTCGTTCTGCACAGTATCCTCCTCATAGTTTCAGCTGCCCTACACAGCTCTGCGCAGTGGGCAGTAGTTTGTGGGTTATCTCGTTGCGGAAATACTTAGGGTCCACGGCCCGCATCCCGAACCGCACACGGTCAAGGGCATCTGCGTCTTTCAGAATCGTATATAGCAGCCACACCCGTTCTTTGTTTCGAATATTGGATGCTTTGAGGTCTGCAAGAGCTTTGCGGTCGTCTAAGCAATGATATTCGATGAGGAAAGCAGTTGCCGGATTGCAGTCGGAGGCTGTGTCATAATAAATGTCCCTAGACTTTGCTCCGTGACTGTCATCGACATCATCATTCGTCCGCCCAATATCATGATAAAGAATCGCATCACATAGCTGGTGGGATTCTTTTTTTGTTAAGGCAATGCCCTGAACCTGAACCAAAAGCAGCGCATCAAAGAGAACTCGCAGCGTATGCTCGGCGTCGTGCTCCTCATCATTAGCCCGGCCATAAGCATCATACAGAGTGGAAATGCGGCTCCGGTAGCGCTGGTAGAGAGGGTAGAGCGCCTGGATTTCGTCTGTCAGAGCGTTGATACCGAGAAGCACATCGGCCTTTACATCTTTTACGGCAACCGGTGGGACAAGGACCTCTTTTTCCTCATCGTCCGGAAAATACTCGATAATATCACTTTTGTTGATATGGGCAGTGATGATTCTGCTGTTCTCGAGACTCGGGATGCGGCAGGCGAAGAAACAGGCTGCCTTGTAGCTTGTGGTCCAGGAGAAAGATTTCTCGTATGGAGTTGACTTACTCCCTTCCCCGCGATAGATGGTCACAACATCCGGCAGGCTGGACAGCTTCTTTTCAGTATCTTGCTTTTGCTTTTGAGATTTTCCAGCAAAGACCTTTTGCAGGCCATTCTCACTGAGGGAAGAAAAGCCAAAATCACTGGTGCAATACAGGTCGAGAAAGAGAACATATAAGTCCTCACCAGGATTGGACAACTCAATGTATTTAGAAAGAACCGATACACGCAGGCTGTCTTCCAGGGAAAAGAGGTAGCTGCGGATAAAGGAAACGTTCCCCGATGAGATTATCTCAGCCATATCCAGAACTCTCTGCTGGAATTTCTCGTCCGATTCGCCGTTCACAGCCAGACACTTGTCGCCGTAAATGTTCAGAGAGAGAACAATGGGAATGGCCGGATTATCGAGTTCGCAGTAATAGAGCGGGGCCAACATATTGCGAGCGGCATAAATCCTGCTGATGGGCAGTCTCGGATACTTCTTAGCAAATTCGTTAGCCGTTATGCCGACACTATAGCCTTTTTTGTAGTACCGTTCAATATCCGCGCTCGTCTGCACTGCAGTAAGGGGAAGCATCGTATCAAGACTTGCTTGGTTGATGCTTACAAGAATATCCCCGACCGTCATTGTTTTTCTCCTCCCACAATTCTTTCTAACATAATTATATCATATTTTACAGATGGACGGGCCAAAATCGCAACTTTGTTCATGAATACTTAACCTTTATGCACGAGATTTATTGTTGCCCTAATATATAAAACTAGAGCCCCGTCATCTTGGATGGGGCTCTTGAGTTGTAGCTGGAGGTGTATCTCATTTTGTGCCAGGGGTATTGTATGGTAGTTTTCGAAAATGAGTGCAAAAAAACAAACACCAGAAGTCAAACTCAAAAATATCTTAGTCTTGGCAAGTTTACCCTTGCGCCGCTGTGCGAACCTCATAAAATAGAAATTGTACAAGAGAAACGGCAAGTGACGTTCATCGCGATTGTAGTTGGTCGCCACGAATCGATGCCGTGTCTGCTTGCGCATAATTACCTCTTTTCGAAGCCCACAGGTCATTCTCTCACCTGTGGGTTTTGTTTATTGCGGAATCGTGCGAATTGCAGACAATTAAAGACAGAGCGATTGTGAGATGGGGCGATACCGATGCAGTAGGAATGAGAATCTTAGCAGCTAAAAGAGTCAACAACCCCGCCTAAACCGGTTCGCCGGTTATAGACGGGGCTTGCGGGGCAACCTGTAAGCCCAGTTGATTAGCCTAAGCCCATTGCTCCGGCAGTGGGGAAAACTACGTTGTGTACTAATAATATAGGCACCTTATCCATGCTCCACAAGTGGTGAGCTCTGCAGGCGTTTCGTTAAACATCTCCGAGGGGAGGAGAAGTGCGAGCGTCATGTCGAAAGGCTAAAACAGTGCATAACATTGGCGAAGTGGACCACAGGACGCAAGTCCTGACTTATAGTTTTATTACTATTTTACGAATGGAGAAACAAAAATTATGGTATATGTGATTGGAATTGTAGCAGCCCTGATTATTCTCTTTGGATTTCTCTGCTACAAGAAAGCTCCGCCCACGGAGGCTATCGTTGTAACTGGCTTTGGCCTGTCTAAGCCTAAAGTGGTTTGCGGAAAGGGTACATTTGTTCTGCCCGTTCTTCAACGGGCTGACCGACTGAATATGCGCCTTTTGAAAATCGATGTCAAGACTCCTGAAACAGGTGTTAAGACGAAGAACGGCGTAAGTCTCTGGATTGACTCTGTTGTCACGATTCAAGTCTACAGCGAAAACTCTACTGTTCTGGATGAAGAAGTAAAAGCATCCGGTCTGAAAGACGCCAAGGCGTACATCATGTCCCGACAACAGGCAGCCATCTCGAACTTTCTGGGCATGAACGAGCAGGGCATCAATGAGAAAGTTAATGACGTTCTGCAGGGCAATTTGCGTGAGATTGTCTCTGACATGACCGTTGACCAAATTCTGACGAACCGCAAGCAGATGGCTGTGAGCGTTATCGAGAATGCTCGCCCCGACCTTGCTAAGATGGGACTTGAGGTCGTGACTTTTAATGTCCAGGACATCAGGGATGCAGTGGATGTTCAAGGCCACAATCACGGCGTTATCGAAGCTATCGGCATCGAACAGGAAGAGCTCGTAAAGAAACAGGCTGAAATTGCCCGTGCTCAGGCTGCCCGTGATGTAGCCTGCGCGAAGGCCGATGCTGAGATGGCTGCAAATGCCAAGGAAGTTGAAGCGCAGACTGCGATTGCAAAACGCAACAATGAATTGCAGCTCGCCAAGGCAAAGCTGAAAGCTGAAGCTGATAAAGCTGCGGCTGACGCAGATGCTGCCGGTCAGATTCAGATGAATCTCCGCGCCAAAGAAATCAAAGAAGCGGAAGCGGATGCTGAAATCGCCAAGCAGAAGAAAATGGTAGACCTTGCCGCACAGGAAGCCGAGGTCCAGCAACGCAAACTGGATGCGGAAGTCCGCAAACAGGCAGATGCTGACCTGTACCGCCGCCAGAAAGAGGCAGAAGCCAAGAAATATGAGGCGGAACGTGCAGCTGAGGCACAGAAGTTCTCCAAGCAGCAGGAAGCAGAAGGCATTGAGCTTGTCGGTAAGGCAGAAGCTGAAGCCATTCGCCAGAAAGGCTTGGCTGAAGCGGAAGCCATGAAACAGAAAGCAGAGGCATATAAGCAGTATAATGATGCGGCTGTGGCTGAAATGCTCATCAAGGTTCTTCCTGACATTGCCAAGAGCGTGGCTCAGCCTTTGTCCAGCATTGATAAGGTTTCTATCATTGGCGGTGATGCCTCCGGCGTATCCGGCGTTTCCGGGAATGTTCCTATCCTCATGGCTCAAACCATGCAGACGGTGAAAGAAGCGACCGGCATTGACATGGGCGAAATTGCCCGTGCCAACAGCATCCAGGCAAAGACCGACCGCAACATCAACATTATGACACAAGGCAAACTGCCTGAGAATAGCCAAAAGGAAGGAGGTGACAAAGCAATGGAACGTGTAGAAGGCGGCTATCTAGTTCATGAGAAGACTCTCAACGGTGAGGAAATCACTCATTTTCGGCCGGATGTGACCGAAGAGGAGAAAGCTATCATGAAAGACAAAAAGGCCAAAGATTAAAGACAACAAATGAAAAGAGGGTGACTCGAAAGAGCCATCCTTTTTTCTGTTGTGACGCAAACGAAAAGTTCATGGTAGCCATCCAATTAGGGTGACCGTCTTTTTTGCATGTTAAGGCTTTGTTGCTGAATTGTGCGAATTGAAGATAATTAAAAACAAAAGATGCTTTGTATCAAATCGATTGAAACCGAAGAGGTGAAGTTAATGCTCGGCGTGAGTTTGATTATCATAGCAGCGGCTATAGTCTACATGGTCGAAACCTATATCAGCACCTATTACACTATCGAATACATGCACGGAACATCGCTGTTCCTTATCCTCCTTGCAAAATATGGCACTCTGGTTTTATTCCTGCTGCTCTGTGCCTACATTGTATATCGCAAAATACTCAAAAAGCAGAAAGCTGCTGCCCCTGCTGTACCAGAGCAGCCCACAAGCAAAGAAGAGCTGTATACCAACAAAATTCAAACGGCAGTAAAGACAAAAAGCGTCTTCTCAGAGCAGGCTGACCAAATGCTGTATCAGGTACGGCGCTTCGGGCAAAAAATGGCCGTTGCCTACAGCATGACCCAGGATAGCAAGACGTCCGGGGAACAAGCCAAGTGCCTGACGTTATTGGAATCCGCAGAACGTATCTTCTATGACCGACTGGATGACGCGATTCGCTCGGCTTCAATGTTTGATGAAACGGAATACAAGGCTTTCTGTCAAGGCTCTATCTCGTTTGGAAACAAAGAAGAAGCGCAGAAAAAGAAAGAAATCTACAATGGTATCGTAAGTACCGTGGATAAGGTAGTTCATGACAATGAGCGCTTAATCCTCCGATTGGATTCTTTAGCATACGCTCTGAACCAACGTTCTACCCAGAATCCGTGGGATACAGAGGTTGTCCTCGCAATGTCAAAGCTCGATGCTGTCATTAACAAGACGACGCAGGATATTGAACAGGATGAAGATATCAGTCGTGAGGCTATGAAACGATATAACAACTTGAAAGGAGAAATTTAACGTGACAAAAAAGAACATTTTCCCTGTAGTTGCAACCATTGCTGTGGTAGGCGTTGTTCTCGGAGTATTTTCGATGACCGTGATACGCGACTCTAATGTCAGCATTAGTACAATGACGTCCGAGCAGGCATATGCCAATTTGAGCAGCAAGATGAAGCGCATCGGCGTGCAGGAGGTCGAGGTCAATCCACAGCAACTGGCTGTCTCTGAATTCCTTGATGCAAAGGATGAACTGCCCGACATTGAATCCTCCTACCCATTCGTGGTCGTAGGAAACGGAGATGTGAACATCGAAATCTTTTCCTCTGGCGAGAAAGCGGCAGAATCCGGTTCCGATTCCTTCCTGACTGAAATGGCGAAGAAATTCAACAGCCAGCAAAACCGAACTTCAAATGACAAGATTATGAGTGTATCTCTGCGCTCAATTCCGTCTGGCACAGCGGCAGAATATATTTCGACGGGCAAATACCAGCCTGATTGCTATACACCTTCCAATACTCTTTTTGGTGAACTTGTGAAGAACGAAGGCGTGGACTTGACCGTAGAAACGCCGCGCCTTGCCGGTAACGTGGCCGGTATCCTTGTCTCAAAGAAAACTGCCGATATGCTTCGTTCCGATTATGGCGAAGCGTCCGTGAATACTGTGCTGACTGCTACTGTTGACGGCAAGTTAATGATGGGCTACTCCAACCCCTATACCAGCGCAACGGGCCTTAACTTCCTGCTTGCTGCATTGGCGAGCAGTGGAAGCGATAATATCGTGGATACCGCTGCGGTCGAGAATTTCCAGAAATTCCAGGCAAATGTTCCGCTGGTCTCTTTCACGACGCAGCAGATGGTTCAGTCGGCGGATAAGGGTGTAGTCGATGGGCTTGTGATGGAATATCAGTCCTACCAGAACGACCCGACGCTGCAGCGCAACTATGAATTTATTCCGTTTGGTGTGCGGCATGATAATCCGCTCTATTCTGTCGGCAACATCTCAGCAGAAAAGAAAGAAGTCATCGCGGCATTTATTGCCTTGTGTGAGCAAAATAAGAACATTGCCACGAAAGACGGCTTTAACGGGATGGATGACTATACTTATACCGGGAAAGAATACGACGGCAACATCATTGCCCAGGCACAAAGTATCTGGAAGGAAGAGAAGGATTCCGGCATCCCTATTGTTGCGGAATTTGTCGTGGATACTTCCGGGTCAATGCGCGGAGAGCCTCTCAATGCGCTAAAGACGGCAATGATTAACACAATCCAGTACATCAACGACGACAACTATATTGGAATCATTGGCTTCGATTCGGATGTTCGTGAATATCTGCCCATCGACAAGTTTTCACTGAGCCAAAAGACGCTGTACAAGGGCGCTGTCAACTCTCTGGATGCAAACGGTAGTACTGCTATGTATGACGGCTTGTGTGTTGCAATGGACCGCATTTACAAAAAATCACAAGAGCTTGGCGGCAATTGTACTCCCATCATCTTTGTCTTGACCGACGGCGAAAGCAATACGGGTAACGACTATCCGGGAACAAGGAACATCATCGCCGGAATGAGCATCCCAATTTATACGATTAGCTATAATTATGCAGCCGACAGCCTGTCGGAGCTTGCATCCATCAACGAAGCAGCTTCCATTGTCGGCAACAGCGAGGACATCACCTATAAACTCCGCAATCTTTTCAACGCTGAAATGTGAATCTTCTTTAAGCTGTCCGCAATCACGCGGGCGGTTTTTTTGCTTTGTTGCAAAATTGTGCGAATTGCAGACAATCAGAGTTAGAAAACAGGGCAAAGGAGCTGAGTACCATCTCAAAGTTTGCAAGCAAAAAGCTGATTGAGCGAAATCGCAATATCATGAAAGACTACGGAAACGGCTATTCCATTGAGGAGCTTGCCGCAAAATACAGGTTGAGCGTCCGTACATGCTATCGAGCGTTAGACGACGCGAAACAGGAGGCCAGAATTCAGTTGGCGCAGGTAGAGGATGCCAGGAAAGCCGAAATCCTTGCCGCATACAAAAATAGTGTTCCTCTCAAGGAAATGATTGCGAAATTTCATGTGACAGAAGGGTATTGCAGCATGGTTGCCGATAATGCCGGGCTCACTGAAAACCGTAGAAATGAGCGCATCAAAATTCGGCAGAAACCCCGCAATGAGAATATCTTTCGAGAATATGAGAGCGGCGTGCCGGTGCAGAAGCTATCCGAAAAATATCAGCTCTCGGTTCCGGGCATTTACAAAGTGATTCAAAGAGTCAGAAAGCAGAAGGAGGCGATGAGTCTTGCAATGGATTGTCAAACAAACCAAATCGAAGGGGTATGAGTTTGCCTTCGATATTATGAAAGACGATGCTGTTATCGGCCAGGCACACTATATCCCGAAAATGCTGCGGCAGGGTTATGGTATTCGACTGAATGATTCCAAGTTCCTGCTGCAATACATACCAGCTGCTGACGCAAGGGCATACATGCACGGAATCAACACGGAAAAGATTCTAAGACACCCTTTTGCCATCCGTGAGAACAACCGCACAGTGGGCGAAATTTCCGTTGTACACACAAAGACCGGATTTCTCCAAGGATACAACTCTATTGCGATGCAGCTGTATGGCAAGGAGTACCAGAGCTACAAAATCGGCTTTGGAAGAGAAGGCATATGCTGCCCCGTGTTTCTTGGCGGACAGCAATTTGCCCAAATCAACAAGAGTGCGGTAGTCAAGGATAATCTGGATGAATACCTGGTTAACGCGGTCAATGAAATGGCTCTGCTGCCATCCGTTATGTTCGCCATTTACATCGACGGAATGTACTACGCAAATCGCGGCGTGTATGCGAAGGACGCGACAACTATTAAGTGCGAGTACTGCCTGAATGAGGATGTCCTGTCTCATTATGACCCGAACTTCATCAAGGGGTTGTAATTCCAACGCCTGGCATTCACAGACAATATCATGTTGCGGAACTGTGCGAATTGCAGACAATTAAAAGTGGATGAATTACAAAAGCTACAGAGGATAAACAATGAGCTATGAACCCATTATCACACCGGGCAGGAATTTCTTTCTTGTTTCAACGGAATATAAAGAGAGCTGCTCCGCCTGGTGTCGCAAGCAAATTGGCACGACACTGAGAACCTGTCAGGGACGAATTATCATCATCGATGCGACGGGCGAGTATGCGAACCTGGCGCTTGACCATGACAGACTAATTCGAGAAAAGATTCCGTCCATCATTTATCGGTATAAGTTGGTGGACGGGAAACCGTATATCGCTCACGTCATTGAGGTCGATACGGAAGCAAATGAAGCGCCGCGCCTGATTGTATACGATATCAGCCGAACCTTAATCACCAGCTGGAAAGTCGGCGTGGAAGCCATCGATAAAATCCTGCAATCTTATGCCGTGATGCGGGACAATGAAATCGCATGGCTGTATGTTCCGTTGGACCTATATACCAATGTCAAGCCCGAAAGCGAATCCTGGAACATTCTGGAACGAACCATCAAGGGCAATGAAGGAAAGCTCATGACAGTGCTAACGACCCGAAAATTCACCATCGGCATGGTTCAGCGCTGTTTGCATATGACAAAAAATAAACTTTTGGAGGATAGCAAATGACCAATGAACAGCTGAGAATCGCATTAACGGCAAATGCCGTTACCAAACAGACCCGTAACCATTTTGGGTTCAGTGACCCGTGTGGGAAGACTCTGGAAGAGTACAACAAATCTTCAATGCTTTGCTGCGTGACGGCAGCGCAAAAGATGAATACGCCGGGTTTCGAGCGTGTCCTTGCTGCACAGATTTTCCCCTGCTTCACCATCGGCTGCTGGAACCAGACGAAGACAGTCTATGATTTTGACTACGAGTTCCAGAAAATTCTTATGGATACGGATGACATGGCGATTCATCAGGATATCCTGCAGCGGCTTCCGATTCATGATTTCTTTGTTCCGGTCTACGACAGCTACGACTACAACGGTATGTTCGTGCATGTGGAATTTGACGAGAAAGAGAAGACCACTGCTTTCGGCATCGTTCTTGTCGGCCCGGCCAAAGGCAGCCATGATGATTTCACGTTCCTGACTCTGCCTGCCTGGGCCAAAGAAAACCAGAGTTTGACGGAAGCAACTCGGAGCACGAAAGAATACCTGGAAAAGGCAGCCGGGCAGCGGCAGGTAAATGGTATCAGCGTACCGGCTGTGATGGAAGCAGTTCCTTCGGTCTTTGACGGCGGCACACCTTATGTTCGCTTGGCAATCCTGTGTGCCTACTATCTCGCCAGTAAGAGCCCTGATGCCCGCCTGGAAACTTCCAAAAAGCGTGACCGCCCGGTATTCGTGTTTCAGGGAAAGGCACAGCGAATCAACGTCAAGACATATACCGTTGGTGAGAATGCGGCCAAAGAATACAAAAAGAATGGGGAAGGCAAAACTCCCCGCTGGCGGCATTACTGGTGCGGCAATGGCCGAGAACGTCGGGAATGCAAATTCATTTATTGATAGCTTGAGGTAAAACTATGGCTTCCCATACTTATCAGGACCCGATTGGGTTCTATGAATGGTTCGATGACCTTCCTTATGCTATCCAGGATAGTATTCTAAAACACCTGCCGCATATCGAAGGCGAGGAATGGTTCATCGTCATTATCTTTGCCGCTCTTATTCTAATGATTCTGGTTTCAGCGTATCTGGGCTTTGCAAGACATAATGTCAAAAAAACGAGTGAACGACTCAACGCTTTGAAAGAACTGAACAACACGACTGAATTCATGCCGGTCGAGGCGCAGTACCGCTACTATCTACGTTCTGATACGAAGCTGGAATACGAGGAGTTCTCGCTCCCGAAGTTCTTTCGCCGTGAAGTGAGGGAAAACTTCAAGCTGTACAATACCCTGCTTGGCAATGCTCGGGCAAACACGGTATTGTATGAAACATATGGCCGCGAAATCCAGGAACTCCCGGATTGGACAGAATCGGATGACGATTGCGGACGGCATATCCCGTTCTTTCTCTACCACAACATTGAGAAGGAGCTGTACGACGAAACTGTTCTGGACTGCCCTATAACGAGCCCTGAGTTTGTCTGTACGAAAAGCTATCTACCCAAAGATGCCAAAGAGCCGATTGAGACGGAAGAGACCTATACACTGGAGGAACTGGAAGAGTACATCCGGCGACTGAAGGTCGCGGCTGAGGTCAAGAAGAACAACCAGAGTGCAGGCTAAAAGGGTAGCGGCCAAAGGCAAGAGGCAAGACTCCGTGGCTGTCAGTTGCAGAACGTCTTTCCACCTGAATTTTACCAGCACTTTGATATTCTGCGGGTATTGACAAACAGCCAAAAAGGTGCTTGGGTCAAAAGTTCTTGCAAAAACGTACGATACCCGTACAATAAGCACAAATGAAATAACGAATGAATAGGAGATACATACCATGAGTGAACAGAATACCAATGCTCAGCTTGAAGCTTATCGGACTCTCGTTGCCGATTTCAAGCGCTTCGTCAGTTCTGAAATTCGGGCAGAGGAGAACAACTACCGTATCGTGGACATGACTTCCGAAGATGCCGAAATCGATGACCCGAGCGTTCCGGTGACTCAGCTGGAAGATGAAAAGGCGGAGAAGCTTGCCGGTATTTGCATGGACCTGTCCAACGCTACGCTGTGGCTCTACTACAACCGCGACAAGTTTGCGAACGTCGAGTTTATGCCTTTGAAAGAGGAGACTTTGAAAGAATACCAGAAGCAGGCTCAGAATGCTCTGAATGAACCGAAGAGCCCTCTGTATCTGAAATCCTGGTATCAGCTCATTGAAATGTTGAGTCAGGAATGTATCCCGCAGCGCTATGAGGATGACGGTCAGCGATATACAGACGTCTATGTGAACGCCTATATGCTCATGTACCTGACCATGACCCGACTCAAGAATGGCGGCACCTTTACGCGCCTTGCAAACGGGCAGGGAAGCGATGCTGTGAAAATCACGACCATCGCAATGTACTACTTCTCCAGCCTTTTGACGGTTCTCTGCACTGAATATTAAAAAATTTTTTCCCGTGTGAGCAGCGACACTCATGCGGGAATTTTTTTGTAATTTTCTATTGTCAATCTGTGCGAATTGCGTACAATGAAAAATATAAACTAAAAATATATCTTATCGTTGTCCCGCATGAGTTGTTCGTGCGGGATTTTTTGTTTGTGGAAAGGGAATGAATTATGTACGGCTTATCAGAAGAAAGCTTAACGATTGTTGGTGTTATTTTGATTGTGGTTGGTGTCGCTATGATTGGTTGGGAATTTGAATGGAATCAGGACATTACCAATGATAAACGGGTCGGAACTGTTGTCAGAGACATTGGCGTTATGGTTTTGGCAACCGGCATCATATTTGTGACACAGCGGGCAGTCAACAACCCCGCCTAAACCGGTTCGCCGGTTATAGGCGGGGCTTGCGGGGCAACCCGTAAGCCCGGTTGATTAGCCTTGGTGAACGGCAACTTCGGTTGCTGCGAACTCCGTTATGCATTTGATGAGCAATCATCTTCATAATATAGGCACCCCGATTATGCTCCACAAGTGTCGGGCTCTGCGGGCAGTGTATGTGTCAATGACGCAAACCGTTGATATGTATTACGTTAAAAATCTCTAAGGGTAGGAGATGTGCGGCTGCCATGCCGAAAGGCTAAAACAGTGCATAACATTGGCGAAGTGGACCACAGGGCGCAAGCCCTGACTTATAGTTTCATTACTATTTAACGAAAGGAGTATCTTGCATGAGCACTTGCGTTTGTGTTCTTAGCAACAACGGTGAACGCTTAATGCGTCTCGAAGGTAAAACATACATTACAAGCGGGTGCCATAACAAAGGCACAAGACTTTTGATTCCTGCTAATGGGAAAAGTAAGTCCGTAGCAATTTCCAAAGTTCAAGTTGTTTGCCATGCGGGAGCATGGATACAAATCATCTAAATGTTGAAAGGAGGTAAGCAGGAAATGCTGTATCTTAGTCTTTTCTAAGAAACGCATTCCTCCCCACCTAAGCCTTACGGCTATAGATGGGGTGTCCTGCTCCATTATCATGAAACTTACAAGAGTGAGCAGGCAGCTCAGAATGCCCGAAAGCAGATTGCCCGGTGCGGTGAGACGGCAGTGTATGCCACAGTAGAGGAAGCCGAAGCGTGGGTCAAACAACAGAAGGCGGCAAGAACCAGGAGGTAATCATATGCGTACAGACAAGACGGCAAGCCACGTTTGCTACGAGCTTGACCACGATGTGCAGGAATATGCGAAACGGCTTTTAGCCAAAAAAATTCTGCACGCGGTACGGCAGGACAATACTGCTTCATTGCCTGACGAAATGGCAAAAAAACTCTCCGAAACGGCAGTATTTCTGACCGAACGCCTCGCGCTTTTGTATGAGCTGAATTCTGGATTCCGAGGCATCCGATTCAGCACTTTCGGAGAACAACCTGCTGTTTACACTACCATGGTCCAGCACAATGCTCCGCTGTACGATGAGCTGATGCTTGGACGGGCCTATAACCTTGCCAACTACCTTGCTGCTGATAACGTGGATATCAAAGAATCTGCTTTGATGAAGCACAAGGTTTTGGCAGCAATTTATAGTGCCGCTGCACACATGAAAGGGCAGACTCCGGAGCGGAGAAAAATCTCGATTCAGAGCCAGATGTTTGTGTCTACGGCAGTTGAGTTGTTTGATAGCCTGTTGAGTGCAGCGACAGAGAAAAAGAACGGCAGCGATAAAAGTGCCGCCTGAGTTAGAAATTAGGAGAATTTGCATGATTCGAATTAAGAAAGAGAACCACCGTAGTTGGTTCATGAGCAACTATTACCCTTGCGAATTTGTGATGAATGGGATTCGCTACAAGAACGCCGAAGCAGCGTTTCAGAGCCACAAGGTCCCGCTGGAAGAGCGCAAGCAGTTTTCTGATATGCCACCGGCTTCCGCGAAGCATTTCGGCCGCCATGCGGCCCTTCCCGCTAACTGGGATGAAACCCGGGACGATGTAATGCGCCGCGTCGTAATGGCCAAATTCGAGCAGAATGAGGACCTTAAACAGCGGCTTCTCGAAACGGGTACGCAGCCTATTGAGGAAGACACGACCAGCTGGCATGACAATTACTGGGGCAACTGCCACTGCCAGAAATGCCGGAACATCCCGGGTCAGAATCGGCTCGGAATCATTCTCATGGAAACGAGAGATAAGCTGAAAAAGCAAGCGGGCAAATAATGCTTGCAATGCATTGCGGGTTCCATATAATTAAAACCGTAATCAAAAAGAACTATCTTTTGCGAGGACTCCGTTGCCGACGGTGTTCTCGTTTTCTTTTTTTTAAGACAAAAGGCTGCCGCCCAGTAATGGGTAGCAGCCTTATTTTTATGCTTGTGGCAGCCAATACGGCGGCAAATCACCTTACCGCGTTCAGAACGATTCACTGCACAATCTCGCCAAGGTCGTTTGCATATTTCGGGTCACACATCATGAAGTAGTTGACGGGGCCGTACTCCAGACCGAGCTCCTGCGCGTATGCCTTGATAGCTTCCAGAACGTCCTCTTTCTTGAGGCCAAACTTGGAATGCAGACGGGCAAACTCTTTGTCAGAGACAGAAACGCAAGAGCAATTTTCTGCATCGGTTTCTTTGCTGCCCAGCATCCCGTCAAAGATGTCCTGCCCTGCACAGAGAATCGTCTCATTGTTCATCGCATAGGCGATAACGGAAGCCTTACAGTCAAAGTCGCTGTTTTCCACAAGGAAATCCTCAGGGCGGCCGTGACGTTCAACAACGTTTTCATAGATGTCCCGGAGTTCGATAGGAGCAGAAGGAGCGGTCAGAGCTGCTTTATGAAGGCGCATGAATTCCACAAACTTTTCATTCGAGAGGGTATCGGTATAAAAGCCGATGCCGGAAACGCGAACCTTCACTTCGCTGGCAAAGTAATCGTCAATTTTGGAAACGATTTTCTGCTGGACCCGCTTGTATGCTTCCTGAACATTGGAAGCCGTGTAAAATACCGGGAACTTCATGATGTCGATTCCCTCCGGCAGACTCGCGTCATAGGCCGCATCAATGCCGCCCCGCAGCGCCGGAACTGCGTCATGCAGCTCTTTCACAGAAGAAATGTATCCGGTAATGTACAGCTCATCGTTTTTGCTGTAATGCCCGATAAGTCCCACATAGAGGGTCTGCATCAGCATCCGCTTGAAGCTGAACCAACAAAGACGAATAGGTAGAATGACATTAGCAGCCGTACCTTCCGCACGATAGGTGCCGGGGGCAGAGACCTTTTCCAGCAGAATCTGGTCATTCTTGTCGCCGTATTTTTCCTTGAAAAGAGCTTGAAGAATTTCAGTGGACGAAAGAGGAGTGGACATTGGAATCGTTTCATTCAGAAAAGAGAGGAATGCATCCACATTGTCTTTCTGCCATGCGTCATCAGACATGCTTGCACGCTGCATAGAGAGCTTGTCTTTCCCGTCGTCAGGCAAGGGCTCATACCCGCAGGCGATACGAAGCTCGTTCTCCGTGACAGCATCCGTTGCGCTTGCAATTTTCTTGATGGTATTTTCGGTCGGCTGAGCTTTTGCGTTGCCATTCACGAGGCTGCTGATATACCCACGAGTCAGTCCTGCCTGAAACGCAAACTTACCCTGTGTTCGGGTTCCGATGGCTTTTTTGACCAGCGATGCCAGCCTTTGAAAGTCGGGCTCTTTGGGAAAGGTGGCCTCCGTATCCTTATTGCTGTTCTTTTCAAGTACCGACTTGTCCCAACCGGTGACAAGAGAATACCCAATATCCTTCAAGGATTGATAGGCAACCCCGTTCTGGTCAAGAGCCGGGGAGTATGTACCGCTGTTATCTTCCAGCTGCTCTACTGCGTCACGCACCATCCTTGCTTCGTTCATCAGGATGACGTCCGGGGCTTCAAGCCGGGCAAGACTCTTGTACCGATTATTGAGGCGCTCGACTCGTGCGGCCAATGCAGTGATGTTGGCAACTTGGTCTTCCGTTGCATGGGCAGAGATATCTGCACCAAGTTCAAAATGGTTCAGTGCAGGAATATCCACGCCTTTGCTCTTGGCGAATTCCACAATGGCTTCCGCGCCATAGAAACGCTTCTCATGGGCTGCGACAACTTTCGTTATCGTGTCGGCCGAGTTGTCCAGCTCAAGCACTTCACCTTTTCCGGCATCCTCGACATAACACCTGGCGTTGGTGAGAAAGCCTTTCAAAAAATCAGCATCCACATCCAGCTTCTTAGCGATGCCGGGCAGCTGCTTATAGAAAATCACGGGCGTGGCGAGGTTAACAGAAATCATGGTGTACTCCTTTCAGATGTGTCATTTGCTGTATAATAATGTCATCTTCTGTAATTATAATAGCACATCTCACGCCAAAAAGCAAGCATGAATTTACAATAAATGACAATAAAACACACAAGATGACATATTTGAGCAAAGCAATTGATTCTTGAGCTTTCCGGCTTGGTGACGGAACAAGCTCTATGCGCCTTGTCTTTACCACAGTTTTGCCTTGTGCATCCGTGCAAATTAAATACAATTAAAGATGTCGAAAGATAAAGCACAACACACAAAAAAGGAAATTTCACTATGAACACCAGTATTTTGAAACTCAAAGCCACTGTAATCCGCCCCAAAGACGATGATGAACTTGACGGCCTTGCCGCATCCATCAGCTTTCCCGTCGAATGCGATGATGAAGCAATTGGCGAGGCTCTGGGCGACCATGACCTGACGGCCTATGTTGTCGGAGAGCTACACGACCTCGTTGTCCGAATGCGTCCCGAATGGCTGGATAATGAGGATACTAGCCTGACCATCAAGGCATTCCTGGACGAAGCTGAGTACCAGACGTTCAAGGGCCTTGTCGCGATGAAAGAAGACAGCTACACCTTTGTTATTGAGGGCTAAACACCACAGAGCAAAAAGCAAACCCAGCCTGCAGTAAAATGCGGGTAGGACTTATTTGTTTGCGTAGCTGCATCCTTTTGTCCGCAGAAACCGTAGGTGCCAGGATGCGTAGCAGCCAACATGATTTGACTTGCCGTGCGAGTCCCATACAATCAAATCTGTACGAAAGATACTATGCACACAATAGAATTCACACTAAGCTGCTCAGTGGCCATATGGCTATTGGGTAGCTTTTTCTTTTGTGCGAACTGCGTACAATAAAAATCAGACGGAGGAATAACTATGAAAAAATTTATTGGAACTGCTTTGGTGCTGTGCTGCCTGGCTCTACCTTTGGCTGGCTGTGAGGACGCAATCAGCACTGTGACAAGTACCACAATGTCTGAACTCGAAGATATTCCGGGTCAGATATTGTCTACACCGGAAAGCGCTGAAACGGAACCGGAATACAATTACATCCATTTTCGTTACGACAACATCTGGACTGTATCTGCCCTCGTGAACTACGAAATCGTGGACAACGGCCAAAACATAAAATTTGAAATCAACGATAGTCGTTATCGAGACAAGGTTTTTTATACCAGCATGTCGAATGTAGAGCTCGTATACCGAGACGATAGCGTTGATTATGGCACGGACTACACCATTTATCCAGGGGATGCCTCGAAGTTTGGAAAAGGTGGTAAGTGAGATGAGCGTAAATTTTGTCGATGGCAATATTTTTTCACGACTGTCAACGAACAAGACGACATATATCTGCCAACAAGTGAATTGTAAAGGTGTAATGGGAGCTGGACTTGCCATGCAAATTTGCATCCAATGGCCGGTGGTATATCAGCGCTATCTGGAGTTTTGCTATGGAAACGACGGCAACAAGCTCGGTACTTATCAGGAGGTTCTGGTAGAACCGAAGCTATATGTCGTGAATCTGTTCGGGCAGAATGGTTATAGCCGAGGTGAAAGGCAGACGAATTATGCTGCACTGGCGGCTGCGCTGTTCTCGTTTTTTAGAGACTGCGCTCAAAAGTATCAGGACGTAACTATCCGGTTGCCATATGGTTTAGGCTGCGGACTTGCCGGAGGCGACTGGGACACGGTTCTGGACATCATCAGCGATGCAGCAAAAGCCTGGAATCTGAATGTTGAGATTTGGAAGATGCAATAGCAAAAAGCTCTTACCGAAAATCGGTAGGGACCTTTCTTTTTTATAAAGGACGCAAATATGTACAATTTGTAAGCAAATAGCACCCACTGTTGCTGGAAAAGCGCGATAGCGGGATAATATTATTATAAAAACAAGCCGGGAAAACCCACGACTTTAGTCGTGGAATGAAATACTCTCACGGATGGGGCACCATGCCATTACCGAGAGGCGTAAGACTGGGTCAGCCAGCGGCCTCGTTGAAGTAGAATCCCACGATTTTAATCGTGGGAGTGTGTCAAAGAAACAACGACAAAAATCAGCAATAAAGCGGGTGAAAAGTCTTATGACGAATACAGAACTGAAAGCAATCCTCCAGCGTGAGGAATACGACTTTTTGCGAACAAACAAACATTTGGGAAGCAACATTTTATTCCTAACGGTTGGCGGCAGCCATGCCTACGGGACCAATATTGAGGGTTCTGACATCGACATCCGTGGCGTGGCAGGTTCACCTGAAATCTTGGGGTTTAATCATTTCGAACAGACAATCAACAATCAGACAGATACCGTCATCTATGCCGTCAACAAATTTGTCAGCTTGCTTGCACAAGGCAACCCAAACATCATCGAACTCCTCGGCAATGACCCAGAGCTATATGTGGACATGACGCCGGAAGGTCAAATGCTGCTTGATAATAGGAACCTGTTCTTGACGCGGCACATTGCCTACAGCTACGGCGGTTTTGCGAATGACCAGCTCAGACGCTTGCAGATGGGGCTCCTTCGCAACGGAGTCTCGCCGGAGGCACTCAAGAATAAATTCGAGAAGAGGAGCCTGGAACGGTCAATTGCCGGATGGGGCAAGGATGATATTTTCGAAATCTCCATCAGTGAGGATACAGATGAAGAAGGCAAACATCCGCTCCTGATTTCTGGCAGCTTGAACGATTATCCAGTCACCTCTCTAAAGTCGCTGCTAAAGAGTCTGACTACGACCATCGACCAGTATGAGCAGCCGCAGCATCCGAAAGCACAAAAAGATGCTGCCCACATCAACAAACACGCGATGCACATTGTGCGGTTGTACTACACGGCGTTCGATATTCTGGAAAAAGGCGAGATTATCACTCACCGAGACAAGGAACGCGAGGAACTGTTGGCGATTCGCAACGGCAAGTACCTGCGTGAAGACGGGTCGTACGCACCCGAATTCTTTGAGTTTGTTGATGCGCTCGAAAAGAGATTTCAGTATGATGTGAAGAAGACTGCGCTTCCTGCAAAGCCAGACTGTGGGAAGATTGAAGAACTGTTGGTAGAAATCAATAAGTCGTATCTGCGACGCGTTTTTTGACGCACTCCCACCCCTTACGGAGTGGGCTTTCCCGGCGCGGGGACTGTAAAATAAAGCTTGCACATCTGTGCGAATCAGATATAATAACCCTAATAAGATAAAAATTGTGCCCTGACGGCATCTGAATTGGATGCTGCCGGGGCATTTTTGTTTGTTAAGGAGAATTTGGCTATGACACTGAACGACTTGTCAAGCGAACAGCAGGAATTCGTACATTTGGCATTGTCGGGCAAAAACGTATTGTGTGACGCCTGCATCGGCAGCGGAAAAACATCGACTATCAACGTACTCTGCGATGCATATCCACCAGAACGGCGTATTTTGTACTTGACCTACAACCGATTACTCAAACTTGATGCCAAAGACAAAATCAAGAATGGCAATGTCTTGGTTCAGAACTATCACGGATTTGCAAGCCTGCTGCTGAACAAAAAGGGAATCCGGAATTGCGGACAGGGCGAACAGCTTGCCATGGTATTGGAAAAGAAAATTCCGATTCCGCCAATTGATACTCTTATCATTGACGAGTATCAGGATATCAATGACGAGATTGCAGAACTGCTCAAATATATCCGTTCTCAGAATCCGGGCCTTCAAATCGTCGCAGTGGGCGATATGAAGCAGAAAATCTACGATGATACAGCGCTGGATGTCTGGGAGTTCATGCAGGATTTTCTCGGCCGCCATGAACAGGTAGTTTTCACGAAATGCTTCCGTATTTCTCATGACTTGGCAAAACGACTCGGCAATATCTGGGGCAAGACCATCAACGGCGTAAATGGTTCCTGCATCGTGGAACAGATGTCGGTCGATGAGGTGACGGAGTTTCTGGATAAACAGAATCCGAAAAATGTTCTGTGCCTGGGTGCTCGACTCGGAGCTATGACAAAGGCGCTCAATGACCTGGAGAACCGGCCTGGGAACCTCTATGATAAACATCATGTCTATGCAAGTATAGCGGACAATGACGGAGACAAGGCGGTAGCACCCTCCTCGGATGTCGGTATCTTCACAACTTTTGATGGCAGCAAAGGTATGGAGCGACCTATCTGCGTGGTGTTTGATTTCACGGAAGAATACTGGACATCTCGGACAACCAAACCGATGGCTCGATATGAGATTCTTCGAAACTTGTTCTGTGTAGCGGCAAGCCGAGGAAAGCAGCGAATCATTTTCGTAAACTCTGACCATCCGCTGAGCGATGAATCACTGATGACCCCGACAGAAACTCATCGTGGATTCCCGCATCCATTTGCGTTCTCTGAAATGTTCGACCACAAATTCATCGAAGATGTGGATGCTTGCTATAAGCTGCTGGAAGTCACACCGATTGAGCACAACGACAATACGACCATCGATGTGCAGGCAGCGGATGCCATGATTGACTTGTCTCCCTGCATCAGCATCTACATGCAGGCAGGATTCTTTAATTCCTACGATATAGATGACGCACTTGCGTATTACATGGACCTGCATAAAGACATGCAGTATTTGAAAATCAAGAAGGGCGCAACGGTCGAGGATAAGGTTCTACTGCTCACAGCACTCGAAACGAATCAGTGCAGGTATGTAAAACAGGTCAAGCCTCCTTTTGTGAACGCAAAAGCCAAAATGTCGCTCAGTATGCGGCTTGGAACCGTGTTCACTCCCGATGAATATGTTCAGGCACGCGGCGATATCGACATTCATACTAAGGACCATAAAGTGATTTATACCTCGGGCCTTGCGGATGTCGTAAAGAATAATACCGTCTACTACATCAAGTTCATCAGCAGCCTGGCACATAAGCATTTTCTGCAGTGTGCGTGTTCCATGATGGCATTGGGGTTGCCGTATGGCGTTGTCTGGAACGTCAAAAGTAACCTGATGTACAGCGTAAAAATCAAGGATATAGACGCTCTGATTGACGCAATTACCAAGTGCATTACGAAACGGGTTTATGATAGCGCAGATGACTACACCTGCAGGAAAGGCTTTGTACAGGATACGGCGTCGATTATCGACCGATGGACTGACGACGGATATGCGGAAGAGCCCACCACTATCACTTCCGGCGACGGTATTGCCATCATCAAGCAAGGAAGCCGCTATTTTGTGATGGACGGAGCACGTCGAAACACCCTGAACGATAATTTCGGGATGGGCTTTGCCGATGTAAAAGATGCTTGCCTTGCTTATGCAAAGAGTTGTGAACTCCAGAAAATCGTGGACCATGATTCTCCTTATTCCGAAGTCGAATTCTGGCTCGACCAGAACAAGGCGTTTGAGGAATACATGACGCAAGTAAGCCATGAAATCGAACAGCACAAGGAAGGACCGTATGCAAAGTATAAGTCTTTTGCTGCTCCCGCTGTCCGAAAGATGCTGGCCGAAAAGGGACTGACCATCATGTTCCCGGAAAAGGTCCTCATCAAGGTCTGGAAGATGCGCCGTGTCGAAGATGCCATGTATCAGAAAATTGAAGAAGCAAAGAAGCAGAACAGCTCCAATGTACCGCTTGATGAGGCGTTCTTTGACTCTGAACTGGTGGATTCCGTTGAGGGAAGCATCGAAAGCGCCAAGGCAAAACCCAAGCCCAAAAAGGAATCCGCATTACCGTTTTCCAAGTACTGCGCAGATGAGAAGAAGAGCTATCGTGTCGTGAAAAGCGATGAACTCTCAAAGCCCAACCAGCCCCGTTATGTTGTGGTCGAGACCGCTACTGATAAGGTCCTGGACAATGCTAACGGATATGGCTACCTTTCCTATCAGGCTGCCTGGAAAGGCTATTCGTACAAGAGCAAGCATCATCTGGACGGCACGAAGAAACCGATAAGTAAGAGTGCAAAAGAGCAGGCAAAGAAAAAGGCGGCTTTCTTTTCAACTGACTCGGAGCAGCTCAGCTTTGGCTGATTCAGAAAATCAACAACAGATTTCACAATTAAAAGGAGGAGGAAATCATGGCAGCCAAAAAGGATAAGATGATTCCGTCTGAGAAAGAACGGAAAAGAGCACTGAAATATGCGACCCCGGCAGGTACGGGTCGGATGTGGGTAACAATGGGAATCGCCTTTATAATTTTCGGCATTATCTTGCTGCTGATTCCAATTGGCCTTGTTATCTCGGAGGCATCAGCGCAGAGATACGACCCCGAAAGCATCCATACAGCAACACTTGTATTCTATCTGCTTGGTGCATTTTTTGGTTTCTGCGGATGTTTATGCGTTATCTTTGGTAAGCTTGCCGTCAAAGCATTTGCGCAAATACTGTGCAAGGGTGAAATTAACTATCCGGTAGCGGAATACAAAACACCTAAGAAACTGCTGCTTCAAGAGGCAGCAGCTATCAACCAGAGTCCTAATGCTCCATTGACAGCTTCCACATTCGGGAACTGGATTGATTTTGAAGCCGATTGGCAAAACTGCCTTTCCATTCATAATGGCATCTTGCAGAGTCATCAGATTTTCAAAAAACTGATTCTTGTACAAGACAATTTTACTTACAAAGAGCTGGACTACGAGAATAACTCGGAACTCGGCGTCGGAGTCAAAACATTCGCCGCAGGAAGCACAACGACCATCGGCAAAATGAAAGGCCACAAGCTCATTTATAATATCGGCATGAATCTTTCCAATGGCAAACTGGGAGTTAACAGCTATTCCATCGATACATTGGACGTCACGAATGAAGTACATAAATGGTTAGCTGACCACGGATACACCCGCACAGACTAAGAAATAGCTTTGTTCGTTGTCGATACTTCCGGTTCAATGCGCGGAGAACCTATCAATGCACTGAAAACGGCCATGATTAACACCATCCAGTATATCAATGACGACAACTATATCGGCATCCTCGATGGGTTGCTGGCGATTCTGAACGATAAATAATTGATTTTGAGACCTCCGATGTTACGGCATCGGGGGCTTTGTTTTTGGAGGATAGGAAGATGGCAAAGAACGATAACCTGCATAAGGCAAAGGACGCCAAGAACGACGAGTTCTATACCAGAATCGAGGATGTCGCTGAAGAACTACGGCACTACAAAAAGCATTTCGCGGGCAAGGTCGTACTCTGCAACTGCGACGACCCCACTTGGTCTGCTTTCTGGCGGTACTTCCACCTGAACTTCGCCGAACTCGGCTTAAAGAAGTTGATTTCCACGCACTACGACCGCACCGAGCCTACCTACAAGATGGAGTACGAGGGCGGGGATGACAACAATGTAGAGGTCGGAGTCAAGACCCCGTTGGAAGGAAATGGAGATTTCCGAAACAAGGAATGTCTCGACTTGCTGGATGAGAGCGATATTGTGGTAACGAATCCGCCCTTTAGCTTGTTCAGAGAATATGTTGCTGTGTTAATGAAACATCAGAAGAAGTTTCTGATTTTAGGCAACATGAATGCCCTAACATACAAAGAAATTTTCCCCCTTGTTAGAGATAATCAATTGTGGTATGGAGCAAGTATTCATTCGGGCGACAGAAAATTCTATGTGCCTAACGATTATCCATTGAAAGCATCCGGCTGTGGTGTTGATAACAATGGTCAAAAGTTTATTCGTGTCAAAGGTGTCCGTTGGTACACAAACCTTGATTACAAAGCAAGACATGAAAAGTTGGTTCTTTGGAAGAACTATACACCAGAAGAATATCCAAAGTACGATAATTATGATGCAATCAATGTGAATAAGTATTCTGAAATTCCGTGTGACTATGATGGCGTTATGGGTGTGCCAATTACATTCATTGATTATTACTGTCCTGAGCAGTTTGAAATCGTAGCTTTTCGTAAAGGCAATGACGGCAAAGATTTAGTATTCACGAGAGAGAGAGAGTTCAACCGTACTTTCGTATCCTTGTACGACGTCGATAGCTGGAATGATAAAAAATGCAGAAGGCAAAATCAATGGGAAACCTACTTACGCGAGAATAACAATCAGGCGGAAATAGAACCAGTTGATTACTTTTATCCACCAAGTATAAAGAGCCGTGCAGCGGGAACAATGAGCGGTTTGATAAATGGAAAAGAAACATATAGACGGATTTTAATTTGTAAGAAAGCGAGTATATAATGAGCAAGCGGGAGGAACGGCAGGTTTTTGACATGGCAAAACAAGATATTCCGTTCTTAAAAGACCTTGAACTTGTTAAGCATGATGACCGTCCTGATTTTGTCTTAAAAGATAAAAATGGACGCATAATAGGATTGGAACACTTCAGAGCAGATGTTTATCGAGTGGTGGATGAAAGCAATTTCCACGTCAGCGGAGGTCATACCGTTTTAGATAAATCTAAAAATGAAGTATTTCAAAAATATCATTCTTTTTCCGTCGATAATACATGGACCGACCAATTATTAGAAAATGCAACAAATGATGTTCTTGAAATTGCCAATGATTCATTGAATATGCAAAGAAATTATAAATACGAAGACTTTCTTGACAATTTGCGTGTAGGTATTCATGGAAGACTGCCCAAAGTAAAAGGACATATTCAGAAGAGTCAAAACTATCCGAACAGAGCAAATTATGATTTAATGGGCTTTTTGATAGAAGTACCAATACCATCTTTTCAATATTACTTTGAAACAACCAGTTCACAAAAGATTTCGCGGGCGAAATCGTTGGTTTGTAGATATCCATTAGCTACCGATATTCCAAATCTTCGTGAAATCCTAAGACAATATAATAATGGGTATTCTTATCAGAGAATTGCCGGGCTTCCAATAACGAATGAGATTTGGAGAGAATTAGACATATTTGATGATATTGATTTTGTCATCATTGAAACTTACAATTTGAAAAATACCTCAAAAAAATTAGCAGAACATCATGGACAGTATTTTGATAAAAGCACTCCAAAACCGAAGATATATCCCGCTTTTTCTTTTGGACTTACCAACATAACTTCTATGGATACTTATGCAGAACATAGAGAAGGCAAAATCAATATATTGTTTAATATGCAAGCAAATCAGTCTAAATATGATGTTTCAGCAACGAAAACAATGCTAAAGAATGAAAGGCGAAAGCTAGACAGAGAAGAAAGAAAACATTTTGATAAAGTTACGAAGGATTTTTGCAAATAATAAAGATTAACAGAAAGGACTTAATCTATATGAAAATTACAGAAACAAAAATCAAGGTATCTGACCTTGTTGAGAACTACAAGGACAATGGCGATGGTGGTGTCTTTGGCTACAATGACCGTCTTACGATTCGCCCGTCCTTCCAGCGCGAGTTCATTTACGGGGAGAAGCAGCGTGCAGCCGTCATTGATTCCGTAATGAACGGATTCCCGCTGAACGTCATTGGGATATATCGAACGTAACAGACCGATATCTTATGTTCTATAATACACCATGTGAAGATGTTTTTGCATCCGCAGCATAAAGGAGGACTAAATGAAAAGGCTTTTGAAAATCATCATTTTCGCTATCCTGGCCGGACTTGGTATTTTCTGGTATGCAGAAACTCGAAAGCACCGGACCATGATTCCGCTCGAATTTCGAGGCGAGTGAGATGCGAAAAGACATCAAAATTGTGCTGGAAACCATCTGGTATCTAATTCTGCCGGTATTTATTTTTGTACTTAACATCAGATACTGGCATGGGTATCTTGCAAATCCCGGCTGGTCCTTAACTCACCCGTCGTATATCGTTCTCGGATTTGCCTTGAGCGCTGCGTTGTGCCTTGAGATTGTATATATCGACATCAAGTTCGGGGAAAAATAGCGCTTGCTATATTATTCGAATTCGGTAAAATATAAAATGTAAACAGATACTAAGAACCAGTAGGATTCACAATCTGTATGTTAAGCGGACTTATCCCATAGCGGGGTAGGTCCGCTTTTTTTTGTTGAAAGGAGAAAAAACATGAAATTCAAACACAATCCATTTCGGAGCACGGCGGCAATCATCGCTGCGCTCTTTGCACTCAGCTTCACCGGCTGCGGTCAGAGTCCGATAATCTCGGAATGTCCATCCAGTATCGGGGTTGTCTCGGAAAGCGCTGCAAGCAGCGAGCAGACAACTGGCGGTTCGGTGGACGGCAGCTTTACGATTCACTTTATAGACGTAGGGCAGGCGGATTCCGCCCTTATCACCTGCGACGGCCACACAATGCTTATTGATGGCGGCAATGTCGATGATTCTAACCTCTTATACTCTGTTATGCAGCGAGAAACCGATGGACACCTGGATTATGTCGTTGGGACTCACGCGCACGAAGACCACATCGGCGGCTTGTCTGGTGCTTTTGAAGCCGTTACTGCGGACATGACTCTATGCCCTGTGACAGAATACGACAGCAAGGCTTTTCGGAACTTTGCAAGCCACGCGGAACAAAAAGGCGGAGGCATCACGATACCGGATGTGGGTGAAACCTACACTCTGGGGGAAGCGGAATTCACGATAGTTGGTGTTAATTCTGTTCCCGATGATACGAACAATGCATCGATTGTTCTGCGCATCGTTTATGGGGATACTTCGTTCCTCTTTACTGGTGATGCTGAACAGGAAGCCGAAGGTGTGATACTTGCATCGGGACAAGACATTCAGTCAACAGTTCTGAAAGTAGGTCATCACGGCTCAAGCACATCTACCTCAGAGGCTTTTCTGGACGCAGTGAATCCGACCTATGCTGTGATTTCCTGTGGGGCAGGGAACAACTATGGCCACCCGCATCAGGAAACACTCGACAAGCTGCAAAACAAGGGTGTTGAGGTTTATCGCACAGACCTGTTGGGCGATATCTATTGTACCTCGGATGGCAAAGAGGTAAGTTTCACTACCGGAGAATATCATGATGAGAATCGGATTGAAGCGGGTTCTGCTGCAAATTCCGAGGATGAACAGGACAATGCCTCGCTTGTCATAGAAGAAACATACGTTTTGAACACAAGTACCATGAAGTTTCACAAACCCGATTGCTCTGTAGTCGAGTCCATGAGTCAAAAGAATAGAATCGACTATATGGGGCCCCGCGATGAGCTCATCCAGGAAGGGTATTCGGCGTGCGGGATTTGCAAACCATAAAAATTGCACCTGATTTACTCGACAAGCTGTGCGAACTGACTACAATAAAAAATGTACGATAGATAACAAACATCGAAAAAGGCATTCTGCCTTTCGTACAATTCACAGTTCTGCAGACATAAGGCAGACTCACCGTCTTGGTGGGCCTGCCTTTTTTGTTTGCGCAACTATAAAAAAGGAGTATAACGCAATGTTCAAAATTCACAATGACGAAGTCTATTTCGTCGCCGAAACCCCCGATATCAACAAAGTTATCGAAATCTTCCTACCCAAGGATGACCATGGCACCATTATGGATTCACACGAAATCCGTGTGGACCTGTGCCGTGCCGTCATTCACATGGAGAAGAAGGGTATCCGTGTCTTGAAGGTCCGCAATATTGAGGATACCAACAAGGCAAACATCGACGTCTGGCACATGCCGGAATATCAGGAGGCTGCAGAGTCTCCCGCGAGCGATGTGGTCGATGCCTGCATCGAGTCCAACTTTGATTCCGGCGCAACGTTCAACCTGCCCTGCAAAGCAAACCGCAAGACTCGCGAAGTCTTCGCCATTGAGTGCGGCGCTTGCCCTGACGACGATGACACGTTCAGCTATGCAGAGGTTGAAGTTGATGGATGGCACTATCCGGTCAACAACATCACCGACATTATGGAGGAAAACGATGGTGACAGTGCGTTGGACGAGCTCTACCGCATCCAGCAGACCGGCGAGTATTGGGAAGCATACGAGGGCAAATCGCTCACGGACGCTATCCATGAATGCCGCTGGGCTATCCTGAAGGATGCCATCCAGAAGCGCGGACATGAGGCTGTTGCTGATTTTGTCGGGACCGACATTTCCAGTGATGCTTATGACCGCGTGATGGACGAAACCGAAACCCAGATGCCGGACGAAGAGTTCGAGCGCTTCTGGGAAAAGTACATCTGACAAAAAACATCTCATACAACAGAAAGGAAGTATACCGCTATGGCTATCAACAATGTTAACGAATTTCTCCGCAAGACCTTTTCCAAAACCATCTTCGGCACCCCTGCGCTTCGGCCGATTGCAGTCTGTGCAGACGGCTTCAACCTGTCGATTCAGGCAAGCAGCATGCACTACTGCAGACCGAGTAAGGACCTGCAGGACGGCGATTACTCCAAGGTCGAGCTCGGCAATCTGTCTGAGACGGTCGAGGAGTTTCTGCCGTATGCCGAGAACGAAGCCCGTCCGCTATTTACCGTCTATGGGTATGTCCCCGTTGAGACGGTGGATGCAGTGCTTGCCAAGCACGGCGGTATCGTCAACGCGTGAGGGGAGGGAACTTACGATGGAAGTATTCACTATCGTCGCCAATGAGGTCATTGGCTTATCCGCAACGGAATGCACACTGATTCAGTTTGGCTACAATCCGAAGCAAATCCGTGACCCCGAAACGGTCCTGCGCAGTGCTGTCAAGGACTATCTCAAGACGGATGAAGGCAAACGACAGCTGGAAATCAACTGTGGTTGCTGGAACTGGGGCGATGTCGATGACATTCCCGGCTCGTTCTTCTTGAACTATGGTCTGACTAAAATCGCTCCGCCCGATGTGAATGTTGTCGTTGACCGCAACGAGAGTTTCACGGATGACTACGAGGATTGCGCGGAAGAATAACAGAAAGGGCATGAAATAAATGCGTATTTATGGCGCAAACAACGTATTCATAGAAGTTACGCGCCGGTGCAATATGTGCTGTGCGCACTGCCTGCGCGGAGATGCCGAAAGCATCGATATTCAGGAGAAGTACATCGATGCTTTTCTCGACAACTTTGAGAAGGAAGCTTATATCAGCTCTCTTACCTTTACCGGTGGGGAAATCTCTCTGAATATACCGGCAATTCGATACACCTTGAAAGCTGTCAAAGAGCGCGGTATCGCCGTTGGAAGCTTTTACATGGTCACTAACGGAAAAGCTGTCGATAAGATGGCTGACCTTGCTATGGCGAGTCTGGAGTGGTGGGCCTACTGCGATGAAAAAGATGACTATATGTGCGGTCTTTGCATCAGCAGTGATAACTTCCACGAAGCAATCCCATATGAAAGTAAAAGTATCCTTAGTGGCTTGAAATATAACCGTAACGATAAGGTAACGGACTTCCATCTGGCTTATTTACTAAACGAAGGGCGTGCTAAGAATCTCGATTCGAATATCTATAAGAAGCGTGAACCTCATGTAGACAAGCTCGAATACGAATTCAACAAAACCGGCGATATCTACTTTTACAGCGGCGAGCTGTACTTGAACGCCATCGGTGATGTCGTTTCCGGCTGCGATTGGTCCTACAAGTCGCAGAAGAAATATCGTTTTGGTAATGTAATGAACAAAAACTGGCTGGAAAACATTTCCAACAGCGAGTTGTACATAGCAAGCTAAACCATATCACTTATACATTGCCACCGTTTTCCTACAGAAACGGTGGCTCTTTTAGAAAAGGAGACCACAAATGACTGAAATCAAAGACATGATTGCACAAATAGGTGCAATGCTGACTAAAAAGGAAGATAAACCGTTTTCCTATGAAGAACTTGCCACAATGTTGAAAACCAGCCCTGATGCCCTCAAAACCTTTGATGAGGTCTATAAGACGCAGGTTCTTGAAAGCGGAGAGCTGCATGAGAACATGCTCCAGTGGGATACGGCTACAGTCAAAGCAATTCTCGATAAGAAGGTCTACTTCCCACCGAAACTCAATTCGCTTATTGACCGCATCGTCACCGAACTGGTGCCTGAAACGCGTCTGTACATCTACAATGCGAAACGCGGCGGCTATTATGTGACATACTCTGCCAACCGCGATTTTGTGACGGATGTGACGAACAAAGAGCTCAATCGCTACCCGGAGAAACTCCGTCCGCAGCTTACCGGAAAGTTGATGAAGGTCGATGTTTCGGAACCGTCGTACAAGTCACTGCTTCAGAATTACGCTGAATACAAGAACGCCAAAAACGACCGCATGAAAATGCTCTACTACAACCTCTTCCGACAGGGCCTTGATATTCTTGACCTTGATGACTTCACTTATCAGATGTTGGAGATGAACCCAATTTCTATGGGTTTCTGGCTCCCGCCTCTGGTAGAAGGGCTGTACGGTAACAAGTTCTTCAAAGTGCCGGATACGAAGATTCTTCACGTTCCCATCACAATGCTGCAGCTTACCCGTCTTGGCTTTGAGACTCTGAATCCCGTGACGAAAGAAATCGTGAACCGCTACTGCAAGAAGGTTTTTCATTTGGATGAGCACGGCAACTATTTCATCAAGACGGGCACATACTCCTCCAAATACGAATTCCGAAACGCTCATATCCACGAGCCTAAGGAAGTCGATGAGATGGGCGAGTATTTCCTGCTCCTAAATCATCTGACTTGCTCTATGGCAGCTCCCATGAATAACCGCAGTTTCTACGGCGCAAACACCACCAATGAGTGGGTCGTCAGAGAATATATCAAGGATAAGGAAAGTAACCCTACTATCTACAACGGTTTGCCACTTCATACCGAATACCGCGTGTTTGTGGACTTTGACACGAAGGAAATCCTTGGCGTGAGTCCCTATTGGCGCAGCGACGTCATGAAGAATAAGTTCAAGGAAGTAAGCAGTCCTCAGGAGCGTCACGACTATGTCGTCTACCTGATGCACGAAGACGTTTTGAACAAGCGCTACAATGAGAGCGTTCAGACCGTTCTGAATGAGTTGAAGAAGGTCATCCCGCACGTAGAGCTTTCCGGACAGTGGAGCGTCGATGTGATGCGCAATGGTGATGACTATTACATCATCGACATGGCTCTTGCTGAACACTCCGCTCTGAACGACTGCGTGCCAAAGAACCTGCTTCGAGCTTATCCGCAGCAGTGGCTGCCGGGGGAATCGAACAACTAATACTCCTAGAACGAAACTTTGATTCGGGTTCTTTCAGCAAAAAGCGTAGGAACCAAAATCATACGAAATGATTGTGTTGACACATAAAAACAAGTATAATATATGCAAGGAAGTGATAATAATGGTTCTGTATCATGGCAGCGATGTAATAGTCCGCAACCCTGAGGTCAGAAAAACAAGGTACGCCAAAGATTTTTCATGGGGATTCTATTGCACTAGCAACTACGAACAAGCCGCTCGCTGGTCAAAAAAAGGCAGGTCTCGTGGTATTGTCAACGTGTTTGAATATACAGAATCTCCCATGCTAAATATTAAGAAATTCCCCGAAATGAGTGATGAGTGGCTTGATTTTATTGCTATATGTCGCTCGGGCAAACATCATGACTATGATATTGTGGAAGGACCCATGGCGGATGACACCATTTGGAACTACGTCAACGACTTTCTAAGCGGTGATATTAGCCGTGAAGCTTTTTGGGCGTTGGCAAAATTCAAGCATCCCACGCATCAAATCAGCTTTCACACGGAAGTCGCTTTGAAATGTCTCTCTTTTAAGGAGGCGATTGAAGTATGACTGAAACTGCAACCTACAGCAAAAACGATGTCTTTTATACCTGCAGCCTGATTGAATATATCGGCCGCGTTACGAAGAATCATCGCAAGGATGTGGTTTCTGCTCTTGGCACAAACGGAGTCAAGGCAATTCTCGACTCAGCGGATGTGTTTCACTGCCAGAGCTTTGAGCAATCTGCCGATGAAATTTGTGAGCTTTTTCCTGTGCCGGAAGGAACGTATGATACGGTGTCTAACTGCCACTACAAGGTTCCATCTTATACAGATATCGGAAAAGTGTACCAGCGCATCATCTTTGACTGTACTAGCACTCCTGGTGTCCAGGATGTAATTGATGTATTTTCCTCGTTCATTAGCGATGACATCTCAGATTTTAATACTGCAACTTACTATTGTAATCCGAGCTATTTGTACCACTCATACAAGGCCGGAAAACTACTGGATTGATTTTCAAAAGCAATAGCAATCGAGACCACTGCCCCGAAAAGGGTAGTGGTCTTGTTTTTTGCACAATACTTACCATAAATTACCAGAAAGAAAAACATTGTGTATCTGTGCGAATTGCATATAATACAAAATATAGAACGAAAGGCATCAAAAAACATCGTTGGTCGGGCAAAATCCGACCGAAAGGCTAGGGCGGGCTCAGTTTTGAACCTGCTCTTTCTTTTTATCGGAGGCTTTATGTCAAACAAAGAAGAACGCATGAACCGCAATAAAAGCATCATCGAAGATTACAAAAATGGAAAGTCGATTTTGGAAATCGCGAGGGAATACAATCTTTCAGAAACAATGTGCTACAAGATTCTAAAAGGCACGCAGGAGCCGCCTCGTTGTTTTGAAAAAAAGAGGAAGAGACTTACCACTCGAAATGAGCAAATTGTTAAACAGTATAAAGGCGGTATGACGGCCAGAGAATTGGGCAAGATGTACGGCATTTCCATGCAGCGTATTTATGCAATCTTGCATTCGAGCGGAGAGTACGAAAGCCAAAAATACAATCATATTGAAACGGCTCTCAAAAAAGAGAAAAAGATGCGGAACCAAACTTTTCTTGATGCTTACAAGAAAAATCCTCAAAAATCGATTATCGAGTTGAGCAGGGAGGTAAATATCAGCCCTTCACTAGGTTACCTTATCCTTCATCAAAATGGGATTTACCAGTATAACGTAAAAGCCAGAGCTAAGGAGAATAGCGAAAATGCCGATTAACAAGATTACCCACGTGTGTCTAACTCATGACAAAGTCAGAGCACGAAATGAAAAGATGCTGGAGGATGCCAAGAACGGTATGTCCCAGGAACAGCTGGCTGAAAAGTATCAAATCTGTGTTTCTACTGTCCGATATAGTCTGAAGGACTTTTACGAAGAACGGGCCCGGCAGAGGAAAGCAAAAAAGGAAGTCTGGCAAACCCAGATGATTCACGAATATGAGATGGGCGCGAAATCTCCGGAGCTTCAGGAAAAATACGGCATCAGTGGAACGCTCTTTTATCGGATTCTTCATGCGCACGGAAAGAATGGCCGACAAATCCACAGCCAAAACCGTATCGAGACTGGCAAGAAAAGAAACGCCGAGATGGTCAGGAAATACAAAAACGGCGTTTCTGTCAAAGAGCTTGCGGAAGAATACGGGCTCAAAAAGGGAAGCGTATATCGCGCCATGAAGCGGTATAGTCCAGGCCCAGGGAAAAGTAAAAGTTGTCAAAGTGAGGAATAATTGCATGGCTGCATCAAAGAAAGATGTTGCGAAGCAGCAGGTCAAAGAAGACCGCGAAAAGGTTCGGGAAATGTATCTTTCTGGCAAAACTGTCAAGGAAATCGCCAAGGAAACGTATTTTTCAAGCTCTTATTGCTATGCCATGGTGAGAGACCTAGCAAAAGAAAAGAATCTTGCAAAGAAAGCAAAAAGAGCACCTCTCGACGAAGCTATGATTCAAGATGCGAAAGCCGAGATGACGGTTGCTGAAATCGCAAAGAAGCATGGCGTGACCTATCAGCAGTGCTACTATACTGTTTCTGAATACGCTCAAGCTACGATTAAGAAGAACAAGAAAAAGCAGTCTGCTGCCACGAAAGTTCGCAATGCGGCTATGTTGGAAGATGCGAAAGCCGGAATGACAGATAAGGAAATCGCCAAAAAATACTTTTTGTCTCGAAGCAGTGTCCGTACCGTCCTTGCAGGGCATCTACATACAAATTCCAAAAAGTTGGATGAAAGGCGCAAGGCGATTCTTGCGGATTATGAGGCAGGAACGTCCTCAAAAGACATCTGTGAGAAATACGGTATTTCAAAATCCACTCTATACAAGGACATGCGCCAAATTGGAAAAACCTGTCAGGAATACTATCACAAGGCGCTGAAAGACAAGACCAATCAAAGGAATTCCGATATTCGAAGCAAAATCGAAAGAGGGGTCTCGGTCAGCACTATTGCCAAGGAATACGGAATCTCTAAAACGGCGATTTATGAAACCTTTCATCAGGAAAATGTCAGAGCTGGAATTTTACAGAAACGCGGCCGTCCGCGAAAAAACACGGAACGTAATGCACTGATTGCTAAACGCCACAGGGAAGGCGAGGCAATACAGGCACTTGCTACCGAATATAATCTCTCTGTTTCGACGGTAAACACTATTTGCAGTAGAAACAAAAATCAGAATATAGCATCATATTAACAGGCTGCCATTTGGCGGCCTATTTCTTTTTTAGGAGGAAATGAAATGACAGACGACGTACGAAATTTGATTCGATTTGTGGTGGATGGCGATATCCGAAATGCACAGACTCAGTGCCGAATCATGCTTGAGAAAAACGTTCCCGAAAAGGATGCCAGATTCAAGGAAAATGAGCTTCGAAAACTGAACCTTCTGAAACCGGAACTCATTCAGCTGCCTGCCAACCTGGAAAACCTTTTGATTGCGGAGGACGCTACAAATTTCCCGGAAAGCCGGTTCCTGCTCCGTGAGGAAGAAGAGGCGGTTATCAACAAGCTCCTGGCTACCAGAAAAGCAGCTCTTGCCATCAAGGAATTGGGCATTCACTATACCTGCTCTTTGCTTTTGACGGGGCTTCCTGGCGTCGGCAAGACCGAATTGGCCCGTTACATTGCACACAAGGCAAATTTGCCGTTTGTTTTCCTGAAATTCTCTGGCTTGGTTGATTCTGCTCTTGGTCGTACACAGCAGAATATCGGCAGAGTATTTGACTACGCAAAACGCACGCCCTGCGTTCTCTGCGTTGACGAAATTGATGCCATCGGAATGTGCCGTGGCGGCCGCGATGATGTTGCTGAAATGAGCCGTGTCACCATTGCTTTGATGCAGGAATTGGACCGGCTCCCAAACGATGTTATTCTCATCGGCACCACTAACCGCGTCGATAATTTGGACGAAGCCCTGATTCGCCGGTTTACTTTCAAACACCGGGTCAAGCCTCTGGGTGATGACGACATGAAAGAACTGTGCAAGAAGTTCCTTGCTTCGGCAGACTACCCCTTCACGGAATCTGAACTTGACGAGCTCTGTCATTTGCTCCGTGAGCAGCGGACTGCCAGCGCTGTGGTCAATGCTTGTACAGAACGTATCGTTGCACATATCGTATCGCGGCTGCCTGAAAGCTCGGCAGATACCCTGTAAGACTATGGTAGCCTGGGAAGAAGGCCCTCGTCAGTTCAAAATGTCCAAGCAGCTGGATGAGGGGAAGTTTGGAGAAGACTTGGCTCGCAAATTCCTCAATGACCCGATTATCAAAGTAAATCATGGCATTAGCCATTACGATGACGTGACTCAGGACAGAACGTACCAGGACAAAGATACGGATTTCATTGTCTGGAAAAATAACGGCAAAACCTTTGGTTTGGAAGCAAAAGTAGACAGTCACAATACCGGAAATCTCTACTTAGAGACCTCAGTGGACTACTTCACCATGGTGCCGGACGCTCTGAACGAACAACGGGTAGCGCGGCAGTTTCGGGATGGCATCGACCCTTTATGGCACACCCCCGGCTGGGTATACCGGAGTGGTGCAGACCAGATTTTTTATTATTTCAAGCCTACGCAGCTGCTTTACATCTTTTCCCGCGTGGATGTCTGGTTCTACGCTGAAAAGCTTATGCGCGGTGGAATCCATCTCGACCCAGAAATCAGAAAACCGAAGATGTATTCGGCCGAAAACACCAGCGAACGTGATAGCTCAACGCTCTTCTTTGCTAACGGCTTATGCGTGAATGCCGAGCAGACATACAAGGCTTTAGGAGCTCAAAAAAGAGTCATCAAATACCAGGTTGACAACCCCGATTCAGACGTTCCAACGTTCAGCTTTTGCCCTTTCAAATTATGAATTTTTCGCTAACAATCGTCAAAAAATCGCACTTCAGTCTGACGGAAGAGTATAATTAAAGTATGGAAAGAGAGGACAAAAATCATGAACCAAATCAACGTTGTGACGATTGGAAAACTCATTGAAGCACATCGAGACGGTGACGAGCAGAAGTTCAAAGCATACGTCGATTTTATTGTCAAAGCCTACGAAGAGCAGGAGAATGACCGTGCCGCACGAATCATTAGAAGCAGCTATACGGGTGATTATGGCGAGCAGGGGAAGGTCGTTCTGGATGAAGCAACAGAACAGACTACATACTACGAGACAGGCTGGTACGAGCCTGAAATCTTAGGCTCTGGTGGTTCCTATCGCGGAGTTACAAAAGCAAGCTCAGAAGAAGAAGCGTTGCAGCGGCTGCAAAAACACGCCGCAAACTATGCACAGCGAATCACTGTATATAAGAAAGACGGCAAAACCATAAAGCGGGAAATTGCCGAGTATGACCAATTAGAAAAGAAGTGGAGGACATGATGAGATGAAGTGGAATGTATTTTCTCTCGAAGCCGTCAAAACGGCATTGGAACCAAAGTTTGTGCTGGAGAAAGTCCGTTATGTGACGGACCACGAAGAGTACGGTGCAGGCGAGTCTACACGCCTTGTTTTCCGCAACGTGGAAGAAAAGCTGTTTCAGGGGGTGATTTCGTGAATAATGTAAGCGCTGTGGCTATCGGAATGCTCATCGCCGCGCATCGTGAAGGCTACGAGGAAAAATTCAAGGCTTATGTCGAGCTCATTGCCGAAACCTATGAGCAGCAGGGAAATGACCATGCCGCTAACATCATCCGCAGCTACTATACGGGTGATTATGGCGAGCAGGGGAAGGTCGTTCTGGATGAAGCAACAGAACAGACTACATACTACGAGACAGGCTGGTACGAGCCTGAAATCTTAGGCTCTGGTGGTTCCTATCGCGGAGTTACAAAAGCAAGCTCAGAAGAAGAAGCGTTGCAGCGGCTGCAAAAACACGCCGCAAACTATGCACAGCGAATCACTGTATATAAGAAAGACGGCAAAACCATAAAGCGGGAAATTGCCGAGTATGACCAATTAGAAAAGAAGTGGAGGACATGATGAGATGAAGTGGAATGTATTTTCTCTCGAAGCCGTCAAAACGGCATTGGAACCAAAGTTTGTGCTGGAGAAAGTCCGTTATGTGACGGACGACGAAGAGTACGGTGAAAGTGAGTCTACACGCCTTGTTTTCCGCAATGTGGAAGAGATGCCGGAAATCGACCACATCGAACGGACCATCTCCACATTCATTCATGACACCTATGTTCACTTCAAAGAAAAAAACATCAAACCGATACGCCTTTGGCAGGATAACCTCAACGAAAGTGAAGACCATATCCGCTATTCCACAAACCATCTTGTTTCACCACCGCTGGGGCTCATTGGCAAAACATACATCTCCGATGAGCGCGACTTCCACAAGTGGCTGGTAGCCCAAGGAGGGACCGAAGTTCTTGCGAGAGCGTCCGTCACCATTGATGTTGATGTGATTTACGCCTATGACAATGTCGATAAGGTTGAGAAAAGTTCCGAAGACGGCGAGGTACATGGCGTTCTCATCAACAGTACGATGTATCTGCGCGAATCGGAAATCAAACAGGTTGCTCAGCTTATTAAAGATGAAAAGCTCCGTAACCGCGTATTGACGCTGATGCGCTCTCATCGCCGTATTGTATCGGCTCCCGAAAAAGAAAATCGCAATATTCGGGAAATCGCATCCGCACAGATGCTGGGTCAGGGGTGAAATTGTGAAACACAAAATCTCAGAAATCGGCGCTCAAATGCTCGAGTACCAAGAACAGCTTGCCCACGAATATCGGTACAAGCCCATCCCACGTACCTTTTTTAAGGATGTGCGGGCAGAATTTGAAGAAACTTTGCCGGAATGGTGCAATATATCCGGCGATACGACCAAACTCGAAACCAGAAGCGGCACGGTCATTGCCAGCGGGTATAACCGAATCGTGATTGGCGACTACGGCGCATTCGTTGAGTTTTCGCGTGCCCAAGCAAATGCACGTCATTTGAAAATCAAAGAGGGGCAGAGCTATCGCATCGAAGACCCTCGCTATGCTGAGCACGTCAAGTATCTTTGGCTCACGGCGGACGATGACTCAGACGTGAAAGTATACGACCAAAAACGCTTGGTTGAGTACGCTGACTACAAGCCGGGGATGCTGTATGTCAGCGTGTACGAGGTGTTTCCAGCGGAAACTGATGCCGGATTGTTATGATGAGCACTGTGCTTTCGACAGCAAGCCAATCAAGCGTACACAGTGGGTGCGTTTTCTTGGGAAGGACTAACCACAGGGGCAGGAAGATTCCATTGCCGACCTGTACGCGAAAAGTGGCGCTGTGGTTTCCATGGTAGGTTCGGCTAAAGATTTGCTGACTTTCCTGCAATCTGCCGGAACCACAAGGCATTTTTGATGCGCTTGCCCCAACCACTAGATATAGTGGCATCTTAATGTTTGTTTACAATTTAGACACTATATATTGTGTCTTTTCATTGACCGGATACCACATATATGGTATAATACAATTGTTCTCAGGAAGAGAAACGGCTCCTGAGACATCAAGGTTTTCCTTTCCCCAATCTTGGTCGCATGGCTTCATTTGAGCTGACACAGGTGAAGCGTGAAAATCATCCGTTTCATAGTAATATCCTTCCTTTCATACCTCTTTATTTCCCATTTGGCGCGGGTAACTCCGCGCCAGCCGTCCAAGCAAACAGCCTCCACGTGGTGGACGGTGGGCAACAGATGTTTCCGTGTTCCGGGCATCTGGCTAATGTTTGTATTTGCTGGTTTAGCTCAGCTGGTAGAGCAACTGATTTGTAATCAGTCGGTCATCGGTTCAAGTCCGATTTCCAGCTCCAGACGCTATCCGTTGGATGTATCGAAATCACATGATACGATGCTATACACAACATCTGGCGGACAGCATGCCACCCATTAAGGCGGCCTCCTCGTGGCGGGTGGCGGACAGCGGCTCTTGCGGCTGCTGACGAATGTCTTAGAAGCATGCAAACGTACGAGCATCCCCGTCAAGTCGGGGCGCATCCAGACGCGACACAGCCGTAAAGGCGAGATTGCTGCACGGCAACTGGTAAGTTTCGCCGCAGTCTCACACACAGCCCAACGACAACCGTTAACCCGATTTGACAGGGAATCAACGACAGGGCTCAAAATTTGAAGTTGACCAACACCCAAGCGCTTTCTTGGATTCTCGCGTATCGTCAACGATGAGGTTCGCAAGATTGTCAGATGGTGTGAAGATGACATCCGGGGATGACGACCTACTAAACGGATGTCATGGCGGGGCTAAGTGAGGGTTCACCCGCAATCTTATGCAGGTATCGTATAACGGCTAATACTCCGCCCCTCCAAGGCGGAGACGCGGGTTCGACCCCCGCTACTTGCTCCACACGTCGCAGTCACCGTACGCCACGACGTTAAACTTGGTGAGCATGGTCCACTTGTGGTCCGCTGTCGAATTGCTAATGGACAGCCTCAAAACGAATAGGCAAACAGGTGCTGTGCCTGAAAGTATTCGAAAGTCCCGGTGTTAGTCGCGAATAAGACCGGAAAACGGTGAAGAGGGTACAATACAGAATCTATCGGCGTGGCTACCGAATGGTGCTGGACGCGGGGTTGGCTTCCTCGCTGAAGGGGTGATAACCAGCATAAAACACCCTGCCGTGCTAGTGTAGCTCAGTTGGTAGAGCAGCTGATTCGTAATCAGCAGGCCGTCAGTTCAAATCTGACTATTAGCCCCATTACCCGATGAAACAATAAATAGAAAGGAGATGAAACTTATGGAACAGGCAATTATCAATGTTGAAGGTACGACTACCATAGAAACCGCTGCAGCGGCAAAAAAGCTGATTGAAATGTTTGGCAACCGGAACATCCGCGCCATCGCTGTCAACCGTGTAAACGACAAGAGCGACGAGGTCATTGTTGAACTCGATTTCGTTCCCGGTTTGGCACCGCATCTGCACGGCTTCACGCTTCAGGTTAATGGCTTGACCTGTGGTTATGCTGGTACTGGTCCTTCCAATCTGTATGAAGTCCTGCAGGCGGCTGGCGTGAGTGAAGCTCAGGTAGCACGCGAGGACATCACTCAGAAGAGCACAAAATCCATTCCCCTGCGCCTGGAACGCGCCGTGACTCAGTACGGTGACTTCCAGTTTGCGTAACGCTATTTGGCGGGCTTGACCCGCCATCATGGAGGGATAGCTTAGCTGGATAAAGCACCTGCCGCAAAGCAGGGTATCGATGGTTCGAGGCCATCTCCCTTCTCCATCCAGACACCCTTTCGCTTCCTTTCGCCAAAGGTATCTGGGGTATTGTACTGCATTACGTGTAGTACGGCCAATCAGGCGCGGAACTCCGAAACCATACCACGAAGAATTTTATCCTCTCCGCGCAGCATGGACATGCGATTTTACGGGGATGAATTCAAACCGAAATTGTGTCGAGTGGCGAAGACGGTTGCGGCACTGGCGAAGCACATATCTGCTTCGTCAACCATCCATGAGAAAGCCTCCACGTGGCAGATGGTGGGCAACGCAGCAATGCTGCGGCTGATTTCTTTCAAACCGGTATCTGAATAAATGCAGATAAATAGACGAAAAAATCAAAAAAGCAAAGGAGTACACAGCATGAGTAATCAGAAAATCATCAAAGCAATCGCAGGGATTGCAGCAGCCGGTATGATGGCAACTTGTCTGCCTGTCGCAGCATTCGCAGCCACCGGCGACACCTATCATTTCTCTTTCAGCAACGGTTCTTCCCAGGACCTGGCTCCGGGCGGCTCTATGACGTTCCCGGCAAGCCAGTATGACTACGGTTACTGGATTACCCTGCAGGGCCACGGCGGCTACACCTACAACTACTATCCCGGCGACACTCTGCCGTACGATGCAGTTGACCAGTGGTTCACCGCTGACGGCATCACTTCCTGCTATGCGGCCGAAGGTAATCCGCGTTCCATCACCATCAACTATCAGATTGACGGTAACACTGTGCTGACCGAAACTGACACCGCCACTTTCCCCGGCAGCGTTGATGGTCAGAGCGTTGAAGCCTGGACCACCGATTCCGGCGATACTTACACCGCGTCCAGCAAGAGCCTGAACCATGACCGCCTGTTCTACTACCTGGGCGATGACATTCACGACAATGTCCTGACCCTGAAAGCCACTACTGCATCCACTCCCGATGACGGCAAGGATGACAACAAGGGCGATGACAAGGGCGATGTCACCAACCCTGACGATAAGGGCGACAATACCGGCGACAGCGGCACCACCACTCCCGATGACAAGGGCGACGTAGTGGCCCCCGATAAGGACAACACCGGTAAGGATAACACTTCTACCGGCTCCAACAAGGGCAACGGTACTACCACTACTCCGACCGCTCCTCGCAAAAACGTTGAAGTCTCTGAGCACGGTGAAATTGCCGCCGCCATTGCCAATGGCACCTGGGGCAATGAGTACACCGTCTGCACCAGCTGTGGCTATCACAACTGGACCCGCAAGGGTAACGTTTACGTCTGTGACCATTGTGGTCACGAAGTCCTGACTGTCAAGGGCGCTGATGGCGTCAAGGGTTATGCTGGCACTCTGGCTGGCAATGAACCCCAGTACGCTTCTACCTCTGAAGCTCAGGCTGCTGCCGAAAAGCGTGAAGCTGCTTATGCCGCTTCTATCGCTGCTCTGCAGGCACAGGTTGCCGCTCGTGAAGCTGCTTATGCCGCTTCCCTGGGCATCCACTAATTTGCCATCCTCTGACGATATCCGATAATTTTCTCCTTGCTGTGGGGCGGGGCTTCGGCTCCGCCCCATCCTTTTTTGGTCAGGTGTCCGAGCGGTTTAAGGAACTGGTCTTGAAAACCAGCGACGCCAAAAACGTCCGTGGGTTCGAATCCCACTCTGACCGCCATGTTTGCCGGGGCTTCCCGGCTTTTTGTTTTTTTGTAAGTGACACAAGGAAACAGATTGCTGTATTGAATGAGGCAATGTATACTAAAGAAAAAGGATAAGGCAGGAAAGGACTATTTCCGAGCACACGTTGCGGCTGTAGCGGAAGGTGTAAAAGGGGACCCTGTTGCTGAAACTGTGGCATTTCTGCATGATACTGTCGAAGATACGTCCATCACAATAGAAGACATCAGAACGGGGTTTCCAAAAGAAGTTGCTGACGCTGTAAGTGCGTTGACCCATAGCAAGGGTATATCGTACGCTGAATATCTTTGGTATATTCAGCAAAATTCTATTGCTGTCAAAGTAAAGCTCTCGGACCTGCGCAGCAATATGGACTTAACCAGGCTCCCTCACGCTCCAACCAAAAAAGACGCGGAAAGAACCAGAAAATACAAGCGGACATATACGATTCTATCGTCGGCGAATGGTGTAAACGCTATCAATCCGTATGCGCTGTACGACTACTTGCTGGCAAGAAACTGGAGTGTTGATAGGATAAGCACAAGGACACCCGTTCTGGAAGCACCAGGCGGCTATGCTGAAATCATGGTGCCCTTCGACCTGGCTTTGGCTGACTACGAGCCCAAGGTGGCTAACGCTTTAGGCGCGTTGTGCTCGTATGAGGGCATACCGCTCTCGGATGCGATAGCACGGATTGCGGCTTGGAAACCAGACATGCACTGAGTACAAACCTGATATTGTAAACGTCAGCCGGGAAAACCCACGACTAAAGCCGTTGGATGAAAGGCATTCAAGTAAAATAAAAAAAGTTGCTGTCTATCTTCGGATAGGCAGCTTTTTTGGTTGCGTTAATGTGCGAAATGGATAAATTAAATAATAGAAGGTGGTGATAAGCAATGCCTATGCAAAAACTAAATAGAGCAATAAAATATCGTGCATATCCTACACCTGAGCAGCAGGTGTTGCTTTCTAAAACCTTCGGCTGCGTTCGCTTTGTCTGGAATCATATGCTGACGGACGCGCGGCAATTTTTGAATGAAGCAGGGACGTTTTTTATTCCAACTCCTGCTAAATACAAAAAAGAGTTTCCGTTTCTGAAAGAAGTGGATAGCCTTGCACTCGCTAATGCACAGCTTGATTTGAAAGAAGCACGTAAGAAGCATCGAGAGAACCCTAAAAGCTGTGGCGCTCCCAAACTCAAGAGTAAGCGCAAAAGTAAAATGTCTTATACAACAAACACTCATTCATACAAAACGAATGATGGCCATGTTGTACATACAATCGCGCTTGGATATGACTCCATCAGGTTACCAAAAATTGGATGGGTAAAAATCAACAAGCATCGTGAGCCGGAAGCCAACTGGGTGCTGAAAAGTGCTACCGTAAGCTGTACCCGCAGCGGCAAATACTTTATTTCGCTGCTGTACGAGTTTGAGAAAGACATTCAGTCCATTAAGCCTACAAAAGAGACTTCTCTTGGGTTGGATTACTCTTCTCACGACTTCTATGTTGACAGCAACGGCAATGTGGCCAACTATCCAAGATTCTACCGTCAGAGTGAAGCAAAACTTGCAAGGGCACAGCGTAGGCTATCGCGTATGCAGTTTGGCTCCCATCACTATGACAAACAGCTTTATAGAGCTCGAGTCCTTCAGGAACATGTTGTCAACCAGCGCAAGAACTTCTGCCATACGGTAAGTACTGCGATAGCCAAACAGTATGATGCCGTATTTGTAGAAGATATCAATTTGCGCGGTTTGGCTGGTTCTCTGAAATTAGGGAAATCCACTAACGACAATGGCTTCGGTATGTTTCGCACGATGTTGGAGTATAAGCTTGCATCGCAGGGAAAGACCTTTGCCAAAATCGATAAGTGGTATCCTTCCAGCAAAACTTGCAGCGTGTGCGGCTTTATAAAAGATGACCTCACACTTGCTGACCGCAGCTGGACATGCAGTGCTTGTGGAACCACACACAACCGTGACCACAATGCTGCCATTAACATTCGCACTGTAGGATTATTATGGCTCTATCCCGCGTAGTCCATTCCACCCCCGCTATGCCGCTTGCAACGGCGGTGAAAGCATACTGTACTCGGTCGCACGGACGGAAACCGTGCCTAACAGTCCGTCGAGTATGAATTTATGGAGTCCTGCGGGACTTCAAGCCCCCACGTTAAGGTGGGGGTAGTTGACTCCGTTTGTCGCAGGTTCAAATCCTGTACAACCCGCCATATGCTCCAGTGGCGAAACTGGCAAACGCGACGGTTTTAAGTCCCCCGGCCGGAGCATTTATCATAGGGGTATAGCTCAAGTGGTAGAGCAGCGGTCTCCAAAACCGCTTGTTGCATGTTCGAGTCGTGTTACCCCTGCCACAATAAGAAAAGCCGTCCTCACATAAGAGGCGGCTTTTTGTTTTGAAGAGTATACAGACCAAAAAACTAAACCACAAGTTGATTGCGAACTTGCGAAAACATGGTATAATAATATCAGAACGAAACGAAAGGAGATACCCCAAAATGCTGTGCAACACTGTTAATGTCATGTCGTATGAGTATAGTTACGAATATTCTGAGTTCATGTCCTTTGAACGCAGTTTTATTTCTCATACTCCTCGACAGGCAAAAACAGACCATGTACAGATGCGGTGCGTCTTCTAAGCGATAACTGCATGTCATAGCTGCTTGTCGAGATTTCGGCAGGCAGCTTTTTTGTTGCCTGCAATACAGAAAGGCAGCAAGAAAATGAACGTTCCTACTATCGATATTCAGAAAACTGGTGCCAACATTAAGACGCTGCGAAAAGCAGCAGGTATCAAGGTGAAAGATGTGGCGGATACACTCGGCGTATCCACGCAGGCAGTTGCCAAATGGCAAGCTGGAACCGCGCTTCCAACCATTGATAACCTTGTGATATTGGCAGCGATGCTGGATACCAAGATAGATGACATCTTAGTCATCGCATAATCCCCGCCGCATGATGCGGCATCATATGGCCTGCTCGACGAATAGGGTAAGTCATCAGTTTCTCAGACTGAAGGTTGTGGGTTCGACTCCCACGCAGGTCACCATATGCTTCTGTAGCTCAGTTGGTAGAGCAGTGGTCTGAAGAACCGCGTGCAGTTGGTTCAATTCCAACCGGAAGCACCATATGCGTCGGTATGCAAGTGGATAAAGCAGGCAGTCTGTAAAACTGTTCCGTTACGGTTCGCTGGTTCGAATCCAGTCCGACACACCAATATGGCCCCTTCGACAAATTGGTCCAAGTCACCACGCTTTCACCGTGGAGTTAGCAGTTCGAGTCTGCTAGGGGTCACTACGTCGCACCTACGTTAAAAGGTGCATTATGCAGAGGTCGCCTAACGGTAGGGCAGCAGCTTGCTAAGCTGCCGTCGCGGAAATCGCGGCATGTGAGTTCGAATCTCACCCTCTGCGCCATCTGCTTGCTTGTTCGAGTGGTTGATGAAATCGGTCCAGAAAACCGACGATGGGAGACTGTCCGAAGGTTCGAATCCTTCAGCAAGCGCCACTGCCCTCATTCTGTGCGGTATCCGTGCAGGTGAGGGCTTTTTCTTTTGCTTTTCGCTTCGAATTTCGGACTCGAATGGCGTTAATGGTCGGATATTCTTAATTATACATGCCTTTAGAGTACGGCAAATAGCTCCAAACAGTATTGGTTTTTACACCCAATTCTTCTGCAATTTCAGGAACTGACATACCGTTCGCACGCAGCTTCCCGATTTTTTCTGATGTTTCATCTGACCAGGCCCCGGCCGTAATCAGTATTTTGCGCACTTTCTGCAATGAGATGCCTGCACGTTTGGCAATGGTTCTTCTAGGTATACCTTGCTCATGGAGCCGGAGAACCGTCTGTATTGTCGCGTCCATCTTGTCAGTACCTCGCCGTTATCGATTTTTGTATTGCCCTAATTGTTGTACTTTAATCATACAGCAAAGCAACAAAATTGTCCAGGAAGCAAAAGTGCCTTCATTTGCCACTGATTCATCTATTCGGAACAATATCGAAAATACCTTGATATTGTTCCGCTGTAATGTTCCGACTGGCTGACTTTGTTCCATAAAGGGTAGCTTTTTTATTTGCAAAAGAATGTGTATAAACTGTTACCATTTAGCGCTTTCCGTTGTGAGAAATTGCGAATCGCGGTATAATGAAAGGGTAAAAAGTGAAAGGATTTTTTGCCGTATGTACATTGATTTCACGAGCAAGCAGTACTTCTTCATTCTGCACGCTCTTGCTGTTATGATAACGTTTTACAACAACGATTTTTCCTCTATCTGCAAGGAAGTTGGAGAAGCCTATGGTGCAAGCGAGGAAGACATTGCAAGTGCTTGTACTACTTTGACGGCTATCAATGTAACGGCTCCTGTTAAAGGCTCATCCGACAAGTGCAGCGAAATACTGGAAGATATGCTGCATCACGCACGGGAGCTGCCGGAAAAGGATGCTCCGTATAAGTACAGCATTGGCTTGGATACTCTTTCCTGGAAAGTAGTTGCTGATGCACTGGATACATACTCACGTATTTTGATGGGGCAATTTGGCGTCATTTATGAAGCCCTCGATATTTCTGGTAACGATGAGCAGCACCTTCAGGCGTACCATGATGCCCGCTGGAATGGGGTGGGGGTCCTCGAAGCCCGTGACCTTCTGATTCCACAGCTCAAAAAGATGAGGATTGGTTGGAATGGGAACTTTGGTATTTCAAATTCAGGACTTGCCTACAACAGCAAACTGGCATACGAGATTCTTAAAACCATTCGATATGCGACAGAGAAACGAGATAGCTCCGTTCTGAAAGTGACAAACGAGCCGCTGCCGCATGTCGAGGGTTCTTTCCAAATCAAAGCACTGTGAACAAGATTGGAGGCTTTCCAGGGTGGGCGACCACATTATTTCTTTTCTCGACATCTGCGCCATGCGCGGTCAGCTGGTTTTGGCAAAAGCACCGTCCATCCCGGCTATCAATAACAAAACTGTGTATTGTACCGGCGCTCACAAGCGCGGAGCGGACCGCTGCATTGTCCTTGACGGCGAGGAGTACAGCCAGATTCTTTTTGTTGACGGAACAATAAGACTGTATTGGCAGTGAGGTGGCATTGTGGATAATATCATTGTGAACAGTGCTCTCTGGTATGCCGAGCAGAGCAGTCAGTTTCTTGTGAATTCTGGGGCCAACAAACTGCTGGACAAGGGCTACGACTATTATGTGAAGGAATTTATCCCACTTGGGCACCGCCTTATCCAAAATGGTCAGATTGCCGCCGATGCAATGGATGGAGAGCTTGCCGCACAATTTTCGATGGCATACGTCGCAAACTATTGGCGTGCAGCAAAAACCGTATATAATTTCGCTCCAGAATTTCTCAGAACCTTGTCTGAGACTGAGGATGCACCCATTTATTCTGACATTATGATGCGGCTGCCATACAGAGATTTTGTCATGAATCTTCCTGCTGGTTTCCATCATGATGCGATGTTCGTACACATCGAGTTCGATGCTTCCCATGGCCCAAACGATGTGGATACGCTCTTCCTGATTGTTCCTTTTAAGGCGAACCCGAATGTCGATAACATCGAACTTTGCCAGTGCATGCAGTGGTGTCTCAACGGCAAGAAGCTGATTGAGTCCTATCGGCGCAACAATGATGCTCGCGAGCAGGCATTTCAGAACGGAACTGATTCCGCCACTGTCAATGACGCCACGATTTCAAATGTACCCGGTGCCGTTCTCAGTGAAGAAGAGCTGGAAAAGCAGCGGGAATTCAACGCCGGCGTTGAGCCTTATCTTCGTGTTGCGGTTTCTGCAGCTTATTACCTTGCATCCAAGAATGCTGAAATCAAAGAGGTAAAAATCCCGAAAGAGAAGCGGCCCATCCTTGTTTCCAAATCTGGCGCGACTCCTAAAAAAGTCAACGTCAAGACCTATAATGTAGGCTTTGTCATCGGAAAGAGCTTTGAAAAGCAGCTGGCTTCCGGTGGGGAATATCAGAAATCCGCAGCAACTGGCACGGGCCGTACGGTTAGACCTCATGTACGCCGCGCCCATTGGCATCATTATTGGGTCGGAGAAGGCCGGACACGCCTGGAAGTCCGCTGGATAGAGCCGACTTTTGTACTGCCAGAAGGGAAACGTGAGGTTCCGGTTGCTACCGTTAGACGGGTTTTAGGCGCTTAAAGGAGTTTCACATGAAAGCAAACTACAAAATTGTCGCAAACAAGCAGAAAATTCTTGAAAAAGAAATTGAAAATTTCGAGCCAACATCAACAATGTCAGTGCTTCTGATGCGCTACAGCATCATACAAGGGCTACTCCAGGTTAAACTGAACGAAAAAGACGCGAATGGTAGCCCTAACATCAGCCCTTCCGATATGGCATACGATATGACTACATTTTTTAGCGATGCCGTCAATACTGCGGCCGATGATTTCACAGATGATGATGACGACAGCACAATAAAATTTGATGGCACCGTTGATGAATTTCGGCAAGAACTTGCCAATCGCGTCTTAATAACACTCAGTTTGGCGTTTGAACATGAATTCATAAATTTTACAGAGCAAACCGGGATTTCCCGCGCACAGTATGAAATTCTTGCGGCTGAATATATTGCTCATGCGGAAGACGACGGCAGTAAAGTATGCGAAATGTTCAAAGGCGACAGCTCTGAAAAGCACAAGTCTAAGGGTTGGAACAGTGCTTCTCCCAAAAACAAACGAAGCTGAAAAAGCCACTTGCATAAATGTGCGAACCGCCTAAAATAATAATTGCATAACAGATACCATCACTTACCTCCTAACTGAACATTAACAATCTGTCATGCTTGTAAGCAGACTCTCTTTTGAGGGCCTGCTTATTTTTTATGTATTGATTAGAAAAATATTTTAGAAAGGATGAAGATTATGACCACAAATACCAAAAACAGCTTTACCAGGTTCGCAGCTGCAGCAAAAGATTGCTTCTATGTGAATTCTTTTCGCGCAGACTTAGTTCAGTGCGACAGAGCCTTGAAAATGGACGGCGAAATGCGCGTCGAAGCGGAATGCTGGATGAACATTTTGGATGCCCTGGACGATAACGATATCAAGATGTATGTCGATAACGAATACCGCCCCGGACTTTTGAACCCGTTCCATAAATGGTGACGTCCCAAAAAACAAATGAATTACAACCCATTACAAATGCGGTAGGGCGGCATTGCTGTTCTGCCGCTATTTTTGTTTTTGATGTCGGTTACGTTATCGGGAAAAGCTTCGAGCAGCAAATGCGTCCTGCTAATGCAACCTGTGCCGAAAGCTTTTCCCATTGTGGCAGCAGTCACAGCGTTCGCTCTCATGTGCGCCGCGCTCACTGGCATCATTACTGGGTCGGGGAAGGCCGCACAAGACTCGAAGTCCGTTGGATTGAACCGACCTTGGTTCTTGCCAACAGCAAAAACGAAGCCGATGTGGCTATCGTACGAAATGTGAAAGGAGCATGACAATGCTTAATCCAAATATCAATAATGCTCTCGAAACCAATTCAAGCAAAGCGGTGCTTCTCAGCATCAAAAAGCAATGGCTTGAAAAGATTCTGAGCGGAGAAAAGACCATTGAGGTCCGAAAAACCATGCCGTGGGAAATCAGCTATCCTTTTGTGGTGTTTTGCTATGAAACAAAAGCTGATGGTGGTGCTGGTAAAGTGACTGCCGCGTTTGTTTGCCGTGACATCAATACACTCGATTGTCTGCGCGAACTCCCGGCATATGCTATTGGCACAGAAGTCACCGAAAAGACCGCTCAATTCGTGAAGGACAGCTGCCTTAATGCAAACGAGCTGATTGCATATGGCAATAAGTCTGGCACTCTCTACGGCTGGAACGTTTCTGATGTCCAATCCTTGGATATGTCACTGCGAAAACTCGGCATTAAGCGGGCACCACAGTCCTGGATGTATCTGCAAGTTCCCAACGACAAGACGTTCTGAACGATGCCTGTTGGGGCTGCATGTGCAAACTCAGCAAAATATCAACCGCACGATAGGAGCAAGTTCGAACGAACAATTCATCGTGCAAACAAAGCAGACTCTCGATTCTTGAGGGCCTGCTATTTTTTATTTCAGGAGGAAACATCAATGATTCTTTATCATATCATGGCGGACACCGGATACTTGCCGGACGATGTTGTTCCGCAGATACCAACGAATCGGATGAAAGGGGAGGACCAGGAAATTCCAAGGATTTGTCTTGGGCATACCCTCGACGACTGCCTGACTAGCATCGGTATTGCGCATTTCGTCTCGAAGTTCCTGCTCGCTGAACTGCGTCAGAACAAAAAATACTCCAAGGACATGCCGTTACCGTTCATTGTCCGAATGTACAACATCAAGGACGAAGACCCGAATCTCTTGACCGAGGAAGAAACACAGAAATATGTGGCGGATTCTGTCGTGACCAGTGAATGCTGGCTCACAAGATACGAGAAGCCCGTCAAAATCCAGAAACTTTGGCTTGTGGGCGGCGAAGTGGTGCTTTGGCCCTATATCGTTGACGGCGTTGTATACAATTACCCAATCGTCCGTAACTCAATTTGGGCAGATAGCAAAACCTTGCCGGACCCGGAATTTCAGAATCAAATCATGGATATCACTCAGAAATGGCTTAACGAAGCCTGAAAAAGAAGCACATCAAAAGCTCTTGCACATCCTTGCGAATTCCATAGTATTAAAGTTGTACGACAGATAACATCTACTTGGCACGCCGCGTGCTCGTACAATTCATAATTCTGTTCTCATTCAAGGCAGACCCATCTTCATGATGGGCCTGCCTTTTTTTGTTTACAGAAAAAGGAGGAATTCAAAACAAACCACAAATCTCAAATCACAATCTTCCGCTACAAGGAAAAGACACAAAAAAGGAGTCACAAAATGAAAGTCGAAAAGAATAATAACAGCATTTTTCGGAACAAGCATGTCCTGGTTGTCGTCGCGGTGATGTGTATTTTTACCATCATCGCCTGCATGGGTTTTATGCTTTCTGTTCCTGCACACGCAGAGGAAAACATAGCTCCCAAAACCGAACCTATCGCTTTTTCCACTCCCATTGAAACGGTGAATGAGCTCGATAAAGCGTTCCCGATAACGGAAACTTCCGAAGAAGCACAGGAGGAGATTACAACTGCTGAGGTCGAATCTTCCGATGCTGCAGAACCGGAACCACGGATTGAGACCGCAGAAGCAGCCATCGAAGAAGCCAAACCGAAACCCGAAACAATCCCAGATAATCTCAACGACAATGAGCTTGAAATCTACACAGCTCTGCGGTCCGCTGGTCTTTCCAAGGCCGGTACTGCCGCAGTGATGGGCTGCATGTCGATGGAAAGCGGTCTTAAAGCCTCGGCCGAAAACCCTTCGGATGGCGGCTATGGACTCCTGCAATGGACTTATAGCCGAAAGACAGACCTTTTCAACTGGTGTTATGGCAATGGCTATGACCCCAACACCGTTACGGGACAGGTGATGTTCTTCGTGTATGAGCTCAATAGCACATACAGCAAGGCCGCCAAATACTCGTATCCAGTGTACGAAACTCTTACTACAAGCGACAGCCTGGAAGATTGCCTTTCGATGTTCTTCTCCCATATGGAAGCAGGAACCAACGTGATAATCTCTTCCCGCAAAATCTATGCAGGAGGGCTGACCACGTTAGACCTATACCGCAAACGCTTAACTGCCGCTTACAAATACTTCATTTGAATTAGGAGGAAATCACAATGAAAGCAACCGTTTATCTGTCCCGAAAACTCTTGAACCAGTTAAAGGTAAAAGAAACCGAAAGCAAAGACCTTATGCTAACCCATAACCTACACAACATCATCATCAACGGTAAGCGTGTTGGCTGCTCTGGCCACATTCAGAACGTTCTCAACAATAAGTGCGTTTACGTCAGCACCGAAAAGAGTTGCTATCAGCCCTTGTCTGACAAGAACCTGGTTCGCTATGCCGCCAGTATGAAAGATTACTCCTCTGTATCGCTCGGTGCAAAAGGACGTAATCAGTTCGTGACCAATGATGAGTTGGTTGGAAAAATCATTGATATGCTCCGATAAGGACATAAACAGAAAGAGAAAAAGCTCATGAAAACCGGCATCAAGAATCAGATAGTAATAGTATCTGCTGTGGCAGCTGTTCTGCTCATTGTTATGAGCGTCTGTGCAATTGCGGAGAGCATTACCTTTGAGAAGGTTGCTGTTCTCGCTACAAGCGTACTTGCCTTGAACAAATGCTGCGGCATCCTGTTAAATTAAGGAGAAAAAACCATGAAGAATAAATACAAAGTTGTTGCCTTGGTTCCTTTGGAGTTCTCTGTTGAGGGAAGCTCCGATTCCAAAGAGGCAATCGAATCCGTCAAAAACATTTTCGAAGCGTGTCGGGATGATAAAGACTACGCGGACATCGTTTTTGATGGTATCGAAGAGTCACTTCGTCACGACAGTATCGAGTACAAAGTTGAAGCCGTCCAGCATGAACCTGAGGTGAAAGCAAATTCCGATATCCGTTCTGTTGCCTCCGATATCTGCGATATCTTCGAGAACTATCTCGACGAAAACGGTATTTGCATCGTTTGCGATGATGCAGATGAGGAGCGGGAACGGAAAGACAATGAAAGCGGCGCGATGCTGTACGGCATGGAATATTGGCATCTCGTTGAGGATGTCGAGTTCTGGCTGAGTCACATGAGTGCGCAGAGAAAGCCGGTCATTACTTCTAAAATTTTGAAGGCGTTCAACGAACTTCTCGTATCCAAAAACCTCGGTAACTCCGTGCCAAGCGGCGATAATCGCTATCAACTGCACTCAAAGATTCTGAGTTGCTTGCGTTCTCGTGAGGAGGGGTTGGAATGAGCACGAAAGGCTGGAACAGTCTGAAACCTATTACGACCCCTGACCAGACGACCGCGCCGATTCATTGGAACCCAATGAACGAGGATTGGAAAATGCGGCTTACCAAAAGCCAGATTTACAACACCTCTTCTGGTTTCGATACTCAAACGCTCGATGCTATGAAGAAGCTGCATGACAAAATCCTCACATTTGGCGGGGATGAAGTCTGCATGACGGAATTTGACGAAGACGCCCCAAAAATCCTCAAACGCGGCCGGTTCTTTTATGGCAGCAGCTATATGAGGAAAGGCCAGGATTGCCAGTGCCATTACAATTCTGCACGGCTTTGGTATAAAAACAAAGACCGGTGCTTTATTGCAACGGGCTATGCTCTTTCCGAAGACGGGCTCTGGCGCTGTCATTCCTGGGTCGTTCAGCCAATGGCACGCACCGTTCGCGTGTGGGAAACCACCGTCAAGCGTGTTGCCTATTTCGGCGTAGTTTTGACCAGCGAGGAATGCGAAGACTTTGTCGAGAACAACACATAACAATTGGGGAGGTTACCCAACATGGGTGAACAACTACATTTCAGTATGGATGGTGAGTTCCTCACCGCCATTGCACGTGACTGGTTCTGGAATATGGACAAGCCGTATAAAAAGTGTGAGGAGCTGCTGCTCTCCTGCATGATGGGTGGCAACGAGGAAGAAAAAAGGCATGTTTGCCAGGACATTATCGAAGGCCGGAAAAAACTTGTTGGTGTCAATGAGTTTGAACTTGTCGATGACAATGTTCATGTTCGTTCCCTCGGGCAGAAGGTTGAGGAGCTTCAACACAAGATGCTGGTCAATCAAATTCGTGAGGATATGATTGCACATCCTCTCAACTATGTTGACCGTTTTGCTATGACCGATAGCTATGATACGCTCTGCGACAACGCAAAACGCCATTGTATCGATTGCAGCTATGACGGTATCAAGTGCTTCCTCTATGGGAAAACGGGTTATTCTGATGCATTCAACAACGGTGCATGGCTTTTTACCCACCCAGACCTTGTTGCAGAATTCAATGGTGAACCGCTTCCTGAGCAGGAATCCAACCCGGAATTCTACAAAACCGATTTTTGGACCAAGCTTGCCTCTTGGATTGAAGCAAACATGAAAGGCACATCCGTTGAACGCCGTCAGCGACTGTACAACAGCTATATCAGTGATAGACCCATTCAGCATCAGCTGACCGAATATGGTCTGATTGCTCCCGATGGCACCTGGTATGCCTGCGAGTTTGGCGAGCACGCTGCCCTGGCTGGCCGCATCATCATGCGCAATCGAGAAACGTTTGGTCTTTCTGACCATGAAGTTCTCAATATGGCGTATGACTGGAGCGGCAAGGGTCTCGATTTCCTATATAAACGCGGTTGGATTGCCATTCGTAATCCTTCGATGGGCAATACATTCCTCGATATGGATGAGACCAAAACCGCAACAAAAGCTCAAGTAAATACCATTTTTGACTATATTTCTAAATTCAACCGCTATGACATGAATATTTCTAAAGTTATGGTTGACTAAAAAGGAGATTTTATTATGACTTCCAATATGACTATGACCGCTATTTCCATCTGTAATTTTCTGAAACTCATCGTGAAAAGCACGGTTGAGCATTACACCGAGGATTTCAAGCTGGACATAAAGATTTTTAAGCGCTATGCAAAAGAAGCGCAGGAAACTGGAAAGCCCGTATCGATGCTCTGGTTCTGCCGCTCTTGTGGAACGTATCTCTGCCCTGAGGAAGATGCGTACAAGAAAGATACTCCCATGTTCATCACGTTCAAATACTATGATGAGCAGGAAGAGGAAGAAGCCCGGACCATTAAGGCTTTTCTGGTCACTGTGACAGGGATGGAAGGACAAAAGCCAGTTGGCTATATCACTCCCATCAACTATGCGGATGAATGTGACCGCATTCGCCGTTACGCAGTACCTGCCGAAAAGGTCGAGCTTGTCTATGATAAAGGTTCCCTTGTCCAGAACAATGGCAACTATACGATTCTGAAGCATCCCAAGCTTGGTACACTTCAGAAAACGAAATTCTTGGCCGATGACCCTGACGCGCTTGATTATGCGCTGCATATGGCTCGCAATGAGAGAAAGGCAGGGTGACAGCCATGAAAACGATGGTTACATTGACTCACGAAGAAGCCCAAAGCTATTTGGCGTACGCTCTGATTTGCGAAACGATGGAAGGAGCCTTTTGGAATTCCGGACGCCGTCGCAGACTATACAGCAAGACGTTCACTGAAACTGAACAACGGCAGATTCCCCGCATCAAAGCTGCTGCCCATAAATGGTGTCTCGTCACTGGCGTTCCTGAAAAGGTACGCATGAAAACTAGCACCTATTTGCTGTGGCAAAAGCTCGCGATGTTCTGCGCTGAAATCTAATTTTTCATTACCGCTGCCCATTTGGGTGGCGGTTTTTGTTGCGGATTTATGCGAACGGGTTAAGATATAAATTGTACGATAGATAACAGATATCGAAAAGGCATCCTGCCCTTCGCACACTTAACAATGCGCTTTAGGCGAACTTCCCATTTGGGCGGTTCGCCTTTTTGCGTATAATATAAAAGAAAGGACGTAATCCAAATGAATGAGTACGAAGCAACAATACAAATCAACCCAACCGACGACATCAAGTTCATGCTTGAGGAGTCCGGCTGCTATGAGTCTGAAATTGAAATGATGAAGGCCGGTGGCACCTATGATGCGTTTGTCAAGCGTGTCCATGATGCCATCGACTGGTCTCATCTGTTTGAGCGTATGGCTCAGATGGAAAACGAAACCATCACAGCGACTATCGACAAATTGTCTGATAGCATGATTTAATTATCAGGAGGTAAATACTATGTTCATTCTTATCAAAAATCAGGAAGGCGAAAGCATGAACTTGCTTTCCCAGAATACCGATTTCAACGCTCTACTGGCAGCCATGAAAACTGACATTGAGGCAGAGTACGAAAAGGCAACAGGTTATGCGATTGACCTTGACGAGGATTCCGGCAGCGATTATGAAGTCGGTATCAACGTTGAGGACAGTGCAGCAGACGGTTTCTGCCTTGCGTCCGGGTATATGTACGGCGCAGACAGCAACTTTGACTGGGGCATTTTCAAAGTAAAGTCTCAGAAAAACAATGTTGCAGCGAAACCCTACATTGGCTTGGATATGAACGAGTTCTTTCGGCAGAAAATGCTGCTGATTGACTTGTCGGCAAAAGTGAAGGACCTTGGCTATGACCTTCTGGCCGATGAACTTTGGGGCACAATCGGTGTCTTCGACGCTGTACAGAATTCAGCTGAAGGAGACGGTGTTTTCACTGCTCCGGAAGCGGATGAAGAAACCGGTCTGTTCCTTGACGATTTTTATAACGACGTTCTGGAAAAGATTCTGAACGCCGACAAGAAAAAGGAGGAAAAGTAAGCCATGAAACTCTACATCCAAGGCGAACACGGTAAGCCCTTAACTTTCACCCCGGAAGAAATCAAGGAGAAGCTCGGTATTCCATTCGATATCGCTGCTCTTGGCATCGAGGTAGATGATGGCGACACCACCATCAGGGCTCAGTCATACCCCAAATGGGATTATCAGAACGGGAACCCGCCCATCGACCTCTGCGTCAATGAAATGCAGGTTGGCTCACTGGCTATGCCGACGTCCGACATTCCGGCTCCCGTCATTTATCTCTATGATGAACAGGGGCAGGATGAATCGGATTGGTTTGCATGTACCAGCTTTGCGCCTCGTGCTTCTGGTGACGAAAGTTCTCACGTCGTCTTCTGTGACATGAGTTTTGGCAATGCGTTTGCGACCACAGACGCTTTTGTGAATCCGCGCAAGGAAGCTTCTTTCGTGCAGTGTTCCACTGAGAATCAACTTTCTGATTTCAGGAAAGCTGATTCCCACGAATAACATCTGACTCATATCTTTGCGGTCGTTCCTTCGGGAGCGGCCGCTTTTTTGTTTTCAGTTTCCTTGCGCAAATGTGCGAGTCTCATAAAATGAAAATTAGGGAGGTGCTGTTTTGAAAATTCAGAGAATCATGCCTGCAACTACTCATTCCATGAAAGACGCGTTACCGCTTGGGACTATCCTGACGGTGAAAAATGTTGCAGACCAGAAATATATTGTGGTCGGCTATGACACAAGTTCTGTTCCGCACAACTACTATGCGGTTCCCTGGCCGCAAGGGTACATGGGTGAAGAAAATATGTACTTGGTAGGATTTGATGATATTGCGAAAGTTCTGTGTCGCGGCGGAATCAATGAGGAATCCAGAGTTTTCTTGCAGGCACTGGATGATGTGTTGAACGGGAGGTGACACGGTGACGGTAAAAGAGCTGAAGCATATGCTTGAGAACGCGGACGACAATGCTATCGTCGTTGTGCAAAATAACTGGGCTCCGGCGGAATTCCTGAACACCTCTGCTCGGAAGATGGTGCTTGTGAAAGCAAGCGGAAAGCTCATGACGCCGAAATGGGCCGAGGCGAGCGGGTATATCTGCGAAGGCCCTGCTATGTCGGCAATTTTATTCTATTGAGGTGAGAAAAATCATGCCCGATAAAAAAGTGGCCACGCAGGCATCTGACGGCCCCTGGGAACGCGAAACCATCATCACATTCAATGATGCGGAGAAGAAAGCGTCCTACTACACCTGCAACAAAGCTCGTATGGAACAGCTGAAAGAGCTTGCGAAAGAGTACCCTGATGCTGTTAAAATCACGCGGGATGAGGACTGGTGTATGGAGGCAGATATGCCCAAGAAATGGGTCAAAATCAAGCCGCCTCGCAAGTTGACTGAAGAGCAATATGCGGAACTGGTCAGACGCGGCAAAGAACTTGCAGAGCGGCAGCGACAGGCAAAGAACTTAGTGAAGGAATAATCCGGCTTCATATGCCGAAAGAGGAGGATATAAAATGTATAATTCTTACAGCGCTCTTAATCTATTGGGCGGAATGCTCTACACGGTGATTCTTTTGGTAGTGGCGTATTTTGTACTCAAAATTGTTGCAAACTGGAAGATTTTCGAGAAAGCCGGGCAGCCTGGCTGGGCATCCATCGTCCCGTTCTACAGCAATTACATTGAGTTCAATCTCTACTGGGGCAACGGCTGGCTGTTTCTGATTCCGGTCGTGCTGAGCCTTTTGTCCGGTATCCCGCTGCTCGGCAATCTGTTCCTGGTCGTTGCTCTCATCATCGGTGCTATCACCAACTACAAGAAAGCTGTTGCGTTCGGTGAAGGTATTGGTTTCACGATTGGTCTTTGCCTTCTGAATCCGGTGTTCAACATAATTCTTGCTTTCGGCCATTATGAGTATCACGGTATCCCGCAGGATGGCTATTCCTATTCTCAGCTCAAGACCAAATATGAGGAAAAGAAAGCCGAACAGCAGAACAACCCCAGTACTGTTCAGTACCAGGCCCCCGAAACTCCAAAAGAGCCGAGCCAGAATGTTCAGTATCAGACTCCGAATGCTCCTGCTGAAGTCAAGACCGCGCCGACTCAGCAGAATCAAAATCAGGACAATGGCTGATATTATTTGGGTCGTTGTGTTTCTCTGCGTTCTCATCGCGTCCTGCTTTGGAATGTACTATTTCCAGGGTGAGAACAAACAAAAATTTGTGTTTTGCTTTTTGCTGGTAGCATTATCTTTTGGAGTTCTTGCGTTTCGGCTCCTGGATATTGCCTACACAATGATAAACGCAGCTGTTAAAGCCGCACAATGACCTTTTTGCAATTCTCAAACTGTTTTTTGGCAGACCTTCCAACCGAGGGCCTGCCTTTTTTATTGTTGCCAGGAGGAAAATCTATGAAAATCCGATTCTATACAAACAACAAAGAAGCTATTGTATTCGACCTTGAGGATATTTTGAAGCAGCTCAACATTGAAGAGCAGGTAGCCACTGTCGGCCTTGTCATTGAAAAAGACGAGGCCGAGGTTGAGGCAATCGCTCAGACAATACAAGACGATTATCCGAACATGTACCTTCAGGCAAAAGAATACGGGCGAAATCTGACCTTGGCTTGTGCGGAGCTTCCGAACCCTACTAACCCGGATATTGTAACCTACCTCTATGCGGGCGATGATGCTACGGAAACTGATAGTTGGATTGCGAAAGTGAACAACACAATTCGTGCGCAAGGGGATAACAGTGAACGGCTCATCCACATTGACTCGAATCTCGCTGCCGTGGTAGAAGCAAACGAAACGGAACAAGGATACTATGCTTCCACTGTGTCGCAGCATGACAAGGCCACAAACGAAATGCTGAGTTTTCGACAGATTGCAGAGTCGTTGGAAGCTGTTGGGGATAACTACAAGTACCAGAGCACAAGCAACATTCTGACTGCAAGAACCAAAGCAGAGCGGAACTATATTGTCCGGCTTATCAAGATGTATTGCGACAATACTAAATACCTTGCCGGTTCTATGCCGCAAAGTGAGAACCCGTTCTGTGTCCAGAACGTTGACGCTCTGAACCAGCGCGATGCGCAGTGGTCCGAAATCAAAGAGTATCTTGCACAGGACGAGAATCGCAACAAGCTGGATGTGATTCTTGGCTTCGTGCCGGATGAGGAGAGCGACAAGACTCTAATTCTGCACAGCATTGAAGAAAAAGGGAAGGCCATGTCTGATTCTGAAATCGAAAAAGCATATAATTTGCTGTTTGGTGACTGTAGCAATGGATGAATAATCTTGCGCTTTCGTGCGAGACCCGTATAATTTAGCTTGTACGATAGATACCATCTACTAAGCACACTGTGTGCTCGTACAATTCACACTTCGCTTTAAGGCGGACTTCCCACACCGGGAGGTTCGCCTTTTTGCGTACAAGAAAAAAGGAGTGTTATCATGGGTAGTACATGGACGGCTCTTGGCAACCGACTTGAAACCGCTTGGAAGAGACCTACTAAGCCCAACTCTAAACGCCCGAAAGACGGTGAAATCATCGACGAAGAGAAATCGGTGCGCTGGAACAGGGAAGAGGTCGTTCGCCGACAGAAAGCCTGGGATGCGGAATGCTCTCGGCTGAAGAAGGCGCAGAATGCAGAAATCGAACACATCTCGGAAGCTATCGAACTTCAAATTCAGGAAGACATCAAAGCCGAAACGAAACGCAGCATTTCCAAAAAGGCTGCAACCATCCTCTGGCAGAAAGCCTACGACCGTGGCCACGCCTATGGTTTCGCTGACATCTACTGTGCCATCGAAGACTACGAGGAGCTGGTCGTTGCCGTACTCACAAAGGCCCGATAAAATAACAATCATAGAAAGGGAATAGCATTATGAAGCTGAATGAATACCTCGCCGAAAACGGCGTCAAGCTGATGATTAAGGGTTCTGGAGAAAAGAATCCTACGCGCCAGACCAATAACCTCGGCATGTACGATTATGTTGAGAACCTTGAAAACGTCCTCGGCAAAATGGCTTGGATTTGCGATTATCGCGCAAATGCGGACCCGACTAAAAAACCGATTCGTAACATCAAACCTACCCCCGTTGTTGTTACGGATGCAAAAGAAACGAGCAAAACCATCTATTATTCTCCGGTCTATTTTCGGCCGGTGAATCGGGGTAAGATTTCTTCAACCGTCATTGCTCCCATGGATAACACCGGGTATCGCTGCAACTCTGGTACTTCCATCAACATCTTCTACACGAAAGAAGAGTGTGTGAAGTGTTATCGGGAGCAGGTTCGGCAGGCGAGTGAAGTTTACGAGAAAGAGAAAGCCCGCATCATTGCAGACTTCGATAAACGCATAGTAGAATTGGATAAGTCTCTGGAACCGTTTGAGGATATCCCTAAAAGCGACTACACCGTTGTTGCAAAAATGGATGTTACGAACGATTCTCTCGGATACAATGAGAAAAATCGGCATTTTTATCTCGAGACGACCCGAACCATGATTCCGACTCGCTATACCATCGAAATGCTCAAAATGCAGGCACTGATTGGCCTGGTGGATGAACTCCGAGCAAGCACCACCTGGCAAAAGGGCGTTCCTTTCCGTATCATTATCAGAACAACAGTTTTTGTGGATGGTATTGAAGATGTCAGCCAGGCCACAACGGAATCTCAAACCATTACTCTTTGATAAAAACAAAACAATACATATGTGAGGTAAAATGTTATGTCTAACAACATGTCTATTTCTTCCATCAAGGAACATTATAATAATCTCTGCACCAAAGCCAAAGAATGGAGTGCCGCCTACTATGAGCAGGATGCTCCGGTCGTAACGGATGAGGAATACGATTCCGTGATGCACGAGATTCGTGATATCGAAGCAGTACATCCTGAGTTCGTGACCGCTGACAGTCCTACACAAGTTGTTGGCGGCAAGCGTGTTCTCGGTATTCCGGTTGAACACCGTGTACCGATGCTTTCTCTGCTTGATGTATTCTCCGACGATGAGGTTCGCGGCTTTGTGGATTCGGTGAAAGCCGAATATCCCGAAGTGACCTTCTCTGTTGAACGCAAAATCGATGGCTTGAGCTTGTCTCTCGTCTATGAACGTTCTGACGATGGCCTTGCCCATCTGACCCAGGCTTCGACGCGCGGCGATGGCCATGTCGGTGAGGATGTGACCGCCAATGTTGCAGCCCTCACTTGCCTGCCTCGCAGCATCGAGCTGCCCAAGGGTATCGGCAAAATCGAACTCCGTGGCGAGTGCTATATGTCGGAAAAGGACTTTGAAGCAGCCAATGCAAAGCAGGCGGAAGCAGGGAAAAAGCTCTTTGCGAATCCCCGCAACTGCGCTGCTGGCTCTCTGCGTCAGGCTGACCCGGCTATTGCACGGGAACGCAACCTGCAGGTGTTCGTTTTCAATGTTCAGAGCGTCAATAATGGCGATGCAGCACAGTTCAGCCCGTATCATTGTGACCAGCTGAACTATCTGCATGATGTATGTGGTTTCAAGACCACTTATTACGCTCATTGCAATGACATTGATAGCATCTTGGCAGCCATTCACGACATTGAGGAAAAACGCTATGATATCGATTACCCGATTGACGGCGCAGTCATCAAAGTCGATGAACTGAGCGTTCGCCAGAAGATGGGCGAGCGCACCAAAACCCCGAAATGGGCTATTGCATACAAGTATCCCGCAGAGGAAAAGGGAACTGTCTTGCGCAACATCCAGCTGCAGACGGGTCGTACCGGCCGCGTCACTCCTGTTGCTGTCTTTGACCCTATCCAGCTTGCTGGTACTCGTGTGGAGCGTGCAACGCTCAATAACGCCAATTTCATCAAGGCTTTGGATATCCGTATCGGTGACACGATTGTCCTGCACAAGTCCGGTGACATCATCCCGAAAATCACGATGGTGGAGCTGGAAAAACGCCCGGCTGATGCCGTACCTTACGACATGACAAAGCAGGTCTGCCCCGTATGCGGTGCGCCTATCGCGCCTGTCAACGGTTCTGTGGACCTCTACTGCACCAATGACGCTTGCCCGGCAAAGACTGTGAATCGCGTTATCCATTTTGCCTCGAAGCCCTGCATGGACATCAAGGGACTTGGCCCTCAGATGATTCAGTTCTTGGTTGACAACAAGCTCATTGAAAGCCCCGTTGACCTTTATAAGCTGTACATGAACACCACCAAATTCGTCGAAATGTACGGCAAAAAAGTCGTTGACAAGGTTCTCGATTCCATTGAGAAATCCAAGAGTCAGAATGCGGACCGTGTTCTCAAAGCACTTGGTTACCGTCTTATCGGTGGCCATGTGGCTCGTGCGCTGTTTACCCAGTGCAAGGCAACGAACGGAAACCTTCTGACTCTGTCTTCGCTCAATGTAGATACTATCAAAGAATCCAACATTCCCGGCTTCTCTGATGCCATCTATGCTGCGCTCGACGTGATGCTGTCCAGCCCTGAGTTCAAACAGGAGGTTGCTGCGCTGCGCTATGCAGGTGTTAATCTCGACTACCATACCCCAACAGGTGCTAACGATGAATCCGCACCGCTATCCGGTAAGACGCTCGTTATTACCGGCACTTTGCCTACCATGAGCCGCGATGAAGCCAAAACCTACATCGAAGCACATGGCGGCAAGGTCTCCGGCAGTGTTTCCAAGAAGACGAGCTATCTCGTTGCAGGTGAAGCTGCCGGTTCCAAGCTCGATAAGGCAAACACTCTGGGCGTGCCTGTTCTGAGTGAGGACGACCTCAAGGCAATGTGCCAGTGAGGAGGTCTCGGAATGTACGACTTTGACCGCATCATCAAGGCTGCGGAATCTTGTGATTTCCACGACGCATTTGCCTCTGACATTAAGCGCTGTGAAAATGCTCTTGGTATGGGTGGTCTCATGGGAATCAATGCCGAATGCTGGCTTGATATTCTGAACGCCATGCCGGACGCTGAAATTGCAGAGTATGTCCGCACCAAGTATAAGCCCGGCTTCTTGAATCCGTTCAAGGGTACGTCGCTTTACATCAAATCTTAACCTCTTGCCGCTTGCCCTTTACCGGGTGGGCGGCTTTTGCTAATATGTGCGAATCGCGTACACTAAAATAATAGAAAGAAGGTATCAATAATGAAATCACATGAAGCTCCTGTTACCGAAAGCATGCAACAATGTATCGACTATATCAAGCAGAATGAAGATGAAATCGCAGAATATGTGAATTCGCTTTTTCTTGCTCAGAAGGATGTAATTAGAGAGCAGCTTTTGGAGAGTTTGGCAGCAATGCTGAACCCCATTCCCACTCATTATGAATGGCGCAGCAATGATTGCCCGTATGATTATTCTGGTGAATTGTACGAAGATGGAAAGGTATCTTTGGAGCAGACTGTTAGTGAATTTCTCGAGAGCGAATATACTGGTGCAAGCCGCGCAACCTATGTATCTCACTATGGTCTATCATATAACACATATGGGGATAGCCTCTCGGACGACACCCTTGAGATTGGCTGCTCCATTATGACCGATGGAATTAAAGATTTCGTACAGAGGAATGCAGGGATTCCGTGTGAACGATTCTCCCGTGAAGAATTTTTCGACATCAAAACCGAATGTAACGAATTTGACCCGATATACGACGAATGCCGCGCCAGCGATTTCTTTTGGGCTACTGCCGCTGTAGAATTTGCAGGCATTGACAAAATGACTTTGAAAGAAGTTCTCGCCGCAGTATAAATTGTCACGAAAGCCGTTCACCGTTTGGTGGACGGCTTTTTCTTTTTGACATTTTTTGCGATTTCCCGATAATAGTGGAAACACCCAAAACAACGTGGAAACGTGACGATGCCTTGGCTAGTATCACCTCAAACTATACGGTAAAAGCTAATCTTACTTCCGGTGATTGGAGCGGCACGGTGTCTTTTGCCTGCACCATTTCAGGAAACTAAATATCCGGTCTTCTAAATTGTACGATGTTCCGTATATATTATTTTCGTAAAAACTTGGTATTTTGGGTTGACGGCACGTGCGATACCCATAGAATAGATAATGTAACAGAGATATCATTGATTTGCCATAGTTCATATTCCTCCTGGAAGAAGGACAGATGCCCATATTGGGTTTCTGCCCTTTTTTCTTTTTTGAGGATTCCCGCAGGTTTTCTGCGTTTTATATAGATTTATCCCACGGAATGTGGACTTCTGACAGCCGAAGAAAAGGCTGATTACATAGAATTGTCATGCTAATCAGCATGGCACGTATACACTGCGTTAATGTGTTTATATAAATGTTCCTGCACGCGAACGCCGCGTTAAGAGCGTATTTATATACCGTATAACAATTACAAACCTTTAAGGAGGACATTATCATGATTCGAAACATAATTTAGCGAGTAGACACCATTATCAGCAACCACGAAACCAACGCTAAGCAATATGCAGTTAGCTATGGTTCATTTGTTCACGGTCTAATTAAGACCTAGCTGAGCAAAGATGGTGTGATACTCGCTCTCCTGCTGGAGCAAGTGAAACTGACCGAGGCCGCAAAAGCTCTGCTGCTTTTGGCAGTAGTATCAATCGTTGGCGCATTTATAGTGAAGAAAGTCTTCAAAAACTACAGCCACATCAAAGGATTGGCAGAAGATTTTCTGAAAGTAACTGATGTTTTCGGAGCTGTAAAAGAAGCAATTTCTGATATTGCTGATAGCTCCTGCAAAACCGACAAAAAGGAATAATAACATCCCCGATACATGGGGCTCACATTGCTGTGGAGATAAATTCGAGAGCAGCACGGCAGCCCCACGTTACGGGGTTATATTATGGCTAAGAAGAATAACGTTAAGTTCAATGTAGGTATCACTAATAAGTATTTTGACGCTGTTTCGCGTCAGAACCTACCTATGTGCGCCGCTGCAGATGAAACGATTGACAACGGTTTTTCCAACGCTATCGGCCTCATCAGCATGCTGGTCGCTATCGTTAAAGGACATGACAAAAACCTAATCGGCATGGTTGTTGCCGACTGGGGTAAAGGCATGTCCAAGGAGAAGCTTCCGGAATGCCTGCAGTTCGGTAACGGTCATACCGATGAAGGCCCGCTGTGCATCCACGGTGTTGGCCTGAATAATTTCATTTTGGTCGCAACTCGCAACAAATACCCCTGGTTCATTGCTTCCAAGGAACCGGGGGAGAGCACTTATCACCGCGTTGATGGTCCTTTCGCTACGACCATGACGATGACCGAGCAGGAAGAGATTCCTATGGCGGACGTCGTTATGCGTGGGCAGTTCCAGGCTCTCGGTGCTCCCTCTACCGTTATTTATGTAGAGATGGACAAGGCTACCGCCAGCACCATGCTGACCAAGAACGGCAGCTGTGCCGAGAGTCGGGTCACCAGCCTGAATGTGCTACGCACCTGCCTGGCTGAGCATTTTGGTGTTATGTACCGCAACTACCTGGCACCTGACGCTACTGGCGTCGCTCCTGCCCGTATCCTGATTCCCAACTACCGTATGGCAAATGGTAAGGTTTGCGATGTTCTCGTCAAACCTATTTTCCAGCCGTACAAGGAGAAGCGGCAGGATAAGCACTTCGTTGTAGAGTATGAGGGGTACGAAATCCCCGTCAAGGTCGAATGTGGCCTGCTCGATTTCAAGGCAACTCGGGGTGTGGTTACTGGCGGCTACGATTTGAAGCGCTTCTACCAGTACAACATGCCCACTCAGGGCCTGGATATTCAGCTCGGCAACCGCGTGATTTCTACAGCCCAGTTCGATACCATCTGGGACAAGGCTCGTCACCCGGCCTTTAATGCCTTTACTGGCGTAGTGGCTATCGATATCACTGGCCTGCCGCGTGGGTTCCTGAACACCCTTGCTAACAAGTCTAACATTGACTTGAGCGACAAGGGATGGCGCAAGATTTTTGACGCTATCGCAGAGAACGTAAAGCCTCTCGAAAGTGAGCCTCTCACTCTTGAAAAGTATGCGCAGGAATTCGCCAGTCGGTTGGTTGCTGACACCGGGAACGAAGTTGAACTCCAGTTCCCTCTGTACGCAAACCGGACCCGGATTGACGTTCTGGAGCACATCGATGAGTCCCATTGCAAGATTTACGACTTCATGAGCGGTGTTGCTACTTTGAACTCTGTAACTGAGCTGCGGACTCATTGGGACGGTATGGTTGCACAGGGCATTCAGCCTGTTTCGGCTGTGATGTACTGCAACAAGCGTGGCCCCATGCTCAAGCATACCTGCGACGAGATGAACACTCTCGTGCAGGCAATGAACGACGAGGACTTCTACATGACCCTTGAGGCCGCTGGTGGTGATGTATCTAAGATGCCGCACTACAGCTTTGATGTGGTTCTTGACCAGAATATCCCCGTAAAGAAATAACAGCACTTGCCGTCATCCGAAAGGGTGGCGGCATTATTTTTTTGTTCGACATTTGCACAGAAAAAATCCTTGTGCGGGATGTAGCGCTTTGCGCTGATATGTGCTATAATTAGCACAAAAAGGAGGAACCGACATGGCAGAAAATAATAACAACGGTGGCAAGAATACCAATATCATCACAAAAATCAACGATACCATTTCAAAAGTCCTGGGCGATTTTCCGCCCGTTGTTCAGACTATCGCAAAAGTCATTGTCTTTGGCGGAATCATTTTGCTCATTGCCAAAGCCATCGGCTATATATTTCCCGCCGTCGTGAATGTTCTTTTCAGCCTATTAACCAGCATTGTCACAATCGGTATTCTGGCACTCATTGGTTCCGCTTTTGTGTATCAGGTAAAACTACGGATGACCCGCGATGAAAACTCTTTCCTGCTGAATGAACGACTCAAGTATCAGAAAAAAGAGTATGAGGAGCGTGAACGCAGAAGACAAGAACGAGATAACAGACGATAATATATAATCATACATAGGCTGTCCAGCTTCGGCTGGGCAGCTTTTTTTGTTTTCCTGTTGCAGGTTCTTGCGAATTGCATACCATTGAATTTATAGAAAGGAGCTTTTCATGAAAACACTTGAATCGATTTTCAGCAGAACTGCACAGTTTGGCTTGCTCATTTATCTGGCTGCTTGCTTTGGCCTGTTTGCTTTTTTGCTTGCTGCAATTGCGAAATGGCTTAAACTCATCGACGTAATTCAATATATTGCCTTTGCTTTTGGACTTGGACTCCTCGCTTTGCTTATCGGCATGGTAGGTCTCTCGCTCCTCGGCATTAGGCAAAACTGTAAACATAAGGAGGCCAAACACGTATGAGTAAAAAGATTATCAATATCACCGCAGCTGCCATGGCACTTGCTGTGACACTTTCTGGCTGTGCCACATCTGTGGTTCAGGAACGGAAAGACCAGGCGGCCGCAGCGGCAAGTGCCGAAGCAGCACAGGCTGCCGCGGCGGCAACACCGGAACCGACAGCAGAACCGACCCCGGAACCCATCAATGCCTGGTCTTTGCTGTCGAATCTCCCGGATTTCACGCCCGGTACATTGGATAGCCCTGAAACCACCTGGCCGGACGGTATTCCGATGGGGCAAAGTCCTTTGTCTTACGATGACGGCAGCAAGTTCTATTCGCTGCGCAGCGTTGATACCGGCAAGACACTGGATATCACGGATGTTGCATTACAGGATGTACGGGATTTGCCTGTAAAGGGATATCTGAAATTGAACGAACTTGAAAACGGTGATACAGTCATTGGTGAAATCAATGCAGAATCCACAGGCGAAGGCGTAGAAAAGGAAATCAGTGATTTTTCCATTCACACTGCCAGCAAGGATGACGGCTGTGACTATTATCCGATTGGATATAACGGCGGCTCACTGACCTTGATGCTGGACGGTCGTGCAGCCAATGACGACGGTATCGATATTGGTGATGCGTTCCTTGACGGTCTCTATTATTCGTCTGTCACCCCGGATAAATTCGAAGGTTATCCGGCAGACGGAGAACCGGAGGAGCAGTTCAACTTCCTGTATGGTTTGTTTGGCAATCCGTCCGGTCTCTACTGGACAAACAACGATTCTGTCGCTTTCAATTCCAGCAAGCAGTACCGTACCTTTGAAGATTTCCGAGATGCAGATTATGATGTCGAAATTGGCGGCAAGAACTTCTATCTGGTTTGGAACTATGACGGGTATAGTGTTGTTGCGGCGTGCAACGATACCTTTGACAGCGCAGACGTGAAGGGCACTACGATTCAGGATATCTACTTGTTCCCGAACATGACAGAAACCAAGTACCTGGTCGAAAATTCCGGCAGCCTGATTAGCGGTTATCTGGGTTATGGTGAAGCTCCCGTTATCTTGACTGGTACATACGCATCGGTCAACAGTGATTCAACTGTCGAACAGGATACGAGCGCGGAAGAAAACACCGACGCTGAATCTGGTGACGATTCCACGGCGGACGAAAACGCTGAGTCCAGTTCCGATGATAACAGCGACAGTTCGGAAAATTCCGATTCTTAATTTGAAAAATAGTTATTGCGTATTCGTGCGAAACGCATACAATAAAAATTGTATGATAGATAACAGCACACATACGCTATAATTTCACAATTCTGAGAAGCAGACTATCCGTTTGGAAGTCTGCTTTTTTTGTTGGAATTTTGCGGTGCTTTGCTGATGTTTATTGTAACAAAACACTACAAGGAGAAAGAAAAATGACCGTAACAAACACTGTAACAGAAACAGAACACTTAACTCCCCTGCGTTCCGCTGTAGAGCACATCAACTGGAATACTTTGTACCAGCAGAAAATGGCTCTCGAAGAAGTCTCTGACATGCTCTATGCCAAGAGAAAAGAGGATGACACGTTTGGCAAGGCTTCCGCCTGGCTCGAAAGCGTCATTGCACTCATGGAACGTTTGGGGGATGCAGCAGAAGAGGAAGGAAAGTTTGATTATCCCGAGCGGGACGAAAATGATGAACATCTGGATAACAGGTTCAATCATGTGTTGAATCAGTACCCGGATGTGGATATCTGACCAGTTCATATCAGGAGGACAATGATGCGGATTAACAGCAGTTGTGTGCTTCACAGCACCACGAGTCTCAACGCAAGAGTTCTTCCGCTCATTGGACGGGTCGGAACTCTTGAGCTGTCAAGCGGGCAGCCACTCGTATTCAAAACAACAACACCAAAACAACAAGACGTCCTGCGTACCAGCACAGTAAAAGCTATTGGCTTTGCAGGAAGCAGAATTTTTGTCAAAACCGAAAGAGGAACCCAATACACATTTGAATTCCAATAACACCCAAGCGGCCACTAATCTCATTTTTTATAGATTGGCGGCCGCTTTTATTTTTATCATTTTTTTTGAAAGGAAGTTTTTAACATGAATTTTATCAATGCCGCCACCAAGAAAGAACGCACCCATGTAGAAGAAATCATCCGGTCTCAGCCTGTTATGTCTCATGAAGGCATAACCGCCACTGAGATTGCTATTTGCGGCAAGCGGAATCTTTTCATGGACGTTTATTATCCTGATAACGGCGCTGAAAAGCATCCGATTATCATCGATATCCATGGCGGCGGCTTGATTGCTGGCCGAAAAGAACAGAACCGGAACCTGGCAACCTGGTTTGCCAAAGAAGGGTATCTCACCTTTGTTCCGGATTACCGCCTGGTTCCTGAAACCAATGTTTTCGGTCAAGTCACCGATGTCATCAATGCGTTTGCTACTGTAGCTGAACACGCTGAAGACTTCGGTGGTGACTTGAATCAGGTCTTTGTAGTTGCCGACAGTGCTGGCGCGTTCCTTGCCTGCATGGCAAGTTCTATTCTCCGCTATCCTGCCAAGATGCAGCCGGTAGAGGACGAGCTGGAAGAGAACGTACCCGAGGCAGCCAAGCAGCTCATCATCAATGCGATGGGCCTGCAGAGCGGGATGTACTACATCTACAAAGGCCAGGTCGGGCTTCTCCAGAACTATTACATGGCCAAAGGTTGGAAGAATCACAGCTATGCTGAATTCATCAAGCCTGAAACTTATTCTAAACTCATTCCTCCGTGCTATATCTGCACCGGAAAGAGGGATTTCCTCAAGAAACAGACTTTCGGATTCAAGAAGTGCCTCGAAAATGAGCGCGTTCACCACGGTTACGGGTTTGTTTCCAAGAAGGAAACCGTTCATGCTTTTGCAGCACTGTATCCTGAATCCGAATCCGCAGTCGGTGTAAACCGCGAGATGATTCGGTTCTTCGACAGTTTCGAAAAATAATAAAAACCAAAAAACAAATAACAAGGAGGCATTTCATAATGACTCACAATGAGTTGGTTCATGACCTCTGCACTCAAGATTCGATTGTAGTGCAGAACTTTGCTGAGCTGATGCGATTTGTGCTCGACAACAAAGCGGAAGTTATCTATGACGGTTGGATTAACGTCTATGTGCCTATCTGGTTTGATGCTGATATGGCATTTGGCCTTAACTTGAACACGGTCGAAAATGCAGACTGGATTAACATGTACATTGACTGGCATCCGGACGATACCATTCGTACATACATTTCCTACTGCAATAATTCCACCGATGACCCCGACTTCAATCTCGAAATCATCATGAGCCCCCGCCATCAAGAACTGTTCAATGCGCGATTCAAAGAACAGTTCAAGGCCGCTTATCACATGAGTGTCGAAGAAGCGTGGGCTAAATTCGGCACCGAATAATATAGTGAGGAGATATATCATGGCACGTAAAGAAATCAAAATTTTCATGGACGCCAAGGAAGCTGCCAGTTTCCTGAAAACTATCGATTGGTCCTGGCTGTTCACCTTCCTCAGTGAGCGCTACAACGTCTCGCTGAGCCCCAGCAAGGAGCTGAAAGACAACGGCGCAGCAATCATCAAGGTTGAATGGCCTGATGAACTGATTGAAAAGTGCGGAATGATGGCTGATGTCTTCTCGTCAGTCAAGCTCGTCACTTTCGATTCGTGTTTCAAGGAAATCGTGGAATACGATGAAGATAAGTTCAATGAAGAACGTGAAGCATGGCTTACCAATCCGACAAAGACGTTCAGCTATCTCGATTGCGATGGCGTCGTCAAGGAACGGACTCTTGCGCTGAACATCTCTCTTCGCTATACGCTGTATGACGGAGGCTACAATTTCGCAACGCTGCTCTATGCGGTTTATTCCGATGTGAACGGCTGGACTATCCAAATGGAAAAGGAGTAATAACAATGGTTGAAATGGCATTTAAGGTGAATCCCGGCACCACTTTCTACAAGAATTATTTTTCGACAAAGGAGGAAAAAGCGCACTTCGTTGAAATTGCGAAGCAATTCTTCGACAAATATTTTCCCGGTGAGAAATTCTCGTATGTCTTGAATGACCGGTTGACGGTCGAATTGACACCAGAGCTGCTCGCCAAATACGAATCTCAGGTCATGAAACGCCGTGACCCTCACGGTTTTGTCATCTTCAAACAGCGTTCGCCCATGAACTGCCTGTGGGAAGATGAGGTCTGTAAGAACGTGAACGGCAAGAAATTCCTTGCCAACCAGTTCTGGTGGGCCGACTTCAACGGTTCTGGCCGCATCACTACGGAGCTGTGGGATGATGAGCAGGGAAATATCTACGGATATTATTCCTGCGAATATGCAACTCGCAGCACCAAGGTTCCAGACACCGTTACGCAGATTAAGCTGAGTGAATATCACGCGGCTTACGAAGCATACACGGAAGCCAAAAAAGCAACTGCTGACGCCGCTGCTACAGCTTGACGCTGCTTGCGATGCCGGTAAAATTGTGAATGTACGATAGATAGCATCTGCGCATTTCAGCGCTCGTACAATTCACAAACTGATACAACTAGGCAGACTCATCACCACGATGGGCCTGCCTTTTTTGTTTACAGAAAAAGGAGAAAAATATGAACACAAAACGAATCAAAGAATTGGCTGCACTGACCGATGGAGAACTCGCAAGGAAACTTCTCATTCAGGAGTTTGGCAATGACTCTGAAACCCATTGGGGAAACAACGCACACGATGAACATGTGATGGTTACTATCAATCCAGACGGAATCGCTCAAAGGACCTGGGAAGCCGACCATTGGGTTCGCCTTGACGAATTCGACAAAGACGGTTTCTATGCCCGTGAGATTTACGAGGGAAAATGGGTCGATGAGCCATTGCCCAAAAACGTCATTGCACGAAATGTCACAATTGCTGCACCGAAACCTATTCAGCAGGAATCCAAAGACACTGAAATTCTTCGAGCGGCACAAGTCCTGTGCAAGCAGCTGACCGGAGATGACACCTTTGGATGGAATCCTGAGCTTCTTGCACAGATTGCGGATTGCACGGCAGCTTTGCTTGCCACCAACGGAATCAGCTCTCATTTTCCGAGCGCCAATACTGAACCCATCTGCTCTTGGGAAAAGCCGGTCGTCGAATATCAGCGTCCGGATTACGCCCTGGAGTATGGTACTAACTACTAAAACGAGGAGGATATCATGACAAAAAACTATTTTGGTGTCGTTCTGACCACCAAGGAACACGATAAATATCGTCTTGTAGTATACCGCTACAAGGACCCTGACATCCTTAATACCTGCCCGATGTGTCAGCTGCTTCGGGCCATTCACAAATTCCAGCAGGAATACGCTGAAATTCACCGCGAACATTGCAGCCGTATCCCGCCTCGCAAGTGGTACGAGCTTGGCAGAGTGATGCCAAGTATCGTTCTGCGGAAATACGGCCTGGAAAAGCATTGCGAGATGTCATTTGAGCCGAGTCGCGTGCCTCCAGCTTCTGCGCTGAAACTCATCCCTGGTGCGACCGCTTCTAACTGGAAGCAGTACATCTGGTACGTTGATGGTGATGTGACGATGCTTGGCTAAACACCATTGCACATTTGTGCGAAACCTATATAATTACAATTGTTCGATAGATACCATCAAACCTCGACGGTTTTCTTTCGCGCTATTCACAATTCTGTAGACAAAAGGCAGATTCATCTTCGGGTGAGTCTGCTTTTTTCATTAAAATCAAAAGGAGCGTAAAATCATGAACAAAAAATATCTGTTTGACAAAACCAATGTCATTGACCTGTCCAAGCTCTACGATGAAGACAACAATGATACCATGTTTTACTGGTGCAATTCTTGCGGGGAAGTGAATCTTCCCGGCGACGTTGGTATTGTTCTACACACGGAGGACGAGCTGTCGCCGAAAATCAAAAATATCTTTGAGCACCTGGAGTGCGAGCGTAATGAGACAAACGAGTACGCAGTCACTATCTGCAACAAAAGCGGCATTCTTCTGATGGCTTTGTATCCGTGTCAGTTTGTCGCGGATGTACTCAAGATTGATGAAGAAAACCAGAAGGCGCTGGACGCCACTGAACAGTTCGCCTTGAACCTTAAAGGTTTTGGCAACCGGCTGGCTGTAGAACTCAAAGAAATCGACCCGAACTGTGAAGTCATCCTAGGCATCCATACCGACCCGGAAGGCCCGGAGTTTGGCGTTTTTGTTCCGTTCTTCGAGGATGAGCAGCCTGTCGCGAACAATCTTTCTGGCATCCGTAAGAAGTTTAACAGGATTGCGTATTCTGATACGGTATGCAATCTCATTAGCCAAAGTGCGGCCGTCGATGAGAATGCAAAACAGCATTAAACAAAAAGGAGTACATTAAAAAATGTTAATTGATATGGCAAGAGAAGGCTTCAACACCGGATTTGAAGACGAAAACGGCAATCCGATTCTGGTAGGGGACCAGGTAGCGTTTTGCGGCGAAATCGGCAAAGCTGATTATTGCTGCGGCGCATTCGGCTTTACTTTCGAGAATGGCGTGCCCTGGGACGCTATCGAACAGGTAGTGCGCGAAACCACTGGGAATGAACCTCGTTTCCTGTACAACGACAACTTCGTCAGCTTCTGGGAAATCATCTGGAACCTGTGCGACGGCGCGGATGACCGCGTGCTGCCGAATCCTACAGAAATCGACTGATAGCATAAGCCGTCTGCCTTTTGGTAGACGGCTTTTTCTTTTCTCTTGCGACATCGTGCGAATGGCGTATGATGAAGGTGTACGATAGATACCAACCATCGAAGAGGCATCCTGCCTTTCGTACAATTCACATTTCGCTTAAAGGCGGACTTCCCGTATCGGGAGGCCCGCTTTTTTGCGTATTCACAAAAAAGGAGTGTAAATTATGTTTATTGTCACAAAATCTTTTATCACCGATGACGGAAGTCTCTGCATGCAGGTGAATCCAAAGCAGTATTCTACACCAGGAGAAGCATACGATGCCATGCGTGAAGATTACCTCAATGAGCTCACGAGCCGTGGCCTGAAAAACAACGGCGGTTCCAATGAAGATGGCGAATCCTGCCCTGGCGGATACATCATCGGCGATGAGGCACAAATCTACGACTATGCCCAATACACCCCGTTCGAACAGCTGCTTCCTGCTGTTTTGTTCGGTGTTCATCAGATTAGTTGAGGTGGATAACAATGACTAAAACTCGTACCAAGAAAATCATTCAAGAAAAAACACCACAGGAACGTGCAAAGGAAGGCTACTCTTACGAGAAAGCCTGCAACGCAGCAAAGAACTCCGGTATTCCTACGTATCGTTTCGCCGTTGGCGACAGGGTACAGGTTGGGCATCTTCCCAACTGTGTTGTCGAAGAAGTTCTGGATGATGGCGCAATGTATCTCATCCGCGTTACCACCAAGGACAATGTCGAATATTCCTGTTGGGCTTGGACGAGCGTTCGCCCTCTGGATGATGGTAAAAATACGCAGTTTGCAAAACGCAACTCAGCGCTGTCTCGTCTGCACTATTCGAACCGTAGTATGTATTCTCTGCTCAGCTTCCACTACCTGTTCGGCGTTGATTTCAACCCCGATTATCAGCGTGGTTCTGTTTGGGATGATGAAGACAGAGAAAAGCTGCTGGACAGCATCTTCGCAGGTCGAGAGATTGGTCGTTTCGTTTTTAAGCAGTTGCCGTTCACTCGCACGAACGATGATGGCAACTACTATGAAATCGTCGATGGCAAACAGCGTATGTTGACACTGCTCGCTTTCTACGAGAACCGTTTTCCGTACAAAGGCGTTTTCTACAACGACCTTTCTCCGCAGGACAAGAACTGGTTCATGGATGCCCCCATCGGTATTGCTGAGATTGACCAGAACGTAACCCGCGCAGAGGTCTTGGAAATCTTCCTTGCCCTAAACGAAGGCGGTAAGCCTGTTACAAAGGAAGTCCTTGACCATGCACGCGAATTACTAGACAAAGAGAAAGGAAAAGTATTATGAGTCCTATGTTCAAACAAGCAGTCGGTATGACCGAAATCTATGCAAAAGGAATCGCAGAGCTCTTCCTCATTCGCTGCAATCCCTACCATTGGGACGGAAGCGGGGAAGTGCCTGACGATGTCAGCTTCGATGTGTACAAGCGCAGAATTGACGAGACATACGATGGCTGCACGCTCGAAATTCAGCTTTGTAAGCCCGATGGCTGTCTTTGCTATGCGGCGTCCGTCCATCTGTATGAAGGCGGATTCTGGACGGGACACGGCATTGGCTGCTTCGACAAGACTGCGATTTGCAATGACCCCGGTTCTGTCGATGCCTTAACTGGCGCTATCATGCGCGTGTGCATGACATACGAAAACCTCACGAATTTTCGCAAGGTTTTCGTCAAGTGCCTTACCATCAGCCAGAAACGAATGAACGAAATCAAGCAGTATACCGATGACGGCAAAGAACAGGATGAAATCGAGTTTGAATCCGTTATCTTCGCCGATGGTATGCACATGGATGTTCGCTGCGTCCCGCGCCACAACGGGCCTTCCTGGTGTGAAGCGGCCATTTATCGTGAGGATGAAGATATCGTTACATCTGAGCCTGGCAATTCGTTCTACAATCACTGGGTTTGCCAGACTGCAAACGCCACCTACCATCTTTATATGGGTATTGCTGACGAATAAAACTTGACGCACCTTGCGAACGGCATATCATAGAAATTGTACGATAGATACCAATAATCGAAAGGGCATTTTGCCTTTCGTACAATTCACAATTTCGCATGAAGAGCGGACTTCCCACATCGGGAGGTCCGCTCTTTTTGCGTTATAACAACAAAAGGAGTGTATTTTTATGAAAATGACAATCACAGGCCAAATCGATGGCAAATCCGTGCCAATTACTATTCCGATTGAGAAAGTTATCGAGGCTTTCTGGCCCTACGCCACCAAGCCTTCTACTCTCTCTGTTTCTACGGACCTTGAATCGGACAGCATCAGCGCTGACTTTATGCTTGGCGAGGAAACAAAGGATTCTTATCCCGGTATCTGGCTCACCGGCAAAAACAGCAATACTGGCCGTACAGGTTCCTGGTTCTGTTTGGAGTTGCCAAACGAAACCAACGACATGGTAAAAGGCTATCTGTACGCTGGAAATGATGAGACGGAGACGGACCAGCCTCTTGCCGTTATCGCTGATGGTGTTCGTAATGAGGACGACGAGTCGAAGCGCGTGCTTTGGGTGGATGAATCGTTGACTCATGTTGAACCTCTAACCGACAACTATCTGAAACGCCAAGGCGCTGCCACCGAAAAGCAACTCGATGAGTACGACGCTTGAACTGATACCATAAATTTCCCCACCTAACCAAAAATAACAAATAAGGAGAGTAAAACTATGTATCTCGAAACTATTGATGAAAAAGCGTTCCGTTCTTTTCTTTCTAATCCTGCTATTTCCGTTCTGGACGGTAACGTTCTGGATAAATACAACGGCTCGAATTTCTACCGTTTTGTCCGCGTCCCCCTTTCCGATGGCGGTGAGCATCATGTTGACGCCATCTTTGGGAACATGTACAGCACCTATGACCTCGCCTTGAACGCTCACCGTTTTTCTGCAAACGGCAACCTTGAGTTCATGGCTTATCTCGTGGACTACAAGGACACCTACAACGAAAGCTACCAATTCCGGACATTGTTCGGAGGCAGCGTCAGCACCGAGGACGGTTCTTTCCATTCGGCTCGCACCGAGATGGCAGCATCTCTTCATGAGTATTTGGCAAAAACAACAGTGCTCGAACCTGAATATCTCGAGGACCCGGACCGCAACAAGTTGGCCTATGTGAAGGCCGTTGACAAGTATGTCTGCGGCAAAGAAGAAGAGAGAATGAAAGAAACGTTTTCTAGATACTTCAAGCGCTTCGACGACACTCTCACCGTCGAATTTCTTGCCAACCCGAGCCATTGGGCCGAGAACGTGGTAGCAGAACTCGACAAACGGACAGCGCTGTATGATGGCCTTAATTTCAGCGCCGGAAGCGGCAAAGAATTGATTGCTGTACAGCGTCTTGTCGAGCAGTACATCAAGCAGTTTGAGTCCAACCCGAATTGCTGGGAAAGTGAGTACAAGAAGCTTCTGGATGCTGTTTCCGGCTGCAAGAATGTGCGGCTTATTCTCGAAGGGAACGGCAAGCAGCTCAGTGTTCAGTACCCTGCATCCAACCTGAAACTTCACCGAGCAGTAATGGATAAACAAATCAGTGTTTTCCCGATTTCTCCCATCAAAACTCGGAATGAAGTCCAAGAATTTGTGAACAGCATCTTCCACAAAGTTGACTACAGCATCCCCATCAAGATGGTTTCCCGCGTCGAAAGCGGCCGCAAGGTTCTTTGGGAGAATCCTTGCTTTGAGGGAGACAGAAAATAATAATAGCCGTCAGAACAAATTGTGCCGACACTTGATTTGTTTCACCAGAGTCCCGCAGAAATGCGGGGCTCTTTTTTTGTTGCCAAAATATGCGATTCGCCTAAAATAAAAGTTGTACGATAGATACCATCTACTTGGCGCGTTTTTTGCGTTCGTACAATTCACAATTCTGCAAGCAAAAGGCAGACTCACCATCTCGGTGGGCCTGCCTTTTTGTTTGCTCAACTACAAAAAAAGGAGTGTAAAAATGAAAATCAAAGTCAAGTTCCTGAATTGCTGGCAGGAAAACTATCCCGAGGAAGGGCCGGAAGTTGTTTGTGTTTTTCTCGATGAAGTGAAACGCATAAAGAAAACAACCCCTTCGCACCTTTTGAACGACGCTTTGTTGGATTGCTATGTTCACGATGGCAAGTTTGTAACCGCATCTTATGGCTATCTGAAAGCAGGAAAGCTTGCATCGAAGGAAGAATACCTGCCGTTGCTCACTGAGCTGTACTATGTCGGCTACAAAAAGAATGAGTTAGAAGTCTGCCAATTTGCAAGGATTTGACTTCCAAATCCTAAAACTATCACAACAAGGAGAAAAAAATCATGAGTACCACAAATAATATGAATACACGTTTATTCATTGACATGGATGGCACTCTCGCCGTCTGGAAGCAGGCGGCCTGCTTTGAGGACCTGCTTCAGCCGGGGTATTTCAGAGATTTGCCGCCCTATCAGACGGTTTTGGACGCCGTGAAGATTCTTTGCAACACAAAACCAGAACTTGATGTGTATGCACTTTCCGCCTATATGCCGGAAAACCCATATGCAGTTCATGAAAAGAACGCCTGGCTCGACGCTTATCTTCCGGAAATTGATTCCGAACACCGCATCTTCGTTGCGTGCGGCAGCAGCAAAGCCAGAGCCGCAGCAAACCGCCTGAAAACACCGTGCATCGACAACTCTTTTGTGTTGCTTGACGACTACTCGGTGAATCTTCATGAGTGGAAAGCCAATCGTGGCAGCTGCATTAAGCTCCGCAACGGCATCAACGGCAACGGCGGGACCTGGAAAGGTGAATCTGTCACTCGATTCGATACCGCCGAAAACATTGCAGACCGTATTTGGAGTATCATCAAAAAACAAATGCAATGAGCTAAAGGAGAAATACTATGTTTCCAAATATCAAAATTGTCGAAGCCATCCGCAAAGAATACCCCGCTGGAACGCGGGTTCGGCTTGTCAAAATGGATGACATCCAGGCACCACCTCTTGGTACAGAAGGTACGGTTGTTGGTGTCGATGATACCGGCAGCCTCCTGATGCACTGGGACAATGGTTCACATTTGAACATTGTTTATGGTTCGGATGAGGTTGAGAAAGTCTGACAAGCAGACTTGCTCAAACGTGCGATTCCACTAAAATTGAAATTGTACGATAGATAACAGCCCTATGGCCGAAATGCGTACAATTTACAATTCTGCAAGACAATCAGCAGACTCACCATCTCGGTGGGCCTACTTTTTGCTTTCAAACAATAAAAGGAGAAATAATTATGTATTGCATTCAGTATGACGAAATCTGCAAAAAGCACAATTTTGAGCTGAAACACGATGCCCTTGGTGAACGCGTAACCCTCGAGTACCCAGCCGATTCTGTCCCGAAAGATACCATTCGTCTTTTTCAAAATCATCTTCCTGAGGGAGTATCGGCTATGGCTGAAAAGTACAGCAGCGACCGTTTTGCCATATTCAAGTACAATGCTGCAGCGGCAGCAGGGAACACCATCGGTCTTACTGAGACCCTGGAGAAAAACAAAAAGGTCTCCGCAGCTCTCTCTGATTTGGCGGACGACCTGAAACAGGCAGAGCTGGAAGCCAAGACTTGGGTTTGCACCGACCCTGATACATGCCAGTGGCGACGTCAGGTTGGCGGAACCCGATACGAGCTATACGACACTTTCGAAGCTCCAAATGGCACCTATTTTGTCGTACACGGTGAAGTAGACCCGACCGAGCTCGACCCGGACGACTACGACCAGCTGCTTGAGGCTTATTCCGGTTTGCTGGACTCTGCCAACTGTGAAAGCGAACGCTGGGCATTGATTGCTGAGGCGCAGTTTGAGACCGAAGAACTCTCGATGGAGCGCGAACGCTTTTCAACTTTTGAAGGAGCCGAAAGGGCAATTTGGAAAAAGGTTGGGGCTGACGTTTCAGATGAGAATTCTGCGACCGAAACCCGCCTTGATGCGATTCGGAAACTCGATAAGTTTCATCTTGCCGTCTTTCTGAACGATGTTCACAGCGGTGCAAAAGACTTTCCTTCCAACAACATGAGCTGGTGTGATTGGCTCAATAAACCTGATGATGGTCATTTGTTGGATGTGAAGACTGCTCGATGAAACAAGTACGCGTTAAAGCTGATGATAGCGAAGCCATCACCGAAAAGCAACTCAGTGACCTTTCCTCCGGGATTTTTCTTCAAAATTTCGATTATATCGTTTACGGCAAGCGCCTTGCATCCAAATCTGAAAACACTGTGGAGTTCGTGGAAAACACTATCGTTTCTCGCAACAAACAGGAGCTTGAGGTGGTTGCGAGCGGCATGGAAGCTATGGGGCTTTCAGTCGAGACGGGTTATTACGACCCGGACGACGAGTCCTCCGTTGATGTGCCAAAGCAGCTTGTCAGCTTCCATTACGTCGTTCTGAAGGAAAAGGTCTAAGCCATAGGAGGTTTATATGTACTGCAAAACTATCACAAAGGAAATCTTCGATTCCTATATTGCAAATGACTCGGATACCGTTCTGGAAGGTGCTGTCACCAACACTTTCGGAAACACTACTTTTTGGCGCTTTGTGCGCGTTCCTTTGGCTAAGGGAGAACATTATGTCGAAGCGCTGTACGAGCAGGATTTCGGCTCTTTCCCTCTGGCTATGGGTACGAACCATTTCAGCATTAAGAATGGTCTCGAGTTTATGGCGTTCATCGTTGACCGCAAAGAAACCTGCTGCAAGTCTATTTCGCTTATGATGCTCTTTGAAGATTGCAAGCAGGCTGATTCCAACTGGGTCACGGCTGAAATGAGAGAAAAGTTTCTCGCATACATCGAGAAGAACTACACTCCCTCCGCCGAAGTGATGAAGGACAAGAGGTTTCAGTCCATGACATACGACAGCGCCATCAAGCAGTATGTTTATGACCGGAACAACGATACCACTTCGCTCGATGTGATGTTGAAACTTCTGGAGAAATTCGATGATTCTGTTGTCGTTGATTACCTTGCAAACCCCACCGGATGGGAAGAGCGGTTTGCCAAGGTTCTGGAACAGTCTGGAATCTGGGATTCGTTCGCCAAGGAGTTTGCCGAACCTTTTGTGGCATATCTGGTTCAGACCCGGCAATATCTGGATGCGTTCAGCGCGGACCCTTCTTGCCGGGAAAACGTCTGCAAGAATCTGATGGCTGCTGTCTAAGACCGCAAAAATGTGCCCAAACAGCTTATCGGCTTCCATTACGTCGTTCTGAAGGAAAAGGTCTAAACCATAGGAGGTTTGTATAGAAACTATCCCAAAGGAAATTTTCAATTCCTATATCGCAAATTTCTCTGACGGGATACTACTATGTCACAATCTAAAACGGAGGAAAACAAGATGAAAGTAAAAGGAATGATTGAGTCTGACGTTGATACTTTTAAGGTCGGAGACGCCATCGAGGTCAAACTTGCAGATGGTGTAAAGGTACAGGCTATGGCAGTGCAGCAAGAAGAGGACGGCATGATTTTCTGTCTGGTTGATTGCCTGCCTAGCGAGCACCCGATGAACAGCACCAGTACCAATGAAGGAGGTTACGAAGAGAGTAGCCTTCGTAAAAAGCTGAATGGTGAGATTCTGAATCTCTTCTCGGCAGAACTCAAGGCTATGATGGCCCCGTTTAACAACGGTGACCTGCTCCGTCTGCCGACCGAGAAAGAGATTTTCGGTCAGAACTACTACGGTGAGTGCGAAAGCCTGTGTGTGAAGCAGTGGAAGCCCATGAAGAAACGCAGAAACCGTATGGCGTTCGACGGCACTAAGTATGAAAACTTTCAGTGGTACTGGCTGGCGAACAAGGTTGAAGATTCCGCTTTCCGTTTCGCCAGTGTCAACGCCGGCGGTAATGCGGACTACTACAACGTTACCAATTCTATTGGCATTCGCCCCATTTTCAAAATCAAGAACCATTAACGCTTTTTGCACAAACTTCTCGGCTATCCAACTTTTCTTGACCTTTTGTGCGAACGGCATAGAATAGTATTCGTACGATAGATACTATCCACAAGGACGCTATTTGTGTTCGTACAATTCACAATTCTGCTTTAAGGCGGACTTCCTGATTTTGGGAGGTCCGCCTTTTTGCGTTCAAAAAAAGGAGTGTATTAGAAAATTATGAAAATTCAAAAAAACAACACAGGCATCCTTATCACCAAAACCGTGAAGCAGCCGAGCGCGAAAATCGAGTTTTCTCTGGATGAGCTCGATGCGCTTTCGGAGTTCTGCGAGAGGTTGCAGGACGAAAAGGATATCAGAGAATACCTCAACACTGCGGTGACTATTCCGGATTCTGCCGAGGTATCGGCTCCCATTGCCGCCAAGTATCTGCGCGATGCAGCCCTCTTTGAGCAGCTCGTGGACGAAACCAGACGGAATCAGGAAGAAAACCAGAGCGATTTTCTCACTGCCGTCAGCGAAGCAGTTGCTTCTATCGAAAAAAGCCGCGATGTCAAAGAATGGCAAGGTTTGACGAAAGAGACTGCGGAGCGTTTTGCTCGTGAATTCATGGCAGAACGGAATCCCGGTCGTTGGTCGGGGTTTGGTGAGGTTCCTGAAAGTGTCAGCCTTGACCCCCTCAATTTTCCCATCAATGACATTTATCCCAAAGGCAACAAACCCGCCCTTCGTATGCAGCTTATCAGTGTAACCTATCCCAGCCTTCACAGAGTTTGTGAGTGCAGCATTATTGAGGATGGCGTTGACCTGTGGGCCCGCCGTACGCTGGATTCCATGACAGCCGGAACTGTCGAGGACTTGGTTGAGACTGTTCTGTATGTGGCACGCATGTACGAGAGAAGCAAGTGCTTTGAACGCATCTTTGTAAACCACATCCAGATGGAGAAATCGGTATACGATGCTCTTATCCGCCATCTCAACGACCCTGACAGCATCAACGACGAGTATCGAATCAGTGATGTCGTATTTGCCGCAGACAACACCATTGTTTCCGTCCTTTGGGAAGGGAACAGCAAAGATGATGTTTCTGGTATGGTAACGCTTGCCGTGAACGGTAAAACGGTATATGCAACAAAGAGTACCAAGGTATTCTGCAACCATTGGATTCTTCCCTACAACGGTGCCGAATACCATGTTCTTGTCGATGTACTTCCCGAACAAATCATCTTGGAAGAAACTCTGTACATCAGCAAATCGTCCTCCAAGAAACTCGAAAAGTATCTTTGCGGCGAGGAAGTCCAAGGTTTTGGCTCTTCACTGAGCGAGACTGCGAAATTTTCTGACGGGTATTCGATGGATATCCGTTGCTGTGGCGATGAGGATACTTCATGGGCCGAGGCTATCCTGTACGACAATACCGGTGTGCAGGTCGCTATCACCGAAACCTACGAAACCTTCATTGGTTATTGGAAGTTGGATGATGAGACCACCGGCAAGACATATCGTGTCAATGTTGTGACAGTTAAGTGAGGACTGCATATAAATACGATGAGCCGTGACAATTTGTACGGTACGCAGGATTTGAAGAAAAAGTTTTCAAACTAAACACCTACAAAAACAAAGGAGAATTTGAAAAGTGAAATATCATAACAATGAATACGCCATTGTGACAGAACCACCTCTAGGGTATGAAATTTGGAACATTAAAGATGCTCCAAATGGATGTCTACCGTTTTGCAGATTGAAAATGATGCAGCCTTTTGGCGGAGCAAGGGAAATCGAACCCGATACTTTGAAGGCAATGAAGTGTGATGGCGCACAAGTGATTTTGGATGCTATCGGTTTCGGCCCTCAGACTTCGGATGCAATGCAGAAATATATTGCAAAAAACGGGAAGAAAGAAAACGAAAAGTGGATTTGCGAACGTATGAAAAAAGCTATCCCTTTTATGAAGAAAATTGGTCTTTAAGAAGCTGGTCAAACGCGACAGCAAAGGTCGTATCGACTATTCGTACAGCGATGGGTTTGACGGTTTTCGATATGGTCAGGAGCTTCTGTGATTCTGCGATATCGAGACTGCCGCTCAGCGCCTAGGCATCTGACGCCTATACCACAAACCTGAAACCATTCAAATAAAAAGGAGTGCCATACCATGAGTTACGGTTTTGACATGGGCTTTGCGCAGGCGAACAGTTTGCAGGAAGCCATGACGATTGCGCTGGAATACACGCAATCGCAAATGACCGAAAAGAATATCAGGAAAGCCATCAGGGATAATCGGTATTATATTCCCTCGGTTCGTACCGGATACATTGCGGATGAGGAGAGCAAAAACCGCAGAGCCGATGTACTTGCGGATACCGCTGACCGGTATTGGCTTGAGGCATTGTTTACCTTCCGTTTTCTGTATTGGGAAGAGCACAAGCTGCTCGGTATCATCATGATGCCGCCAGAAAGCGCAAGCGAGAAATGGCCGCTGAGTGTATATTTTCAGAACTCCTGCGACCAGGATTATCCGTTTTTTGAATGGAAGGAAGGCAATATCCCGTTCTTTGCGAACGCCGCCGCAAAAGCCGAAAACTATACGGCGGAAGAAATCCGCGCAAAGTTCGACTACGAAATCGAAGATGAAGACCTCGAATATTATCGGCGCAATACTTGCTACAATGATATTTTTGAGGCACTCGCCCTCGAATCGTGGCTGGACAATCATTGCACGGATGTGCCGTTCGTAGCTTTTGCTTTGCAGGGAATTCAGAACGAAGCCGAGCGATACCGGTATCTGCAATGGCTGAAAGCCAAAATCTGATAGCTGGTACTTGCCCCAGTGTGCGAACCGCATAAAACAGTAACTGTACGATAGATACTATCTAAAGCACAATTCGTGTTCGTACAATTCACAATCTGCAAACAGGCGGACTTCCCGAATTTTAGGAGGTCTGCTTTTTGTTTTGCTGCGAAAGGAGTTTTTATGAGTACCAAAAAAAGACCGTTTTCTCCGGTAGATGAGTTTATTAAGACTTTTAACGAAATGAGTGCCCGATACAGCCGCAACGAACTTTGGTACGACTACATTGATATGCACGCCATCGCACTTGCGAATACCTGTGATTCTCGGTGCAGAGACGCAAGGGAAGAACAGTACAACGCCATTGTCCAAAAGTACGATGAGAAGACTGTGAATCAGTTTGCTGTACTCACTGGTATCACAATGACGGCACTTCTGGAAAACCCTGAGCAGGATTTTCTTGGCACCGTTTACCATAATCTCGGATTAAGCAAAAGCCAAGCAGGGCAGTTTTTCACGCCGTACAATGTCGGACAGATGATGGCACGCATAAACATGCCGGATTCTCTTGTTCTGGACAAATCCCGTATCCTGCGGGTGAACGACCCGTGCTGTGGTGCCGGATGCCTGCTTCTGGCGGGGTACAATGTGATGCGCGAGCAGTTGGAACCCACTGACCCGGACTGGGACAAGTATGTTCTGTTTGTGGCACAAGACATTGACCCTCTGGTCTGCAAGATGTGCTACATCCAAATGTGCTGCATTGGCGTTCCTGGAGTTGTCGTAGTTGGCAACTCTCTGTTCCCGGATACAGAGCTCTCACCAACAGATTTTTGGTTTACGCATAAGTATTTTGCTTTGGACGAGAAAGCTCTCGAAAATACATACCAACAAAAAAGGAGTAATGACAAATGCATATGGTAACCGAAACCCGCCAGCTCCGCGATGGCGAGAAACTGACTGAATTTTTCAACCGCATCGATTGGAAGCCGCTGTTTGAGTTTGTCCGCAGCTATTACGGCGTCGGCGTGGAACAGATGCCTACAACATGTCTCAAACCCAATGGTCGCATCGAGGTGAATTGGCCGGAGAATCTGCGCGATAAGTGTGGCCTTTTCGGCCATACGTACCGTGAAGTATATCTGCAGACATTCTCGTCCTGCTGCTTCCACGACATCACCTACGACAAGGACATTGTCGATAAGTACCTCGCTCGTCCGGACTTTTATCGTTTGAATATTTCTTTGGAAAACGACTGCAACGGCACTTCTTCGGATGCTTATTTGCAGCTGACATTTTCGCTGAAACACATCGAATTTTCCGGAGGGTACAACTTCGCAAACCTGTTCAGTGCTGAATACCGTAAAGATACAGGCTGGTTCGTTGTATCCGGAGAAGGCGAAGTCCTCATGGGAGCGAAGAAATAAAAAGTCGCCGCTCATCTTCGGATGGGCGGCATTTTTTGCTTGCCAAAATGTGCGAACCGTATAGAATGGTATTTGTACGATAGATACCATCTACTAAGGCGCTATTCGCGTTCGTACAAAAATTCATAATTTCGCTGAGGCGGACTTTCCGAGAAATCGGGAGGTCTGCCTTTTTGCGTAGAAGGGAGTATTTTATGGCAACCAGAAAAATCTTATTCCGTGGTCAGACTCGGCGCAAGGGGGAAACGACCTCCATTTCCGGTATCCCACTGCCAGGCATCTGGGTCGCGGGCGGCGTCTTTCCTCAGAACAATGGATATGATTACGCGATAATCTACCAGCAGAACCCGAAGGTTGAGAAGTACGTTGTACACGCGGACACTATTGGCCAGTATACTGGCATCAACGATTCTCTCGGCAATTTCATCTTTGAAGATGACATCATCACTTTCTGGCTGAAGAATGATGCGACCCGAACACGCCGCAAGGGTGTAGTCGAGTATTCTGAATCGTCGGCCCGTTTTATGGTTCGCGTTTGCGAATCCACGGACGTTGTCATGCTCAAGGATTGCTGCTGCATTCACGTGATTGGGAATGTCTTTGACGGTGAATTCGACAAGAGTGAAAGCAAAATGAAGCAACTTTATACGGAATGCTTGAACCTTGCAAAATCCATTGACGCTATCATGCTCTGCTACAACCCGGACATCGACGCTCTCAAGGCTGAAAATCTTTCTGATATGGCTGTGCGCTTGCTCGATGGAGTTTCCCGCCGTGACGTTGTCAAGGACTTAGAGGATTTTCGTGACAAGTGGAGGCATTACAACGAACAGGCAGCAGCAGAATCTCAAGTGATTCTTGACAAAATTTCTGAGCTGTTCGAAAAGGATGGTGATAGCAAATGACGACCGAAACTGAATACCAAAATGCCGTGAACTACCTCACCAAGCTCCTGAATGGCGGCTTGATGGGGGAGCGAGGCAGTAAACCTTTGCGTATAGCCATCGAGGCTTGTGAGCTGCAAATTCCAAAGCAGCCCATCTCGAAAAGCTGGTCTCCGAACCTCTGCCCACATTGCGATGCGGACTTAGGCGGGGACTGCAACGATGGGTACTACCAGAATCTACATTATGAGCGATGCCCTGTTTGCGGACAAAAACTCAAATACATCTAACCGGCAGGGAGCAATCGTTCCCTGGAAATCATTACCCCGCACAGGCCCCAATGCTGCCTGTGCATGATTATTTTATATTGCAAGGAGACTATCATGAAGTTTTCGTAGTCAAAGACCGCGTTGCCAACGAGGCTATGAATGTCATCGCTGACAACACAGAACTGGCTGAAAACTTTGCCGAAACCGTGAAGCGTGAAATCGCGAACGACGACGGTTCATATGCACACATCGGTTTCCACTTGGCAAACGACATTCGGAATCAGAGTCCCGCGTCCGAAGTGCTCCTAACCCTCTGCGGCTGGAACATTGACACGCTACTCGACAAAACGCCTCCCATCGCTATCGAGGACTGACGCCATTGGTACTGTCCAGAACGTCAAAACTTTGGCACAAATACGCCTTGCTGATACGTGCGAATCAGAGATAATAATATTTGTACGATAGATATCATTTGTCTTTGACAAGGTCTCTTGTGCATGTACTATTCACAATTTCGTTGAAGAGCGGACTTCTTGTTATTCAGGAAGCCCGCTTTTTATATTAAATTTTAAGGAGTGTATTATCTATGTCTAACAAAACAAACCAATCCGTTCTGGTCAATGACACCAGCAGCTACTACCTCAAGCAGTATGCAGCTCTGCAGTTCCCGGGCTCCGTTGACAATTTCGGGACCAAGACACCCATTCATCTTTTGCAGCAACAAGAAGAATCTGAGCACAGCGTATCCTTACGCGAAGCTTGCGATTCGGACTATGACCTCGATGGTGCGCAGTTCTTGTTCGAGGGCACGACTTATGACTCGGTGACAGATTTGGTCAAAGAGAACCTGGGTCTTGACGACGAAGAATCGATTCAGGAATACAATAAGCACCCTCGATTTGACCCGTTCATTCCGTACGAAGAACTGGTTGACAAAAAGAATGCCGACAGGGAAGACATCCGCGATATTCGTGATCCGCACTGTCTCGACACGATTGCCGACTATGTCGATATGTACTCCACGGCAAGCGGGTATGATACAGCAGATGATATCACGGTTCTGCTTCCTTCTTCCTCGTATGAAACCATAGGCATGGCGTTCACACATCAGGCTCTCAAACAGTATGAGAAGTCGATTGACAATCATCTATTCCGCAAACATCGCTGCTATGCGGCGTGCGGAGAAGACTATAGCTGTGAAGCTGGCGACTACTACCCCATCATGAATTTCATTCGTGATGCAGGGGAGCAGCTGCTGATTCAGGACCTCGAGAACTTCGATGTCAAAGTGATGGAGCTTGCTTCCGACGATGAAGTCGCTGACTTTTATTGCGAACATCCTCACGAGTTGTTTCGAGCTGCTTATATCAAAGTCTCTGAAAAAGACACCATTGACAAATGCTATTCTCGCCTGTACGTCTTTTGCTCCGGTCACGAGGAAGCCTTCTCTGACGGAAGCAGTTTCCCGGTTTGCGACAGCCATTATGTCATGGTCGTCAAGGAAGAGAAGAAATACAAAGTTCCTTATCCTTTTGACTGTAACCGTTTCGCCGATGAACTGAACAAAAAATCCAATGAAAAGGAACGCTTGACACCCGCTCAGCGCCTTTTCTTCTGGACCGAATACAAAAATCCAATCGAATAATAAAAGGAGAAATATCATGAAAAGTTTTAACGTTATTGTGACCGTTTCCACCACCATCTATGTTGATGCCAACACCCCTGAGGATGCCATCAAGAAAGTACAGAAGGCACTTGACGCCAACGATGCTGGGACTGCCATGCAGCTTGGCGAAAACCTGTCGTGTGCTTTGCGCGATGGCAGCTATCAAGTGACTAATGCCGTTGAAGTGGACGAGTAAGGGGAGATGCGATATGACAATCCCTTCGATTCCTTGTCCTTCCTGCGGCTTTACGCTCAAGCCTGTCTGGTTTCTGGAAAAGGAGCTGGACAATCACGGCATCCCGACCGGACGCACTCGCAAGGCTTGCAGCTGCTTGCTCTGTGATGCGTGCGGGCACAAGGAAACGGTAGATGACACATTTGATGAGCCGTACAAATAACATGAGGTGACAAAAATGGTTCGTTTCTATACGCCAAACTTGGATGAGGCATGCGATGCTCTTAACCTTTACGACATCGACTACGATTTGGATGATGGAGACCGCATCATGGTAGATGATTCTTTCTACGATGATGTCCTCGATGCATTCGAGGAGTATGACATTGAGTATGAGGAGGTGTAAGCATGCTGCGCCCTAACAAAATCATTCCTAAGAAGCCTTGCCCGTTTTGTGGCGCTTTCCTCGAAAACGAAGCACCCAGCACCATCTGGTGTCATCCGCGCAACAGTTGCTTGCTGAGTCTCCGTGGCATTGTCGGAGCTGACCAAATCGTTCAGTGGGATACGCGATATGGCGAGATGACTGGCAAAGACAATGCGATTGGTGAGGAATGATAATGGCCAGATTTTTCGTTTATAGCACGAAGGAAGCTGCTGCGGCTTTGAAAGAAGCGCATATCCCTTACCGGGTACACGGCGAGTACTGTATATCGGTGAACAATGATGATTACAGCACCGCTGTTGAGGCTTTCTTTCGCAACGATGTAAGTTTTCAACCGGAATAAAGGAGGTATTTCTCATTACAAGATTCTTGGCGTTTGGCCTTGCTGCCGCATGCGCCGCACTTGCTCAGGAAGCGATTCCGTATTCACTTGACTGCCATCGACTGATTCTGGTTGATGAAAGCCATTACTTTGAAACCATTGATATTTTCGATGATTACGACATCGATTTCGATGTTATCGGAAATTTTTGAAAGGAGAACTGTTATGTTTACAAAAGAACTCTATAAAATCACATGTACCCGCAACGGTGAAACCAGCGATATCGGCACTTATTTGCTGAAGCCTGGTCCCGAGGCTCCAATGGACTGCTACCGCAACTTTTTGAACAAAACGGATGTGGCCGTTTCCATCAAAAGCGTACCGGACGGATTTATCATCACTGATAATTCTGAACCTGACACCAGCTACCACCTGATGTTTATCCCGATGGACGACGATTTCTGGGCCCGCTGCGCGGCTGAGAAAGAAACGAAACAATAATATTTGCCCCTTCATCCCTTTTGGGATGAGGGGGCTTTTTTGTTGACACTGCTTGCGAAAGGCTGATAATAAAAGCTGTACGATAGATACCATCTATAGCGCCATTTGGGCCGTACGAAAAATTCATAATCTCGCACAATGAAGGCAGATTCACTTTCGGGTGAGTCTGCCTTTTTTGTTTGCGCGAACACAAGAAAGGAAGGAATTAACAACAATGACTGCTAATCTGAAAATCGGTCCTTGCCCAAAATGCGGCAACACTACATTCATCACAACTGCGCATGTAACCCAGACTTGGCTGGTGGACGAGGACGGCGACTTTATCGAAGCCAAATCTGACTGCGATGAAGTGACCCATGCGCCTGATGCCGAGGATTTGTTCACATGCTCCAAGTGCGGAGCTGAGGTTCCGGCAAAATATGCATACAGCGAATAATTTCGCGAATACTTTTGCAAAACCATTCGTACATACCATCGTTAAAAAACAGGCATGACCTAACGATTTGTTAGGGTACTATTGGAGGAAATACTATGAACAACCGTGTACCTGAAGTCTTTTTGTCCGAGATGTTCGGTGAATTGCGCATTATGAAGGATGACAACAAATTCTATTTTTGTGCCGCAGATGTTTGCTCGGCCTTGGGCTATTCAAACCCAAGCCATGAGCTGAACATACATTGCCGCCATGATGGCATCAAGGCTGGCAGGACGGATGTGAACGGCGTTCCCCGCATCATCAAGTTCATCTCAGAAGGTAACGTGTATCGCCTCATTTGCCGCTCCAACAAACCCGAAGCGGAAAAGTTTGAGACCTGGGTTTTTGACGAACTCTTGCCCCGGATTCGCCAGACCGGCGGTTATGTGAATGACCCAGTAGTCTTTGTCGATAATTGGCTTCCGAACACGGACGCCAAAACTAAGGCTTTGCTTGTCACTTCTCTGGAAGCTGTCAAGAATCAGGACAACATTATCGGTGTGCAGCAAGAGAGCGTCGAGTTCCACCGCGCGGTGAGTGCATCTGTGAACAGCGTTGATTTCGGCGAGTTTGCAAAGTGCCTTGCCAACGACCATATCAACATCGGCCGCAATCGTCTGATGGCGTGGCTGCGCAAAGAAAAATATATTGACTCTGCAAATGTTGCTTACCAGCGCTACATCGAGCAGGGAATTTTTGAGGTCAAAGAAACGGTATACTATGTTGGCACCACTTACCATACTTCTCGAAAGACCCTGATTACTCCCAAGGGCCAGGTGTATTTGGCCAAAAAAGTATCCAAAGGATACAAAGGTTAATTTTGCTTGACCGCGCTTGCGGAATGAATAAAATCAGTCTTGTACGATGGATACCAGCAAATCCATAGTTATTCACAACCTGTAGCAGAAAGCAGACTCATCTTCGGATGGGCCTGCTTTTTTTGTTTACATGAAAAAGAAAGGAACGATTTCATGAATTTTAACCCTAATAACCAGAACACTCTTCTCACAAAGAAAGTCGCAGCACTATACGAAGCAATGCAGAAGGCTGGTGATAGTGGTCTCGCCTTTATGGTCGTTGACAGTCTCAATAGTCTTGCAAATTATGCCAGGTTTTTGGCTGAACAAGAAATCTTAATTCAGCAAGCTCGTATCACGATGGATGCTGCAAGCTACCGCATTTTTTATCACAGCGTCGATTCTGCCCGTACCAGTTTGCTCGAAAACGCGGCTGCCAATGTCGCTTTACTCAACCGGCTGTGCAAGAAATACAACACAGACCAGATTGCTGGAAATGTGGCAGACGCAATTGAAGCCGAAATGAACTCCGGCAACATGTATTCTCTTGCTAATTCCCCGGCCTACACTGCATTCGCCAAAGAGGTTCTCAACACCTATTATACGACCGGTTCAGCCGGAAGCATCTGTAACAAGTAAATCAATCCAAGCCCTTTACGGGGTCCACATTGCGGTGGAGGCAAAAGCCAAGAGCCGCACGATGACCCCGCGTTAAGGGGAGACGTATGAGTATCAATCTGAATAGCCGCAACAACACCCTCTGCTGCAAGGTCAACGACCTGTACACCGCCCTCATGGCCTCTGAACTGCTGAACGACTGCGTTGATGACGTTGTCGTGATGCTCAAAACCTGTGTTGATTACGTCAACATAGTGTCGAGTCAGGAAGTCCAGATACAGCACGCGCGTTTCACGATGGACGGAGAGGAGTTTCGACAGTACGTCATGGAACTCGACCGTCATCGCCGTGCGTTGCACGAAGGGCTGATGGCACGGGTGAACTTTGCCAATCGTCTGTGCGTGAAGCTGAACACACCTGTTCTTGCTGAACGGGTCACGGAAGAGAACCGAGAAACCTATTTTGCTTTCGCAAAAGAGGTGGTCGATTCCTATTTCGGTGAAGCCATGCAGAACGGACGATTGCTCTAGGGCAACATTGTCCCAACCCGTTTTAACACTACAACTATGGAGGTATTTATTATGTCTAATAACAAAGAAATTATCTGCAAACTCATCGAAGCCAAGAACCGCGAGGCGAACAGCTACGAAGACCGAACTTGCTACAATGCCGCCTACTGCTATGGCTACGTGGACGGCGCAACTATGGCACTAAACACTTTGAGCGACGTACCCGAACGCCATAAGTGCTATGCTATCCTGTCCCATTATTCCAATGAAGATATCGGCACGTTTGACTCCGTTGCAATTTGCGGCGGGGTACATATGAGCCTTGAGTCGGCCAAGAAAGCGGCTGATGAAATGCTTGCGGTCGATAAGGAAAATGGGTGCCACGATGACGCCGTTCCATACACTCTCGACGATTGCAAAGAGTTTGACGACCTTCCTCTGTACATTGCAGGCGAGTGGGTCAAGGACGAATTTGAACGCTATCACAACTTTTACGCTGTATTTGAACAGGATGCAGCGCTGTAGAAAACAGAACGCTGGAGGTGCTCTTATGTTTAAGGTGTTAGGCGGCATTGGCCGTTCCGTTCCACTCTACAACGGCAAGGCTCGAATCCTTGTCAAGGCAATTATCTCGGTTGCTTCCAGCTACCTCGCTGATATGCAAAGTATCTGTGAGGCAAACGGCTGGAAATCCGTTCTGGATGAACGCGGCAACCTGGTCGTTTTGTCTGTTGTTTCCATTGACGCTTATCGTCTGTCTGACAGCACCTTGATGACCGCATATCTGCGCTTTGCAGAAACTGCGGCTCAGAAACTTACGGGCTGCAAAAATCGGTATTTGGTCGCTGGTGTTGTGTCTTACGATGCAGCCGCATAAGGAGGCAAGCAACATGAAATACCACGGATTTGAATCACCCATCGATTGGTCTCAGTACCTTATCCAGAAAGCAGACAAACACGAATATGAACCGTCTGAGCCGGGGAAGAGAGTCGAGGCTTTACTCGAAAAGCTCTACCTGCCGCAGAACTCCTATTCCTACGCAAAGTTTCCTCAATGGTTTGCGGATGCCGCTGACAAGGGGACAGAAGAGGAACAGGTACGGTATGTGATGAATCATCTCTGCCCGAATCTGTACCACTTTTATAAAAATCCGACGCAGAAAGATTTTCGTCTGGGGCCTGATGTTGTGAACCTCATGGTTCACCAGCATATGTGTGAGAACACGCAGGCGACCATTCTGAACGAGGATGGTTCTCTCTATCAGGATGGGGTCCATGATACCCACAAAGAATTTCTTCTGCTGACGTTGTTCTTCGAACACGAGTTTAACGAGATGGATATCCGGTGCGCCCGCGTATCGTATACCTCATCGGACGCTGAAATCAAAGCCTGCTTCCTGCACGCGGTTCATAAGCGCTTTGGCTTGATGGACCCGGCAGCAGAAAGGCTCTGGCTCAGCAACAAGTCTAACAAAGTTTATTTGCTTCAGACGATTCACGGTATCGCTTGAGCACAAATCAAAGGAGTGTAAAACTATGAAATCTAATACTATTCGCAACGACTACGCTGCGGCACGAATTTCCGCTATATTCGCCATCATCGCAGCGGAAGCAATCGGAGTCACCCTGCTTCTCATTCTGATTCAGTCTCTGCTGAAAGCTGTAACTCCGCTGACGTCGGAATCCATTCTGATGCTGGTCCTGGGTTCTTTTGTCAGGACCGGAACCACCGCATTCTGCATTTTCGGCGTGCTCTCTGCACTGGCTGCCTTGTACGTGTCAGCTTGTGCGACGAGAGAACGGTATTTTTACATTGAGAAGGACGAGCTCAAATTCATAGCCAAGACCAAAGAAATGTTTGGCTGGCTGAAGAATTCTAAGCCTGCAATTGGCTGCTTTGCAGCGGCAGGAGCGTTCATAATAATGGCAATATCTCTTATCGCTGATATCGGCATCTTTGATTCCGGTCTCAGTCGCGAAACGCTCGGTGCTCTCATCAATGTTGCAGTTCTGATGCTTCACATCGCCGGTGGCTGTATCGTTGCTTCGGTGGCTTGTGCGGTTTGGGACAGCAATAAGATATAGGACTCAATATTTTAGACCTGCATATGTCTAATCCAGAGCTGTCCATCTTCGGATGGGCAGCTCTTTTTGTTGCTCAAATTTGCGAATTGCGGACAATTAAGACAGCGAATAAAAACTGGAGGAATCATTATGCTTGCACTCAAAGCCAAAAGGTCAAATAAAACACTCTATCTATTTGCGGCCGTCATTGTAACCGCTATTGCCGTCATTATGGCAGAAAGGCAAGGAGTCGTTGACAGCGATTATTTCTGGCATCTCACCTTAGGAAAAAGCATCTGGCAAAATAAAGCCATCCTGACTCAGGACACTTTCTCCTGGCTAAGCCCGGAACTCAATTTGCAGGAAACCGCTCATTCCTGGCTCAGCAGCCTGATTCTTTACGCGTTTTCCTGCATTTCCACAAATCCTGTCTACGGAATGCTTGCATTCATCGCAGTGACAGTCTTTGCCTACTGTCTGTTCATTGAATATATCTGGGGCAGACAAATCAAAGACCCTTTCATGAATGTCTTGGCTTTGGCTCTTGTCACGCTGCCGCTTGACTGGGCAGGAAGACCGCAAAACATCGGCTTAACGCTCTTTGCAATCGGATTCTATCTGCTGAACAAAGTCTATGAAGAACCTGACACAAAGCTCCGCTGGCTGCTTCCTGTTGTGAGCGTTCTTTGGGCAAACTTGCACGGCGGGGCATTGCCCATTCTGCTCGCGTTCAATCTGCTGTTCTTGGTCTTGTGCTTTGCTCCTGACATCAATGCCTTTGATATCTATAACGAAAAGGGCGACTCAAAGAAGCGGTTCCGTGCCCTGTTCCAGGTCTTTCTTTCCGATATTTTGGCCGGACTCCTGAATCCATACGGCATCAAGCTCTATATCTATTTCTTTGTGACAAACAATGAAACGACCAAGAAATATGTTTCTGAATGGATGCCGAGCCATCTTGCCAATGAAGTTGTGTTTCTGTGCCTTGCCTTCTTGTTTCTGATTGTAGCTTACCGAATGAAGGTAAAGCTCACAGAATTTGCCCCGTATCTCTGCTGCCTGTTCATGACAGCAATGTATGTCCGAATCCGCAGCTATTGGGTTATCGTCATGACTCCCCTCATTTACCGGTTCCTCACTTCTCTTATCTCCGCACAGGAAAACCGGATGTGGAAAGCTGGCGGCAGGCCCAACAGTTCCTGGGCGGGAAACACCAAGAAATACACTATCGCTGCAGCTGCCGTGCTCGTTCTTGTATCTGCTGTCTATGCACCTTCCATGGCCAACGACCCCGATAAGACAGGGGATTACATCACAGCTGACCTTGTCTCATACATCCAAGACCTCAACCCGCAGCGGCTCTATACCTCCTACAATGATGGCGGGTATTGCATCTATCATGGCATCAAAAGCTTCGCGGATTCCAGAGCAGACCTATTCCCGGACGATGTCATCGAAGCAAGTGTGAATTTTGCATTCATGAGCTATTCCACCGACACTGGCATGGAAGACTGTTTGAATCAATTTGACTTTGATGCCATCCTTTTACGGCGCTCCCAAAGCGGTTCCTGCATCGAATATCTAAACCAACTTTCTGGCTGGACACAAGGATATAAAGACGATTATTTCGTTGTTTTTGTACCTTCCGAAACCTAAAAATCTCTGCCCTTGACCGGATTTTTCGGCCAGGGGCATTTTTGTACATATGTTTAGTGAAATCTAAACGGCTGACCGCTTTCTGGACAAGGCTTTCGAGTATTCAAATCGACTCTAGATTTTGTTCCAGGCTTGTTTTGTGCAATATTTACAAACTTTCTTTATTATGGGCGGTCGATTTGTAGTGTTGCTATCTAGCGAAGGAGTGCGAATTGCAGACAATGAAAGTATGGGTTAAAACCCCAACACCTGAATACAAAATCAGAAGGACACATCAATGCTAAATAACAGCTATACAAAAACGAATACCATCTTCGGACAGGCGCTTGGATGCACTGCCCTTGATGACGCATTTGTAAAGCTGCTGAGTGATGTAAATGCCGATGGCGTGACTCAGTTCCTGATTCGGACAAATGGCGAAGAGAAAATGAAGACCGTTGCCCAAATCAATTCTGAGTCTCTGGAAGCGGGTGTTCGTGAGCGCATCTTTGATAAAGTCAACCCGAAATATGGGACCCCGACTTATTGGGATACCTCTACCAACATCTACTTCTCCATCAATACGTTCCATCCTCAGAAATCTCTGCGCGGAAAAGGTATCCGTCGTAAGGCGGATGTCGATAAGCTGCGCGCTCTGTTCTTTGACATTGATTGCCACGGCGATAACGCACCAGCTGACATCAGCGACCGCATCGGTGAACTTGTACTGGATGCCGTGAATCATCATGAGATTCCGGACTGTGCAGTTTCTAACAGCGGCCGTGGTGTTGGCTTGTTTGTGTTTCTTGAACCCTGCAACCCAAACAATCTCTCTTACGGCTTGGCCTACAGCGGCGTACATAGAGCAATTTCTCTCAAGCTGAATGAGTTGATTGAGAAGGCCCAGTTCACGGCAAATGTTGAGCTGGATAAGGCGGTTCATGAAACCAACCGCGTTGCTCGTCTGCCTGGTACTTATAATACCAAGGCAAAACGCTGTTGTCATTGTATTCGGGTCCCTGAAGACAAACCCTTCAACTTGCTGAAGCTCGCAGACCAGTATAAGGTTCCTTATCGCTTTGCCGATGAGAAAGTTGCTCCGTCTGATGCAAACTTCAACAAGACTGAGGGCGAAATCCTTGAATGGGCTAAAAAGCGCTTCGCGGCAATGTGCGTGCGCTATCCGCATCTTCTTGACGTTCTGAACAATTACAAAGAGAAGGAAGAACGGAAAGCAAACTTCGTCTGCCGCTTTGAACTGGCGCTTCGATACCTTCAGGCAAATCCGTGTGGCGAAGGAAAACGTCACAGCACTCTCTTGGCTGTACTGTCCACCTGCTATGACCGTGGCGGTCATCCGGATATGGATAAGGCACAGCTCATCAACTACACTTTTTCTCAGCCCCTTTCTGACAAGGAAGTTGCGCATCTCGTTTCCACCTGCAAATACCCTTGCAAGAACTCGACAATTGAAGTACTCTCCGGCATTCCCGCAAGTGCTCTCAAGAATCCCAAAGCCAAGGCGGAAGGGAAGAAGAGCGAGAGCGAATCTAAGCCAAAGCGTTACGAAAAAGGCGAAATCCCGCCTCCGATTGCAAGCTCCAAGGCTGACCGTTACATGCTCGGTGTCCTCATCAACCACGGCGTCATTCCCGACCTCCGCATCCGGAACCATCGTCAAAAGTACGAAGCTCAGGAACGCCGGAAACAGCGCATGGTCATCTATGACCGTATCCCGGAACTCTATGCTTCCGGAATGTCCGTTCGTGCCATTGCAAAGGAACTGAAAATCTCGGTTCCCACTGTATATGAGCAGGCTAAAGTGCGTGGTCTTGATATCGTGGAGAAGGAACAGCAGGCATTCCGCGTCAAGAACCTGACAGCTCAGCGGCTCGTTGAGATGGGATATCAGAAGCAGAAAGTTGCTGAACTGATGGGCGTCAACCGGAACACGGTGTTCAACGCTCTGAACCGGTCTTTTGACTCTGTATCTGAGGAAGACCTCATACTCGTTGACAAGGCGGTCAATAAGCTCGTTGGTCACGTCACGGTTATCGTGGAGACTCCCGAACCACAGACGGCTGACGAGCTGGAAACGGCAAAGCCGCAGGAAGCTAATGAAGCTGCTGAGGCGGTTGCGACCGTCAAGGCTGCTGACAGTACCGAGACCGTCACTACCGAGAAGGAGTGCTCTTCTAAGGATGACGACGAGCCGGACGGCAATGTACCTTTTGCTCCTTTCAGCGATGCGTACAATCAGCTGTGCTTTGAACCTCAATCCCACAAAGGTTGGCACTCCGTCAAGGATGCGTTGAACAACTACGCGACCAGCTGCTGCTCTGCGATAAGTCAGCTCTGGGATGGCGTTGGCAAAGTTCAAAGGCACTTTGACTACGGTCGAGCGCAGCAAGCCGCAACCTGAACCTTTTTAGTACCTTCACAATTTGATACTATCTCTTTTGCGCGAATCGAACCTTAAAGGCTAAATGCTGGAAATCATCTCAATTTGAACCTGTATTTCAGGCTGGCAAACGGATACGTCCTTTTAAGAGCGAAAACACAAGTCTGCCGGGTTGATGTGCAGGATTTGAAGCGAGTCTCTTCCTTTTGTGCAAAGTTCAATTCACTATTGACAGTCCCGGTGAGGCAAAATTTAGACTCACACGTTCGAGAAGGACGCGCCCATTTATGAGTGAGAACAAAATTCCCGAACAGGCTGCGGCTCAGGAGTCACGCTCGCAATGCCGGGATGCTGGTAGAGGATTTCACGGACCACAAATGCTGGCAAACGCTACAATATTTTCGCGTTCATGCTGTTATTTCAAAATTTCAGGATAAGTGTACCCTTTCGGAGGACACGCCCGCTTGCGAGTGAGAACGAAATCTAAAGGGACCTGACACAAATCCCGCCTTTTTGGCGCTGATAGCTGAACTGCGGACGGATGAAGTGGCCCACGTGGCGGCCATGACGGCTTTCCCGACCCGAAAAAAATTTGTCGGCTGGACTGGTAATAGGAGTCCAGGAGCCCGATTTCTCCTGAAAAACGGACCCTGCCCAAGAATGTCAAACGAGTTGGCAATGTTTTTCAGGCTTTTGTTCGCGTCCTCTTAGTAGAGCTCTATATATATACAAGGGCATTGATAAGTAAGAGAGACTACTAGATTTGAACTGAGAAAGATTGGCTTAGAGTTAGCTTAGGATTGCTTAGGATTAGCTTTGAGTTCCTTGGGATTGGCTTTGTCATAGCTTTGCCTTAGGAAACCCACTATTCCTTAGCTGCAATTTGGCGGCCGTTGCGGGTTGTTGCGAGTTGTGTCCACTGCCGTTTGGAGCGTAGCTGCCTTGCTTTTGGGCTGGTGCTTCTTTGCTCCCTGGCATTCGCGTAGTTGCTCATCCTACGTCCCGGGTCTTAGCTTGCGTAGCTGCTCCATTGGGCTTCGGCTGCCTGGATTCCTTGCTTCTTGCATTTGTGTCTAAACTGCTAACAATTCGCCCTTCGCATTGAGGGCATGTTCGGCTCATGGTATAATTAAATCATAGCAGGAGGAGCTGGACATGAAGCGATATCGGTACTTGTGCATCTGCAGAAAGAACAAGCAATTCTGCCAATACGCCTGCATTCACCGTGTTGCATTTTCCAGATTCCCATTGTGGCGGGTTCCGAAATTTTGCTGCTTGAAGCGGCTTGGGACCTGTACGTACCAAAGCGTGCGGAAGGTGATTGTGTGAGCAACAGCATGATTCTTGAACATCTCGATGCCTGGCAGGGACAATGCCTTGTCTTAACCATTGTGGTGATTCTTGCTATCGAATGGCTTGGCCGGAACTTGAGTCTCTGGCTTGTCATGAAAACTTTCGGCACAAAGACGGCAAGGTTCTACGATACCCGCATTACGGCAATCGGTGTTATCCACCATGAGCTCTCCCATCTCCTGGTTGCCATCTTCACCGGTGCTCGAATCGACGGCGTGAAGCTCTACAAGATTTTCCAGAAACAGGATGACGAAGTTCTCGGCTATGTGAACTACACGCCACGCGGCCTTTATCCGTTCCGCTGCATCCAACAGACCCTCATCGGCATTGCACCGGGAATCCTCGGCATGGTTCAGATTTGCACCATGAGCCAGCTGCTTCTTGGGTTCTGGTCGAGTCTTGGCAATGACTGCTTCAAGCATCCTGCCATCTGGATACTCGCAATCGTTATGAGCCAGATAGCATATCATTCCTGCCCGAGCCGGTACGACATCCAGGGCTCGTGGTTCTGCATCGGCCTTGTGGTCCTTGCATTCTGTCTGTTCCGGGACAATATCTTTCCCACCTGGTTCGCCTTGCAGGTCATCCAGTGTGTGGCATTCGCCGTTATCCTTGCATCCGCACCCGTGATGCTCCTGAGCGTCATCGTGATGGTCGCTAAACTCATAAAGCACCTTGTCTTTGCTGGAGGTAAACGAATCTTTGAAGCTTGATAAACTCTATCTTCGCGTTACGGCTCTGCTCAATGGCCGCGAAGTTCATTACGACTATGTCATCAGCCCGAACGCCGATGACCTGACCGATGAAAAGGCCGACTTGATGAAACAGGAACTCTCGGAATCTCTGCTCAAAGACCTTCCGGCTGGCACCAAAATCATTAGCACTGAGTTCATCCCGGAAACGGAGATGATTGCTCCGATTTTCGACGGAGACCGGGTCACTCCCTGGCGGTTCCTCGATTACGTTGCAAACATCCTTTCTCCCGAACCTGACATGAACGGAAACCTGCATCCGAAATTCACCCCGCTCGCTGTTGTGCGCGTGATGGTGGACGATGATGTTTCGTTGATTCGGCTGGAAGAACGGGAACGAATTCGAATCATGGTCGGGAACTATGTCATGGAATTGACCAAAGCTCCGATTTACACCATACAGCAAATTACGCCGGACGATTACTGGCGTATCCTGAAAGGCATCGGTGTGATGCGAAACTTCCCGACCTCTCAGAGAATCCTCGTGAAGGTCGTCTCCTTGGCGGAACTCAAACGCTGCACGGAACGACGCAGGAAACGGTTCGAGGAAAATGGAAAGGGCTGAATCAACAACTTGCCCCTTGCCTGCACGTTCGCCGGAACCCTCATACCCCGCCCACCAATGCATCGCTCAGAACGTCTGCAGTAACCTCGGTGAGCCTGGTTGCTAAATCTTTTGGCAGACACTTGTATTCCATTGCGAATCCCGTACACTTGAAAGTATCGTAAATACCCACAAACTCGAAAGGCGGTCTTTGTCATGCTGAAAAATATTCTTGCCGTGATTGGTGCTGTGACGGTTGCTGCTGTTGCCAATGTGGCTTTCAGCGACCATGTGATTGTGAAGATTGAACCCGATGAAGAAGGCCCTGAGGACTCCAAAGAACTGGAAGAGCCTGCTAAGCCTTCCGAACCCAAAAAAGAAGACCACAAGTTGACCTTCGATGAGCTTGTTCGCAAGATGGATGAATCCGAGGAACGCTTGGCTGAAGCGGAAGCAGCAGCCACCGCCAAAGACGATGACAATGATGAGGATGACGAGGACGATGAGCCCGAATCCAAAGTCGAAGAAGTCAAAATTCAGGATGACTCGGCTGAAACTGAGTGACAAGGAGTAAAAGCTATGGACACTGATACTCGTATTTCCGTGATTGCTGGACGGCCCGGAGCCGGTAAGACTCGTTGGGCTGCCAGGGAAGTGGTTGAGACGCTTCGCGACGTGAACAACGTCGTCATTTACATCGGCTTTGACCGGGAGTTTGAGCGTATCTGCCGGATGGTTTCGGACACCTATGGCAGCAAACCTCACGGCAAGCTCCTCTTTGCGTTGCAGGATGGCGCAGGGGAAGCAATCGGAAAGGCCGTCGATATCGCCAATAACGGGGAATCTCGCATGTTCTTGGGCAATGAGGATGACAACGAGTACCAGAACAATCGGCGGATGGTGTTTGTGTTCTATGACCAATGCCGCCACGATATCTTCAACGGCCGCCGCGACCTCCTGAGAGCTGCTGCCAGGGCCGGGGTTCATGTCAATGTCCTTTGCCAGATTTTCAGCCAAATTGACCGTGGTGATGTGGATTGGCTGAACGAATACTGCACGCCGTTCGTCATTTCGAAGTCCCGTGAACCGCGCCTGGCAACACAGGAAGAGATTCAGGAAAAGTACCGCTGACATTATCCGTTCCCGGAACCAACCGGGAACTTTTTGCTGAAAACTATAAGCCGGAAAGGAAACAGCTATGTGCTTTGAGTATTTTCTAAAACCGCAGCTCTCTCCTTCAGCCTCCGGTCTTATGGGTTTTATTCTTGGCGAACAAGCTGCTTTGAATCCAAGTCTGAATCCTAGCAAAGCATCTCCGGACGCTCTGAATCAAGCATTGGGCCTGAACAGTAAAACTCTCTTAGCCACGATGAAGGGGATTGAATCCCGTCACGGGCTCGTTTCATGTGATGCCATCAGGAATCAAATTCTTCTAACCCTGGGTAATTCCGAAAAGAGCTGCACGGAAGCACAAGTCATGGCTCGAATCCTACCGCTTGCATTCCTGCCGGTCTATGATATCCAGCTGCTCAATACCGTGACGGATGTTGCCGCCATGACGCACAGCACGAACAACGCGGTGCTGTGTTCGTGTATTTATGCAGAAATTATACGTCAACTTGTGCAGGGAGAAAGAACCAAACAAAAGGCCGTTGAAATGGCCGCTATAACGGTCGGCGGCAGGTATTCCGTCGCGGCTCTTGGCGAACAGCTTGACCAGATTTTGAATTCTGAAAAAGTCGAGAACAGTGGGGATATCGCCTCGACTCTGATTCTGGCTCTGTATTGTTTTGGAAAATCTAAGAGCTTCGATTCCTGCATCCACATAGTGCGGCAGGATATTGCCGGAGAAAAGAAGCTCATTTCGGCTGTCGCGGGAAGTTTTGCTGGCGTATATTACAAGCTGTACGGGCGGCCAATACAGGATGTCAGCCGGTATGAGACAGTCATCAATGGCTTAGACTAGAGAGGACGACAATGGCAAAGACACTGGTTATCGCTGAGAAGCCTTCGCTTGGACGCAGCATTGCGTCGGGACTCACCTGGTGGAAGAACGAACAGTTCACACGGCAGGGAAAAGACCGGAATACATGGCTGGAAAGCCAGAATTATATCGTGGCTTCCTCCGTTGGACATCTGTACGAACTCATTGACCTGGATGCGTATTTTCCGGATTATGAGCCGGGGAAAAAACATTCCTGGACGATGGAACGGCTTCCGTTCTTTCCCGACAACTGGAATTTTAAGTTCGAGGGGAAGGACAATGTCAAGGGCCTGATTCGAACTATCAATAGCCTGATGAGCCGCACAGACGTTGATAAGATTTATAATGCCGGAGACCCTGACCGGGAAGGTCAGCGGTTGGTTGATGAAATCATCCATTACGGCCTCAAAAAGCCGAAACCTATCTATCGACTTTGGCTGCCTGATACGACCAATAAGACCGTCAAGCAGGCGTTTGAGACGGCAAAACCCAATGACGGGTATGCGGATTTTTCCTCCTCCGCAGAGACCCGCAGCGAGATGGACTGGCTCTTGGGAATTGAGCTGACTCGGTATGTGTCCGTCAAGGCAGGCACTTTTATCCGCATCGGACGCTGCGTCTGCCCGATTGTTGCCCATGTCATCGAACGCGAGAAGGCAATTCGGGATTTTGTTCCGAAACCGTACTCCGCCGTGTCCAGCAAGGAGAAGACGAACGGTGAGGACATTGAACTGACCAGTAAACGGACGTTCGAGGAAGGCCATGAAGCCGAAGCTCAGGCGTTGGCGGATGCCTTCAACCAGGCGGGCGCAACCGTGACGAGCGTTAAGACGGAGCGCAAGACTGTCAATCCAGGTAAGCTCTTCTCGATGAGCGACTTGCAGAGCTTCGCCTGTAAGGCCGATAAGACCCTGTCTCCGGCAGATGTTCTCGCCGCAACGCAGGCACTCTATGAAGGCGGATTCGTCACCTATCCGCGTACTAACAGCAGCTACCTTGCCACGAATGAAACCGTCAAGGTAGACGCCGCCATCAGAGGTTTAGCGCAGAACGGAATTACGGGCCTTGTCAATAAGCCGGGTCTTAAATCGATTTATGACGACAGTAAAATCGAAGCTCACTCTGCTATCACCCCGACCGGTAAATGGCCTGGAGCATTGGCAGGAGCACAGAAAACGGTTTTTGAATGTATCTTGAATCGATTCTGTGCCGTCTTCTGTACAGAGGATTGCACCGTGGACCGGACCACGATTGTCATTCATTGCTACGATGAAGATTTCACGCTGAAAGGCGATGTGCAAGTCACTCCCGGATGGCGGAAATTTGAGAAACCGTCAAATGGCGACAAGATGCTCCCGAAGCTCAACAAGGGTGATGCGGTGAATATCAACTTCCAGCTGGTCGGGAAGATGACAACACCTCCGAAACGGTATACGGTCGAGGCTCTCAATAACTGGATGGTCGCCCCGATGCGCGGTGCTGAAAAAGAAGATACCGAATATACCGATGCCGAATGGAAAGAGATTCTTTCTGACGCTACCATCTGCACCGAAGCAACCCGTGCTGATACGGTAGACCGATGTGTCAAGAGCCGGTACATTTCCCTCAAAAAGGGCGTGTATTACGGTGAACCTGCAGGATTCCAGCTGGTCGATATCATGGATAAGCTCGGCATTGTTTTGGACGTTCCCGTGACCGTTAACCTTTCCAAGCAGCTGCACTCCATCAAGGACGGAAACCTGACCCGCGTTCAGGTTTTGGAGTACACCAAACAGACCCTTGAGAGCATCATGTCAAAGGATGTGACGATTGAAGCTGCACAGGGAGCCAGCAGCAAGTATCCAGTTCTCTGCCAGTGCCCAAAATGCGGCAAGGATGTTGTGGAAACAAAGCTTGCCTATGCATGTACCGGGAAAGACTCTGATGGGAAACGATGCCCGGTCGCAATCTGGAAGAAGAACAAGTTCCTTGAAGCGCTCGGCAAAGAAATGACCAAAACAACAGCAAAGGCTCTGCTCACAAAAGGCAAAGCTCCTCTCAAAGGATGCATAAGCGCCAAGACCGGCAAAAAATACGACTGCATTCTGACATGCGACTTTTCCGGAGACCGACTAGCCTATCACATCGAATTTGACGGCGCTCCAGTATCGTTTGGCAGCAAAGTCGGAAAATGCCCGTTCTGCGGAAAGCCTGTGGCAGAAACGGCAAAAGCCTTCACCTGCACGAACAAGTCTTGCGGCGCGGCGCTCTGGAAGGAATCGAAGCTGTATGGCAATGAGCTTGATGTTGATGCCGATATTGCCAAGACTCTTCTCTCCGGGAAAACCGTCGAAGCCACGATTCAGAACAAAGAGAGAACCGGCACACAGGACGTTGAGGTTGGGATTGAACCGTATACGGCACCCAATGGCAGAAAATATATCGGCCTTTGCATCATGAAAACCAAATAGTTAATTTGCCTCATCGCCTGCCCATTTTGGGTGGGCGTTTTTTGTTGCCAAACTGTGCGAATTGCGTATGATTAAGAACAGTGATACGAAACTAAAAAATCAACGGTAGAGGGTTAAAAACATTAAGCCATATTTTATAAAAGTCGGGTATTTCCTGATATTTATTTTCGCAATCCTCAATTTTTTGGGGCTGAAGCAAACGGAATTCGAAATCCGGCAGCTGGATAGCACGGCAAGAATCCTGACAACTCATGCGGAAGCGGTACAGGCAGCACAAGAACAACCAACGTTGAACGCAGCGGCTGCTTCCACTCTAACGAGAGCCGATACGCAAATCGCGATTGCTTCGTTCTCAAATGAGAATGTAGCGGGAGAAGCAAAACGACTCGCGTCTCTCTGCAACGCAAACATCAAAGAGAAGTCCATTACGGCATCGGTGTCGAATGACGCGGTTCTGGAAGAGATGGCGAGAAGACCGAATATGTATGGGCGGCTCATGATTCCTTCCGTGGGAGTCAATGTGGCGTTGTTTGCAGTCGTCAGCCAGGCAGCAGCGGATGCACAGGACAGCGCTGCATATTTTCCGTTCAAAAACTATATGCTGGTTGCGGACCACTGGAATCAGGGGTTCTGGAAAATCAAGCGTTGCTCGGTTGGAACGAAAGCTTATATTTATCGCGGAACTTCGATACAAACGCTTACATGTACCGGCATCTGTCGCGGCGTGAACGCTGGTTATGATTTGCTGTATGAGGATGGGTCGAGCGCTACGACAGGCAGCGGAACCATCATGTATACCTGCAACGGTTCGAATTATCACGATATCACATTGACTTTTTGGAGCTGAGTTTTATGCAGAAGAATAATAAAAAGATGACATGCCTTGCGGCGATTCTCATGGCAGCACTTGCTGCATTGCTGATTTTCGCTATCGTTGACGCGAACCGCATCAATCGTAGTCTTTCTGAGCTGCAGCAAACGGTAGATTATGAGGAACGCCTGGAGCCCTTGCTGTTCCATGGCGCGACTGCTGAAACTGCTGAAACTGCCGAAACGGCTGCGACAGCCGAAACCGCAATGGCTTTGGAGCCGGAGCTGAACTTCACCGCGACGAAAAACGGTATTGTTCCGGATGACAGCTCCTATGTTCCGGTCATGCTGGGCGACGTGACTGTCTGCATCCCTGTTGCCTCTGCCGGGCAGGACGGATGCATCGTGACGTATCGTTCCGGCAATTCCACTGCCGCAATCGGAAATTACAAAATCGCACTGGTGGAAGGAACCACAGAGGATTCTATCGCGACTTTTCAGAACGATGACAAGGAAATCCTGTCGGGGACAAGGACGATGGGAGAAGGATTGATTTTGACCGTTGCTGCTGAAGCCGAGGAAGGGCAGGAGACAGAACAAGAGGCAGTGATTGAAAAGCTGCTTGCTGATGCAGTAATCACCGATACAGCTCCTGCGACAACTGTGTTTGGAGAAACCGTAACAGACGATGTCGTAATCGAAGCGGACAATGGCTATTTGCAGCTGCAGTTGAATGATGACATTGTCTTGGCATCAACTTTCAATTTCAATTTTGATAAAAACGCCTTCTCTAAAACCCTGAACCTTCCCGGTGGACTCACTGTTCGATACGGGAACGTGCAGGACAAAGAGACCGGGTATATCCCGTTTGTCTCTACGGTAAATAACCGTAATGTCAAGATTCTTTCTACCGGTGCGGAAGTGCTGCAGAAATTTTTCCAGGGCTAATACGTTCTGAACCAATCTTACATTGAGCCATCTGCCCATTTCGGGTGGGTGGCTTTTGTTTTGGGACAATGCTTGCCAGTTCTTGCGATGCTCGTATCATTAGAAACTGAATCAGTATTTTTTGCGGGGAATTGGGTGAGGAAAACATGAAAAACAACGGAGAAAAACTTGAAGGGCTGATGATTGCGGCGATGCTGCTAATTTTCTTCGCAAGTATCTGGGCGTTCAGGGACGCTCAAAGAATGCACGAAAAGTTGGCGGAGAAGGTACAGCAGACGCCGGAAACGGCTGAATTTGCAGAGTTTGTATCTCATTTATTGCCAGCAACGGCGGAAACGGCAGAAATCACTCCATTTGATGCAAGTGACCCGCACATGAATTTTGTTGCAAGCAAAGAAAGACTCAAATTGACTCTCAATTCCTGTGTGCCGCTCTCTTTGGATGATACAACGGTCTGCATTCCGATACAGAGCATCGGTGAAAGGAGCCTGGTATCGTATCAGACGCAAGACCATACTGCCTGCGTTGGGACCTATCATATGACTCTTGTGAATGGGCACAAGGAAGAAGGCGTCAACTTTCTTCTGATAAATGATTCCGCCTTGATATCCGGAACAAGGAACATCAATGAGGATACCAGCCTTGTCGTCACGGCACTTGTCAAGGTGAATGAAGAACAGCAGCAAACCAAAGTGATACAACAGCTTTTGGAAGGAGCGGTTCTTTGCGATGTCGCACCGACCATCACAATCTTTGGCGTTCCAGTTAAGAACAATTCGATGATTGAAGTGGATAACGCTCTTGGCAAAATCGAAACGAATCAGGGCAGGGTATTTATCACAAGCTCGGCCGCTATCAAGGAATCCAAGCCTCTCGATGAATCTGTGGTTCTGCCATCCGGCATTGAAGCCAAATACAACAGCACTACCCGAACCGGGTCTGGGGATATTGTTTTCGTGATTGAGCAGGATGGCTGCAGATATTATCTGCTGGCTCCAAGCGTGGAGCAGCTGCTCGGCGTGTTTGGCAATTCTGAATCTTAATCAAGGCTTTTGCGGTTGCAACGCCTTGCGGAACAAGTACAATAATAGTTGTACGATAGATACCAGCAATCAAAAGGGCATTCCGCCTTTCGTGCAATTCACAATCCGCATAAGAGTGGACTTTCCAGCAATGGAAGGCCCACTCTTTTTTGCGTACGATGAGCATTTTCTAGTGCATTTGTTTGCGAACATGCTATAATATAGGAGGTATAAGACATGGACAGTCTTAATACCGTCGGGCATGCCATCAACAACGACAAGGTGAACTTGGATGCTGGATGCAAAAGCTTGCTTGGCTGTACACCCGTTGCAGCTTTTATCGCTAAGAACTGCATTCCAGAATTTCATGATATGGCTCTTGATAAGATTCAAGAGTTCATTGTCTACAAAAAAGCCAAAAGCGAAATGACACCGGAGGAGTTGGCAGAAATTCAAAAATCCAACATCCCTCCAGTCGAAATTAGCTGTCATCCTGTTGAAGACCTGCCTGATAAACTGAACGAAAAGAACGTAGAATCCAAAAGCGTAAATGAGGGAACAATATACTACGATGTGTTGTTCGATATTGGCTTGCCTGGCGGTAAAGCCAATCGAGTCATTGTGGATATTGAAGCTCAAAATAAGTACAACCCTGGATACCACATGCTGAACCGTGGAAGTTTTTACTGCGGCAGAATGGTTTCTGCGCAAAAGGAATCTGTTTTCCATAACTCGGACTATGATAAGCTGCAAAAGGTATACAGCATTTGGCTGTGTATTGACCCTGGTGAAGAAGTTCGTGGTGTTTGTAACACCTATTCAATGACCGAAACCTGTTTGGCCAAAGAATATCATTTTCCGAAAGAGCAATATGACAATTACTGCATTGTTATGGCTTGCTTGCAGGATAAAGAGTCCGATAATGACATGGTACGTCTCTTTTCTTCGATATTCGATAATGAAATGCCTGTAGAGAAGAAGTTGCAACTTGCAACCGAATGCGGTCTGCCGGTTACAACTGACATCAAGGAGGGTATCAATCAAATGTGCAATTACAGTGACTTTGTCGAGCAGCAGGGACTCAAAAAAGGCCGCGAAGAAGGGCATCTCGAATCTCTTTCTGAGAGCGTTGCGAACCTCGTTCGTTCGGGACATTTTTCCATTGAAGCAGCGCTGGATATTCTGAAGGTGTCTGCTGATATTCGCTCGACTGTCAAAGAAAACGCTGAGAAAGCGCTAAGCAAATAGCAATAAGCCGTTGCCTATGCTGGAGGCAGCGGCTTTTTCTTTTTGCTACGCAGTGCTGTCGGCCTCACAAATCTCTTGCAATATTGTGCGAACAGCATATCATAAAAATTGTACGATAGATAACAGCCTTTTGGCCCAATGCGTACAATTTATATTCTGCAGCTAAATTAGCAGACTCACCAATTCGGTGGGCCTGCTTTTTTAATTGCAAGAAAGGAGTACCGACAATTTTTGTCAACCGTTTCCGAAAAATAAATATCAACCTAAAGAAAGGACAAATTGTATGTTTAGCGTTACTTGCTTAATCAAAACCGACATTGATACCGTGAAAAAGTGCATGGGGCAGAATCCCTATAACCCTGAGACTTTTCTTCAGAACTTTGCGTCTCGTCTGACATCTTTCGATGACCCGCTTCTCGATATGTACCCAACATCCGAGATTGAGGGCAACATCGAAGACGAGGATGTTATCCTGGGCATTCGCGAACCGCAGAAGCTCGTTGAGTGGGCGAAAACCATGAAGGAGCGTGCGCAATGTATGGCACTGGCTGAGCTCAGTGCAGCATTGCAGAAACATAAAGCGGAAGGCATCGATATCACAAAGCCGATGTATACCTGCCTGCGCTGCATTGAGTTGGATTCCAACGAATCTTATCTTCTTCGCTGCGCCGCTGAACTGCTCGACAACCATCCCAACCCGGAATGCGGTGAGATGTTTTATGATGGCTCTTCTTGGAAATGCTTCCCGGATAGCTTTCAGCTAAAAGATATCGAAGCTCATGCTGAGGACTATATCGTCATTCCGGTGTTGTTCTGTGATGACTGATTTGACTGCGAAAGGAATTTATATGGATTGGAAATTTATCATGTGTCTGCTCGTTATGTGCTCCACCACTATCTGGAAACTCCTGGAAATCCTGACTTATGGGGAGATTCAGGTCCGGCCGGTGGATGACATCATGATGATGTATATGGCCTTTACCATCTACGCCGCCTATAAGGCTGGCATGGCAGTACAGGCCAAAAAACAGAAGCAAACCGAAGAAAAAATCGCAATCAACCCTGATAGCAAAAAAGGAGAATAACTATGTATCAGCTGCAAAACATTGATTATCTGTACCGTATCTCGACCATGACCGGCTTATCCAAGCTCGTCACCGTTCAGGCGGACAGAGACTCCCATGACCTGAACGATAAGCATTTTGTGATGCTGAATCTGTGCCGGGCTATTGTGAACTTTGCCAATGAAGGGCATGTGATTTCGGCTGTGTATGAGCTGGAACCGGACGGGACCTCCAAGCGGGTTGCCTATCGCGGATTGCCGGAATACCAGGAAGCGCTCAAGGACCCTGAACCGGATGTGGTTGTTGCAAAATTTGCAACGAACTTTTCGTCCGGCACTTCGTTTGCCTCGAAATGCCGTGTGAATCAAAAGAGCCGTGAAGTGTTTGACATTGAGACTTCCGGGACTCCTTCTGATAATGATGACATTTCTGAACGCCTTGTTTCGCTGGATGACGGCGAACACTGGCATCAGGTTCACTGCATTGATGATATCCTCGATGAATACGACGATGATATTGACAATGCTTTGGATGCTCTGTATTCCATCGAAGCTCACGGTGATATCGACGGGGACTACTGGTGTACTACCACCGATAAAGACCTGAACCGGACCATTCGTGAATGCCGCACCGAAATTCTTGTCGATGCGCTGCTTGCTCGCGGCCCTGAGGCGGTAGAAGAATTTCTCGGCTATCCCGTGAATATGTCGGAGGCAGAATGCGTGCTCGAAGAATACCTGAATAACCTGTCCGATGAGGATTTGGCAAACGCCTTCTTCGAAACTCTTTGAGCTACCGCACTTGCGCAGATGTGCGAACAGGATATTATAAAAATTGTACGATAGATACCATCTACTAGGCGCGTTTTGCGTTCGTACAATTCATAATTTCGCTTGAAGGCGGACTTCCCATACCGGGAGGCCCGCCTTTTTGCATCAAAAATTACAGGAGGTAAATACCATGTTCAACATTATGAATCTCAACAACATCGAAAACATTTTCTACTGGACCGACAACAACGGTGCAATTTCTCTTCCCGGAGATACTGCACTGACGTATCGGACCGAATCGGACCTTCCTCGGTTCGTGGCTGCCGTATACAAGGCGCTGAACACCGATAGTGGTGTTTCAGAACGTGTTGTCACCCTAAACGGCCACTGCGGTTTGCTATTGGATGTTCTGTACGACAAGGACTGGATATCGGAGACTTTTTCAAATCTTCACGGCGAAATTCCGGACGTGGTCATTATGAATCTGTTCGGTGCCGCATTGCCTTGTCTGGCACAAGCAATGGGGAATGACATCCATGCCTTACTTAACAAGACGGAACATTGTTCGAACTGCCCTGACCTCAGAATTTTGGTTGGCCAGAATACGGATAAGGATGGCCATGAACTTTGCTTCTTTATTCCCTTTGGCGGCACGGAATTTGACCATGATGAACGAATCAGGTGCGCACATGCGGTTCGCGTTGTGGAAAGCTATCTCGACCGCACGGCTTACGGCAAAGAGGTAGAGGCATACATTCGCAAGCTCGTTAATGCCGCAAATATCAACATCACCACTTCTGAAAGTCACACGGAGGTGTGAGCTATGCTTATCAAAAACATCAAGTGGGACACAGATGGCGATATAGAAGCTCTCGCTTCTTTGCCTACCGAGGTACATACGCCTCCGTTTCTGGACCGCGAAAATACCGATTTAGATTCATACTTTGACGATGTCTTCGACTGGCTTTCGGATGAATATGGCTGGTGCCATTTTGGATTCGAAGCCGTGACGAAAGAAGGAATTGTTAAGGTCGATACACTGCCAGAATAAAAGCACAGAGAAAGGATAATAGCTATGAAAGCAGAAGTTAAATTCGCAAATACCAGCAATGGACCCAAAGCCTTTGTCAAGACTTTTGACGATGATTGGACTCCTATGAGCACGCCGCTCAAGGCATACAAAAAAGACATGCGCAGTATCAAGCCTGCAGGTAACTACGAAGAAGGAAAGGACTACATGGTCGCCGTCAGCCCTTGGGTTCTTGAAGCATTTCTGAAAGTCAATCAGATTGATTATGTTCAGCTGATTCGCGGCCAGGACCTCAAGAATCCGCCCGTTGGCAGCGTTCGGTATGCGAACGAGAAGGAAGTCGTCTGGTACGAGTATTCTTCCGCAACCACCACACGCCGCTGCACGGACTTGTCCCGCGCAAAAAGCTTTGTTCAGGAATGGGTCAATCTTGATTGTCCTACACTCAAACGCTTTAGCACGAATCAGAAAGTGCTTTCCGTGAACGGCTTTGGCATTGCGGTTCCGCTGTTTGAAAGCCCGCTGGTCGATACCTCCTATGTCGATACCGTCATCGCAGACGATATTGAAGACAAGGAAATCGAAGGGCTTCGCAAGCATCTGAACCCAGATGGCGTAATCTCGAATCTACTGAACAATGTTCAGAAAGCGAGAGCCGAGAAGGAAATCGATAAGGTGGAAAGCCGCGTCAAGCAGGTCGAAACCCAGATTTGCCTTTTCCTGCGCACTCCGGAAATCGAAAACGAAATCAAAGACATCGAAACTGCTCATCTCAATGAGGAGGGCGGCTTTGACTGTGGTTTCATTTTCTGGTATCCGAAAGCTGATTCTCAGCTCGAAAAGGACATGAGCCTGCTGGTCGGTGCCAACAAGCGCAAGCTGAGCTGGCTCGACATTACGGTTCCGACTTTCAGCCAGAGCGTCAATGTTCAGAGATATGGTGCAGAGCTTGTCAAGAAACTCGTAAAAGAGCGTCTTGGCATTGAACTCTATTATCGTTCGGAGCTCGACTAATATGCCTGACATGAGAATTTCATTGATGAAAGGGGAGACAATCCCCAGAGATATTAAGGGCCGCAGAATCATTTGCTGCTTTTGCAATGACAAGGGAACTTGGGATACCAAGACTCTTGAGAAATTTGCAAAGAGATTCCCGGAAGCGAAAGAGTGGTACTTACATAAGCTGCCAGAACAGCTTCGGTATCCCGGTCAGGTTCTATTCTGTCCGGGCAATAACGAGAACACGATTGTGGCAATTATGATTTGCAGTACTGAAACCGCCGACAAGTACGGCTCGAAAATTCAGTTCCCGTATCTGTACGGGTGTCTCTTGCAGGCGATGGTCAAGGCCAAACAAGCTGAGGCTTCCGTTATCGTATCGAAGCTCGGAACCGATATGGTCGAATGGCAGTGGAGAAAACTTATTTGGATTCTGAACCATGCGGCGGAAATGAATGAAGGGGTAACGGCAATCGCAGTTTCACCCTATGATTTGTCTGATGTGTTCGTTGAACCCAAAAAGAAGAAGTCCACTTCCAGAAAGGCAAACCCCAAGAAGAACTTGGAGGATTCCGAAGAAAACGATAGCGAAGAAAAGGACAACTGGGATGGTCCGCAGGAAAATGGCAGAGACCAGCAGCTCAGCATGCCTGACGAAAAAGAAGACAAGAAATATAGTAAATACGATAATTTGCGCTAACTTACGAGCTCCTGCAGTGATGCGGGGGCTCTTTTTTGTTGTCTTTTTGTTGTTCTTTTGTTGTTCTTCCACAAAAAATCATTTTTTTGCTTTTTAGGCTTTCTTTTACTTGCCCATCCGTGCGAATCAAAGATAATAAAAACAGCAGCCTAAAAGTGGCACTAAAAAGTAGCAATCAAGAAAGAGGTTATAACATGGCAACTAAGTTTTATCTTGCCGAAATTCCGGATGATTTTCCGGCAACCAACGTCAAATTTGAAAATATGACCAAGCCACTGTTGGCGATTCCGGCCAAGATGGTTGATGGAAAGCCGATTACGATTGTCGGCTACATCAATGCTGGCCAGAAAAAATACAAAGCAAACGATTACGGCTTTGTTGAGTTCAATGACAACGGGGCCGATTTTGCGCAGTTCAAAGACGCCAATATGGATACTCGGTATGCTGTGAAAGAAAAGGCTTCCGGTGATATTCTCGGATACCTGCCGCTTGAAACCGGGGAACTCGTTGGCATTGTGCGTGAGAAGGAAAAACCGATTTTTCTTCTGATTATCGCGGTGATTGCTGCTCTCGTGCTGCTCGTCGCCCTTATCACTGCAAGCCTTTATAAAATGGTGAACAAGCCCCTTGATGGCAGCGGCAGCGATGCCAGCTCCGCAAGCAGCGAAATCGTGATTGCTGACGGCGAAGCGTATGACGGGACGATGGACAACGGCAAAACCGATTCCGGGGAGATGCGATTCATCGAATTCCCGGCATTCACGACCATCTATGTGAGCCCTGACAGTACCGTGGACTTGGTGAACCCGGAAAGCAACCATGTCTACTTCAAATATACGATTCTTGAGAACGATGAAGTGCTCTATGAATCCGATTACATCGCTCCAGGCCAGAAATACGCCTGGCAGGCATCGGATTACATTACCGGGGCAGGAGAGCACGCTGTGGTGTTCTCGGTATCTACTGTCGGTGTAGATGACCAGCAGCCGCGCAATGGCGCTGAGTTTGCGGTCACGGCCGTTGTATCTTAACTGGGCTGAATTGCGCGACAAGCGCATTTTGGTAAACTCGCAAGGGAGATAAATAGTAAAAGACAAGGGCTCGAATCAGCTGGTGGCCTTGCACATGGCTGATTTTGTGTCCGCAATCGACGAAGGAGGTTTCTGAAGATGAAACTCGCCAAAGCTATGTCGATGGCCCTCGCTTGTGCGATGGCCGCGACTATGTGTGCAACCTCCGCTTTTGCTGCAACTTCCGGCAGCACGAAGGTTAATGCCACTGTTACCCCGTCCTACACCCTGACCGTCCCTGAATCCATCACCCTGACCAATGCTAAGGGTGGGAGCGGCACCTACACCGGTACGATTCCCGTCAACGTGAAAGGCGACATCGGCGAAGGCCAGTCCGTGACCGTTACTTCCACTGCACCTATCATGAAGTGCTCTGGCTCCAAGAACGTCACCGCCACCTTTACCGGCACCCCGAAAAAGAGCTGGAGCCGTACCGAAACTTCTGGCACTGGCACGACCGATAGCTACGGCCTGTCTGCTGTTTTGACTCCTGGTACTTGGGAAGGCACTGCTACCTTCTCCTGCGCTCTGGCATAATCAATCCCCATTACACAATCTGGGGTATCCCGCGCAAAACCGAAAAGCGGTCGGCCTCACAAGCAGGCTGGCCGCCTTTTCTATTAGATTCTGGAGGCTTACCATGAAACTGAAAAAGCTTACAGCGGCGGCATTGAGCTTTGTAATGATGCTTGGCATCAATACAGCCCCCGCATTTGCCGCTACGAGTAAATCTGCATCTACCGCGATTACCGCAGAGGTCGGGTCTGGGTATACAGTCACTGTCCCTGAAAAAATCGCGCTGACTAGCACGACTACAGGAACCGGCACGTATACGGGTACGATTGCCGTCAACATCAAGGGAGATGTAGCAGCCAATCAAACGGTAACGGTTGCGGCAACTGCGCCTACGATGAAAGATACAACAGGAAACAGCGTTGCTGCTACATTTACGTCTACCCCCAAGACAAAATGGTCACGGACTGACATGCAGGGCAATGGCACCACCAGTAACTATGTTGTTTCTGCATCCCTCACCCCCGGCAGCTGGACTGGAACCGCAACCTTTACCTGTACATTGGCTTAAATCATATTTGATGTCGTTATGCTGAGGAGGGCATTTATTTTATGAAAACATCAATTAAGATTTGTGCAGCCCTTCTGGCGATTTGTCTCAATACCGGAACTGCTCTGGCCGAAGTGGATAAGACTGCGACAACGGCGCTTGTTGCCGATGTGACTTCCGGGTATACGATTACGGTGCCGGAAACTGTCGCATTGTCGAAGAGTACGGACGGGTCCGGTACTTATACGGGTACAATCCCGGTAAATCTCAAAGGCAGCGTTGGCAGTAACGAAAAAGTGACGGTGACTACCACAGTGACCGATATGACCGATGCGTCTGGGACTAAGGCTCCCGTGACATTCACGGCAAAACCGAAAACGGTCTGGTCATACTCCGACTTGCTGAATGGCGGAACTACAAGCAATTATGTGGTTTCCGCGACACTGACAGCAGGCAGCTGGAAGGGTACAGCTACATTTTCCTGCACGATGTCATAATGCCAAATTCGAAAGGATGTGAAAATCTGTGAACATCAAAAAAGCGGCTGCGAGTTTTCTGTTTATGATTTTTGCCATGGTATGTAATGTGTCCATGGCATTTGCAAGCTGGGGTGGCATGGGCTACAAAAACTGCGTGCTGTGCGGCGCATTGGTAACGCCTATGCCTACATATGGTGGCACACAGAAGTACACTGAATTCTACAACTGTGAAGAAGTTGAGGGCCTAACATCGAGCACAACTCAACGATATGCCCTGAAAAATATGTACGTTGTCAGCAACGCAGATGGCATTATCTGCACAAATTGCGTTGAACGTATTATCAGCGAACACAAAGGCGGCACGGGCGGTGAAGTTGATGAATCAGTGTACATCATTACCGTTCCCGAATCAGTGACACTGAGCAATGAAAACGGTGGCACTGGAGATTATGCTAACACCGTTTCTATCAAGGCAACGGGCGAACTGCTGACAAACCAGAAAGTATTTTTTAATACCTCTGCTCCGACCATGCACCGCGACGGCAGCACCGATGTTATCTGCACCGCCACTGCTACCACTGCAACAGAATGGGACGCAACTGCTGTAAAAGGGAAAACTGCACAAACCGATTATTCCGTGACTGCGCACCTCACTCCAGGCGAATGGACCGGCAATATGGTATTTTACGCTTCGGTAGGAGATACCTATACAGTTGAGGTAGGAGACAATTCTGTATTGCTTTCTCCCGCTTATGAGGATAAAACTCATATTGTATTTGAATCCGATAACCCCTCCGTGGCTTCCATTAGTTCGGACGGCTATATTATCGCTTCGGCAATCGGAACTGCGAACATCACGAAGACCGCATATGACAGTACCGGGACTCGCGTCATCTATTCGTCCAAATACACCATCAATGTCACGGCGCAGATGCCGTTGATGGATGTGAGCCGTCTTGCTTCTGTATTGACGACTCTTTCCTCTCAGGGAAAAAACATCACCGTTATTTCGTTCGGCAATTATGCAGTTCCGGGCAATGCAACGACCTATGACGTATCCGGCCAGGGTGACAAATCGATTGTCGCGTATGTTCCGACCACGATGTACGGCGGCTGGTGGTGGGGCATTCAGAATGGCACAGAGCTTCGAGTGACAGATACGAACCGTGATATGGTGGCGTTTGCTTCCGGTAACAGCATTTGCTTCAAAAGCGGTGCGTCTGACACTTCTACGGTTTTTGACAATATCAAGACCATTAACTTTGATGCAGTTGACACGACTCGCGTGACATCCGCTGCTTACGCATTCTATAACATGAAATCACTGACTACAATTACTGGACTCAGCCGTTGGGATACCAGTAAAATCACGACGATGAACAGCATGTTCAAGGGATGCACAGGACTTAAAAGCCTTGATTTCAGCAGCTTTAACACCAAAAATGTCACGGATTTCTCCAGCATGATGTATGGATGTACGGGTCTTTCGAAAATCACGGTCGCAGATACTTTTGCGACGGCTTATCTCCCAACTCCCGGTTATTCTACGGGCCTTGTTTACGTGAGCAGCCGCATGGGTCTTACCATTGCCGGAAACCCTTCCAGCGCTTTGAGCAGCTATAATTTCACTTCCGATAACCGTACCGTGACATACGATACTTCTACCGCATCTGATGATGAGTCCGATAATGAATTTCCGAACGAGGATTCCGACAGCACCGTGGCACCTGCGCCGACAGCTTCGATGAACGTTTCAAACCTGGCGCAGGCTATGACGCAGCTCAAGGAATCTGGGACTGAAATCAAGGCGATTTCCTTTGGCGACTATCAGGTTCCGGAATCGGCCAAAGTATTTGACGTCTCTGGAATCGGCTCCAGCGCAATTCTGGCTTTCGTAAAAGACGGCGAGAACCGGCTCTACGTCACGAATTCGGCTGGCGGAACGCTTGTCTTTGGCGAGGGAAACAGCATCTCGTTCGACGGGGACGAAGCGTTTGCCGACATTGAAAACATCGAGTATCAGAACGTTGATACTTCGCAGGTGACTTCTGCGGCATCTGCTTTTTCCGGAATGAAGAAGCTCACCAGCATTGGTGGATTAGAGAACTGGAACACGTCGAACATCACTACGATGAACAGGATGTGTTATCAGTGTGAGGCTTTGCAGTCTATTGCCGGGATGGAGAAGTGGGATACCTCGAAAGTAACTGATATGAGTGAAACTTTTGCCGGTTGTCGTTCTCTCTCGGATGCTTCGCCGACAGATAGCTGGGATACCAGCAGCGTTACGAACAAAGAGAACATGTTTGCTGGCGTACTGTGCGAAAAAACACCGGAGATAGCCAATGATACAGAGAACACTGATACTGGTGCGGATTCGTCTGAGGGAAATTCCGAGCAAGCTGAAAGCAAAGCAAAAACCAAAGAGGATGAAGCCGAAACTAAAACTCCGGATTCAGAAAACACACAACCTGAACCATCTACGACAGCATAAGGAGGGGATGAACATGAAGGCTATCAAGCACTTTGCTATGCTTTTGGCAGTGCTGTTTCCTTTTCTTTTGAATGTGTCGTTCGGATTTGCCGATACCGCTACACGGACATGTTCGGTCTGTGGGCAGAAATTCACTGTGACAACCCCGGCCGCAGATGACGCCAAAACATTCGAGGCATACAACAAGGTGAACTCGATTAAGGGCGTTGAGTCGGATAAGAGCGCTACTTATACCGCAATTACGGATGCAAATGTCTATGCAACGACTATTAACGGAAAGCCTCTGTGCTCGAATTGTCTGAGTACGATGGGTGCCGCGACATCTACCGGTAAAGGATTGCCGAAAACGGCTTCCACGCAGCTGCTTGCGAGCGCAACGGCGGTCTATACGATTACGGTTCCCGAAACTGTTAAGCTGACAGGCGTTGACAGTGGCCCTGGCTCATATACGGCTGACATCACCATGACTTTGAAAGGTGATGTCGAGGAGAATGCGGTGATTGTGGTATCTGTGGACGGTGGAACCATGACCAACACTGCGGGCAAAACCGCTGCTGTCACAGTATCCAATCAGACCAAAAGTAAATGGTCCCGCGCAGACTTGCTGAACGATGGAACGAGCGCAACTTGCAAAGTCTCTGCGGAGCTTGACCCCGGACACTGGACCGGCACAGCAACGTTCAGCTGTGAGAAAACGTATAAATAATTTTTTTGGGAAAGGAGGAGAATGTATGCGCTTGAAATCTATTATAGCAAGTGCATTTACCGCGCTGATGGTTGCCTGTCCTGTATTGGCGTTCTCTGAATCTGCTGATTTCGACGACTCTGTGCCCGATACAGATGAGACGATGACGATAGATACGCCTGCCTCGAATGCTGATTCTAACGATGTTGCCTGGCTAAGTGCTTCCAAAGATACAGCAACACAGGTCACAGCAGAAGTGGACAGCTTTTATACATTGACCGTTCCGGAAGAAATCACGCTGAGCGGTACTGATGGTACAGGAATCAAGACAGGCACGATTTCGGTGACTTTAACTGGCGACATCCCTCTCAAGGGAACTGTTCAAGTCAAAACCACTGCTACGCCTCTGCAGGCGAAAGGCTCTGTAGATGTGCCTATGACCACCACAACACCAAAGGTTGAATGGAATCGCACTGAGATGCTCGGAGACGGAACGAGTTCAGACTATTCCGTAAGCGCAGTTCTTGCTCCTGGCGACTGGACTGGCACAGTGACGTTTGAATGCTTGGTGCAATAAATGTCAACAAATCTTATACCGCTTGCCCTTTTGGGTAGGCGGCTTTTTGCTAGGTATTTGTTGTGCGTTCTGAACACGGCAGCTATGGCCTATCTTGTTTCCGGCATAAAAAGCAGACACAATATATTGTGTTTTGGTATTGCAATATACCATATATTGTGGTACAATATATCTACTGGCTCAAATGATAGCAAAGAACCTAAAGTTTGAGCATTTTCGTGTATGGCTATGAGACCGCTTCCTTCTACTTGAAGATAATATGAAATCATGTCAACGGTTTCGCTCTCCGTCACGGCTCGAGAACATAACAATACGGCTATATATCCGCTTCCTTCATTTCTAGAAGAACAAGGAAGTCGGCTCGCATTTTTTGTGCTGCTGACTTCAACACATTAGCGGATATGCTCTCCGTATCTATTACGTGTCTCATCCACCCGTGTCGAGTTTTTCTCGGCGCGGGATTTTTGTTTTGTTAGGAGGTCATTTGAATGCTGACTGTTTATGATTTTAACCGCGTCACGTTTGCACATCATCGCGGCATCGTACCACCCATGCCCGCACTAGAAGGGAAGAAAGCGGTGGAGAAACGCTATGTCTGTTCAGCGAACATGAAATTGATGGAATACGGCTATATTATGGCGCGAGACCTTTTTGATGCCTGCTGCAAGGCCGAATACAATGATTTCCTCAAGACCTGGTCTGCGCTGTATGACTGTGTCACGGAGGATGGCAAGGCAATTTCTCAGACTTCTCCCATCTGGCCGAATTTTCCGGACGATGCAATGGAAGCCGACCTTGTGGACCTGTATGTTGTCAATTTCCTCAATTATCTGACCTGCGGCGAATGGCAGCCGGATTTCGACCCGGTCAAATTCTGCCCCACATTGGACCGCAGCCATCTTCCTGCTGTGAAACAGATTCCGGCGTGTGATGAGGAGGAAATCTACCGCTATGCCGTACAGAGCATTACCGGGCATTCTCCTTTGTCTCCTGACGAGGCGTCCTGCGTTTTCGATACTCTGATGTATGATATTGATTTCACATCTGAGCTGATGGACCGCATGAAACCCAAGCATATCCCATGCAAGGAAAATCTTGCTCTGTATGTGTCTCGCATTATCTCTCGTCCCGAATGGCGGGAACAGGCATGTTTCCGGAATTTCAAGAACTCTACCGATGTGCTGCGCCTGGCTGCCGCGATGAGTGACCAGGATGTGAATCTCTCGAAAGCCCCGAAATTCCGGAACTTTAAGCGTGGTGAACGTCGTCAGCTGCTGGAACTTCTGGAACACACTGATAAGAACGAGGGTTTTGCATTGCATCCCGAAGAGTTCAAGCGATTGGGCGAACGCCTGCATCCGGGTGATTACTCTTATATCTTCAAGGAAGATTATGAGATTTTTGCGAAGATTCGCAATGGCGTCAAGATTGAAACCTACAATTCCAAGCTCCAAGAACTTATGAAGAAACCGGTCAATGCTGAACTGCTTTCCGCTCACCTGATGATGCGGCCCGGTATGTTTGCCAGAAACCTGGACTTTGCGCTGCGCAACTGCTCCAATGCACAGCAGATGGAAAATGTTCTGTTCCGGTTCATCTCGGTGTGCAAGAGCATCGAACCGCGTGTGCTGGTTCAGCTCATCAACCATTTTCGGAATCGCAACAATCCTGTGCATTTGGCAACCGGCAAGGCAAACGGCGCTGCCAGCAAAGCTCTGGAACGGGACATTGAACCTTTGTCTGAGGATATCTGCAAACGTGTGGCACGCGATATCTTTAACCAGCTGTGGCAGGTCCTTCGCGCAGAGGACACCGAACCGAAGAGCGTGTACATCGACCCGGATTGCCATTGCAATAAGCTGATTTTTCCGGATAATCCCCGTCAGGTCACTTCCGCCGTGCGTGCTGCAGCCTGCGGCTCTCGCACGAATCTGCCGGACGGAAATGTGCTCCGTGCATTCCTTTACTGGAAGGGAAACGATGGCCCTGACCTGTGGAATGGCATCGACCTGGACCTCTCGGTTGTGTTCTACGGAGAGGGAAAAGCAAAGTTCGTGTACTACGCGAATCCCAAGGACGAAACACTTGGCGCAATCCACTCCGGCGACCGCCGCTGCAGCGGTAAGAATGGTGCCGTTGAGTATGTAGATTTCGATATCAAGAAGTGCTTTCAGAATGGGTTCCGTTATGCCGCCCTCACTGTAAAATCCTACTCTGGGGAGAAGTTCTCTGAGATGGAGAACGCTTTCTGCGGCGTAATGGTTCGGGATGGCAAGACGGGTGAGCAGTTTGAACCTGCGACTGTCAAGGACCGCTTTGCTCTCACTACGGATTCTGACCAGCTCGTTATGGTCGTTATAGACCTCATGACCCGTGAAGTCATTACGGTGGATAAAAGTGTGGCTCAGTTCCGTTTGTCGTGCCGGAATGTTGTGACAGACTATGCACCTACAGTAGCAGTCTGCACCTACGCGATGCAGCTGAAGAGCCTGTCTATCAAGGAAATGCTCGGTATGCGCTATGCACAGTTCTTGAAAGGCGACGACTGGAAGCACGCAAGTGTTATCGTATCTGATGAACCTGAAAAGTTCAAGATGACGGATAAGGATACTCCTGCGCCGCGCATTGTTAGCCCCTATGACATTCCGGGCATTTATGACCTGATTTTTGGCAAGGAAAATCAATAAAAAAGAAGCTGTTCTCCTGAAAACGGAGAGCAGCTTTTTCTTTGTCAGGATGATTTTGCAAGAGAAGCGTCGGCAATATCCTTTTCGATTTCATCAAACTGATACAGCAGAAAACGCTTGCAATTTCTTAATTGGATGTCTAACCGTCTTTTGGTCACCTTTTTGTCTTTAACCATGTCGAGATAATCTTTGGCTGGAGACATATCCGGGTTAAAAAGAACACATCCCAAATTTACCTGGCACTTGGCATACAGCTCACGCACTTCACAGCAGCGGGTCATATGCTCGTCTTTACGTCTCACACTCCAGCGAGCGGAACGCAATGCACGATAGCAGTTTTGCAATGCCGTGGTGCTGTAAATCCTTTTCTCTGCAACCATCATTTCCCTCCGACTTTTTATGGGAAAATTATACCATATATTTATGAATTGACTATGACAAAAGGTGATAAAATCATCAAATATATGGTAAAAAACGCGAAGGCAAGAAAAATTTTGAAAAAAGTGAAAAAAATGCGAAAAAAACGTGATGTTTGTGCTTGCGTGGGTGTGCGAGTCGCAGATAATAAAATCAGTGGCTCAGAGCAGTAAGCCCCAGAGCTCCCTGATAAGGGCGAACTCATGGTGCATATCTGCGTCATCAAGTCATCACATGGTAGACTGACGGGCCTTGCGGTGTTGCAAGAATGGTCAGGCGAGGGAAGCGATGAATCCCTCATTGCTGCCAAGTACATCGTGTTTTGATGCAGTCAGCGTCGAGAGGACGCGGATATGCAGGGCTTGACTTTTGACCCGATGCATGCAGGAGCAAAGGAATCAAAAGAGATGGCCTAGTTCGAATCCACTATTTGAAAGGAGATTACCCCAATGAAATGTTACAAGCGCGTTGCAAGCGCTGTAATGGGTATGGCAATGGCCGCCAGCTGCATGGCTCCTATCACCGCTTACGCAATGGAAGACACCAAACAGCCCACTGACAATACTGCTATTGCCAACCATCCCAATAACGAGACCATGCTGCACAGCACTCCCGTTTACCGCATCGGTGCCAAATCCTTCTACAAGGTGAACGATGACGGTTCCGTTGTCTACGCCGACCAGGATGCCGAAGGCTACACTGCAGTTCCTGCCGCTTATATTGCAGGCAGCCAGTATAACGATGGCGAAGAGTACGGCGTTTATACCACCAAAAAGGCTGATGGCACCTTCCAGATGCATTACGTCAAGATTTCTGACTGCCAGCAGACTCAGGGTGGCGTGAACTGGAACCACGGCACTGCTGATGAAGCTAAGGTTTCTGACGATACCAAGGCTGAGGGCACCGACACCGCCACCAACGAAGACCCGACGATGTCCACCCAGTTCTACATCTACCTGGACAACGACACCGAGATTCCTCCCGAGACTCCTCCGACCGAGGAAGAGCATCCTGGCGTGAAGACCGATGACGGCCGCGTTGAGTACGATATCACCGTTGCTACCGTGAACCATGTCAACATGAAGGCTACTGTTCCTCTGTACGTCTGCATGTACGGCTTCCGTTCCACCGGCAACGTTGTTACCCCGACCAAGGATGCTTACCAGCTGCGTAACTACTCCACCATCGACAAGAACAGCCGCACCTACATTGCCGATATCGTGAAGGTTACCCATTACAGCCGCATCTACGATGCCGACCACTCCAACGACGAGCTGTTCTCCATCGCTTACGATGCCACCAGCAAGACCTACACCTACTGGTACAGCGACCCCTCCACCACTCAGGGTTGGCAGCAGCCTGCTATCTACAAGACCCTGGCTGATGAGCATATCAACGCTTCCGGTGAGTGCTACGTCATCTACATCGATGGCGAGTGGGACTTCAAGGCCGCTGGTACTCTGACCGGCGACGAGCTGCGCCAGACTGTGAAGTCTATCGACCAGAACCATCAGCTGTCTCAGGACTTCATCATCGAAGATGACGATACTCAGTGCAACTTCGGCAAGGCTTTCGCCGTTGGCGACAGCAAGACCGACAACTCCAAGCGTGAAGGTCTGGCCATCAAGGTTTCTGAGCTGCAGGCCGAGCCCGCAACCTGGCGCGTTGTGCCTATGAGCACCAGCGCTCTGAAGCGCGGCGAAATCGCTATGAGCATTGCTCCTGCTTCTGCAATGTACAACGCTTCTGCTATCGACCTGTCCACCTGCTCTGCTCCTCTGGACATCACCGAGAACGGCTGGTTCATCGCTGGTGCTGAAAAGGCTAAGGTTGCTCAGGATGGCGCTGGCACCGATGCTGTCAAGCATGATGATGCTCCGGCCCTGCCGCTGATTACCACCGCCAAGATTGCTGGTTCCAACGTCAACGACGCTGGCTGCACTCCTGTCGTTCGCGTGACCTACAGCATCATCCCGATGTTCGAGACTGGCGATACTCAGACTGCTACCGCAGGCAGCGTCTCCAGCAACCGCTGATAGAGTCTCCGGACCTAATATAAAGCAAGCCCAAATGTAAGGGTTGGCTGTCGAGTGACCTGCCGCTCGGCGGCCAACTTTTGTTAATAACAGCTCAGTCAAGTAATTGACGGAAAGGAATTGAATATCATGGCAACTACAATGACGACCCCTGAAAAGAATTCGAAGAAGAGTGGTAACAAGCTCCTGCATCGGACCGTTACGATTTGTGTGATTCTCCTGCTTCTCCTGTGCGTGGGTCTGTTCTTCTGGCACAATAAAAATGCTACTGCTTCCGACAACCGCCTGGAAGATTCGGTCGCTGCACAGCTTGGCCAGCTCGAAGGCAAGAGCGAGGCAGAGATTCAGGAAGAGCTGAACCGCGTCGTGGAAGAGGGTACAATGGCCATCTCCATCAACGTTAATCCGGTGTTTGATTCCGGCGATTCTGAAGGCACTCTCGAAATCGAGAATGCTCCCGGCAATAAATACGCTCAGGTTGTGAGCATCACCCTGGATGATAGCGGCAAGGAAATCTACAACAGTGGACTTATCCAGCCCAACTATCACATCCAGACAGATAAGCTGTCCGAGGTGCTGGCTGCCGGTTCTTATGACTGCACCGCTACCTTCACGGCTTATGATACCACCGATGCCGAGAATCCTATCGAGGTTGGCACTGCTGCTGCCAAGATTACGATTTCTGTGCTGTCTTAACGATTCGCCCCGGTGCAGACTTCGGTTTGCCCCGGGGCTTTTTTGGAACTTGTGATGCTGCAAAGGAGGCATTCCCGTGAAACAGCTTGCGAAAGTTCTCGCGTCTTTCTCGCTGGCCGCAACGATGTGTTTGGGCGTTGGCTTTGCAGCCGATTCTCCGCATCCTGGTGAGCATGGCACGGTTGACAAGGCTATGGTCTCTGAAGAAACCGATAAGGCTTACGATGAGAAGCCGAATATGGGTACAAAATTCAATTTGTATCTTGCGCCTGACATCCCCGAAACGGTTCCTCCTATTAAAAAGGATGTTCCTAAGATGGGCGATACTGGCATTCCTCAAGAATCCCTGCTCCAGGCCCTGCTGGTAGCGGGTGGCTGCTATCTTGTGAGCGATGGCGTGGCTGTCGCTTGCAAGGGTGGACGCCGTAAACCTAAAAAGACTGCGGAACTGAAAAACGCATAAGAAGAGCCCCGGTGCTGAAATGCATCGGGGCTTTTCTTTATATTAGGAGGCTTGTTACCAGTTTACCGGGAATTCATAAATATCGTATTCGTTCGAGTAACGGTCAACTTCGTTCTTCTTAAATGCTTCCAGACTGTCATATGCTGTCATCGTGATGCTATATGCATGGCCGTCTACATCGACCTCACCGTTTTCATCGATGATAACATTCTTAATCCAGAAGCCGAGAACTGCGGTGCCGGTTTCATCTGACCCATCCTTTTCGTAATCGACTTCATACGGAATAAACAAATCGTTGTATTCTTTGGAGAAGTTCTCTTCGCCATCTTTCCAGGAAATCAGGTATCCAGTATTAAGCCAGCGAGGTTCACCGATATTGGTTCTTGCAAAAGCAACCTCGTTCTGGTCAGCATCAAACACAGACGTTCTATCAACATTGTAACTGGAACTGTCTTCGAGTCTTGCGGCTGCAATGGGTTTGATAACATCAAGGACCTCAGTTGTCACCTCATCGGCAGAACGGATGTATTTGGCAGCCCCTTTAACGGGGATTTCAATCGTGTCGCGGGAAAGCGCATATTCTTCGGAGAAATTCGTGAGAGCTTTTACCTGAACATGGAGTGTGACGGTATCATCTTCACTATAATCTTTGCTCTTATCAGTGTCATCCATGTAATAATTCAGCATCGAATACGGACTATCAGAAGAAGCACCATTTGTTAAGGAGAATGTCAAATCAGGAAGGGTGCCAGTGATTTTGAATGTGACTTTCCCGGTTTCGGTATCTCCGCTAAATACTGTTGCAAACATCGACTCATCGAACGGGTCAACCATCTCGGGCTCTTTCAAACCCGATACTGTGATTTCCTTGCTTGCTGCTTTGGCGGTTACTTTGTTCTCTTTCTGGAAGTAATCGGAAATCTCAACGCTCAGGGTAACGGTATCGCCGTTTGACAGGTTCTCGGATGGCGTGACCTCGTAGTTCACTTCGCCCATCATGGCCGTTTCCGTGCGAGCTTCATCCATGTCAGTTTGACTCTTGCCTTTGCCGAAAACATCCGTTCCGATTTTATTGTAATCGACATTGACGGTTGCAGTTGCCTGACCATTCAACCCATCGAATGTGACATCCGCATATTGCAGGAAATCAACAGTCTTAGAACAGCCTGTGAGTGACAGTACAAGTCCTGCGGTTGCTGCTGCAACCAAAAGTAAACGCCTTAACCCTTTCATCTCAAACACTCCTTTTTGTTGGAATTCTGCTGGCGTTGTGTTGTTGTAATTATATCATGACACGTATTCGAGGTCAACATATACGCGATAGATACAACGAATATGAGAAATATTAGGAATTTAGAAAGAGTATATTGCAGTTTAGAATTTGTATGCTGCTAGGTTGTTAGTTGCCGGAATGTGCGAATCTCATACAATTAAGAATAGAAAATATCGTAATTTGCGCCACTGTGGGGTGTATCAATGGATAGTGATAACAAAACAAAACTGACTTGGGTCGGGGTTCTCCGACTGGTTGTTGGGGGCATCTTCCGGCTTATCAGCATCGTTGCACTTCTAGCTGTGCTTGGAATCAGCTATCTGTTGTTTCAAAATGCAAAGCAAACAAAAGAAACGCAGGACCTCAATGTTCAGCTGGTTGAGATGCGTCAGGAAGCAGAAACCGAAGAAGATAACACGGATTGGTCCAAGGGAATGCTCGATATCAATTCCGACTATAAAGGTTGGCTTACGATTTACGGAACACAAATCTCCGAACCAGTCGTGCAGGGTGAAACAAACGAAACCTACCTGCGTACCAACATCAATGGCGAACACGCTGAAGCGGGGACACTGTTCCTCGATGAAACCACTGATTTGACTCAGGATGGCAACCTTATCATTTACGGCCATAAAATGAACGACGGAACCATGTTCGGAACTCTGGACAAATTCGAGGATGAAGAGTTCTTTGATAATAACGGAACGGTTTGCTGGGAAAGTGAGAAGGGCAAAGAGTACTATCAAATTTTTGCGCTCTTGGTTTTACCTGGATACAGTACGGACCCCAACTTTATCGACCTTCAAGCCTGGAACAACGTTCTGGATGAAGAACAAACCGCCGACATGCTCAACACGATTGCAGACCGTGCATCTATCTTTAGAGGAGAATCCTTTAATCTTGAAAAGGACAAGTACATCTTCCTGGTGACCTGTGATTACAGCATCAACAACGGCCGCCTTGTTCTGGTAGGTAGGCGGCTCAGCAAGAAGAGCGAAACAGAAAAAAACACAGAAGAAAGTACAGACAGTAGCGAAGAAGCTGTATTGGAAGAGGAGAATAGTGCTATTCAACTTTCTCCGGGGGTCTGAATAACTCATAAGCACAAAGAAAAATAAAGAACGGCACGAAAGTTAAAACCGAAACTGCTGTACCCGAAAAAGCAGTGGGGCAATAGCTAACGTGCCGTTTTTTTGTGTGATGATTGTTAGACGTGCATTTTTTTCTTGAGCGCTTCCTGGAGAACTTGCGATATGTCGATGTCTTCTTTTTCAGCAAGCTCATTAAGCCAGAAGGGGATAGCAATGCTTTTTTGTATCGTGCGCTGCCGTTCTTCAGGGAATATTGTAAAAATACTGCAGCTGGTATGCAGGACATTTACCGATAATCTCATTGGCATTTCGAAAGATGTTGAGTTGCTTAACACCGATGCAAGTCATGCGTTAGAACTGTGTGCAGGGAAAAATTTGATGTGATTTTCTGTGCCGTTTGATTTGCACTAAATTGACAATAAAAAATCGGCATTTTTGATAAATTCGATTGAATTTCTTTAATTTGCAGTGTATACTATTAAAAGGGAGGGAGTAAGACCATGCTGATTGAATTTACTGTGAAGAACTACCGTTCCTTTCGAGACGAAGCAGTTCTCTCGATGGAAGCAACGGGAGCAAGTACGCTGAAAAGCGTGCTCATTCCATATGGCGGAATGCGGATTCTGCCGGGTGCTGCCATTTACGGGAAGAACGGTGGCGGTAAGAGCAATGTAATCCGTGCTTTCTGGCTTGCGGTTCAGTTCATCAGAAACGCACAAAAGACACAGCATGAGAAAGCAGCTATCCCCGTTGTTCCGTTTGCATTGAATGACTACTCGGCATCTGAGCCGACAGAGTTTTCGTTTGTATATACCTTGGATGGAATCAAGTATTGGTATGCCTTTTCTGCCACAAAAGAAAAGGTATATGCTGAGTCGTTGTATCATGCACCGAAAGGGCAGAAGGCACTGGTTTTTGCTAGAGAAGGACAGGAATTCACCTTTACCGAAGAGAAGGCTCGTAGAAATCTGATTAGTCAGGTCGTTGCCGAAAATCAACTGTTCTTTTCTGTAGCATGTACCATGAATGACGTTGCCTGCTCCAAAGCTATGACTTGGTTCCGGGAGAAAATCTATTTTTCAAGAGACTATTCGGATATTCCCCGGCAGTTGCTCGAATACTCGAACGACTCTAATATGCTGAAAGCGATTTCCGATTATGCAAAGGCTGCAGATGTTGGTATCGAAGATATGAAATTCGAAATCAATAGTAAAGAAATTAACGAAGAAGCTGATTTGCCTGCAAACATTCCCGAAGAAGTTAAAGCTGCACTTGTACAGTTCATGCATGTGCTTTCGGAAACCTCTAACAATTCGGAAACACACCTCAAGATGGGGCAGGTTAACGCAACTTCTATGCATCAAGGCCAAAACAAAGACGGAACAAGCCATATGTTTTCGATGGAACTGGCAGATGAGTCTGATGGCACAAGAAAGCTGATGGCTATTGCTCCCGCGATTGAGTCTGTATTGTTAAAGGGTGGCCTTTTGCTGGTAGATGAAATCGAAAAAGAACTGCATCCTGCTCTGGTAGAGTTTATTGTTGCCAAATTCCAGAGCAAAAAGACAAACCCGAATGGAGCACAAATTGTCTTTACGACACACAACACCGACCTGTTGAGCATGGAATTACTTCGTAAGGACCAGTTGTATTTTGTGGACAAAGACAAAGAAAATGGTGCTTCAGAACTCTACAGTATCAGCGATTTTTCCACTCGTACGACCGAAAATGTTCGCAAGGGCTATCTCCTCGGAAAATATGGCGCGACTCCCAATGTCGAAATTGAGGAGGTTGAATAATGGCTCGCAAGCTGAAGAAATCCAAGGTCAGTATCTGTGTCTTTTGCGAAGGAGAAAGTGAACAGGCATACACTGATTTTCTTAAAAGCAAATTTCAGGATTTAGCTGTATTTAAGCGACCGTCATCAACTGGCTTGTTTGACGATGCGGATAACCGCTTCAAAAAGGACCCAAAGTACCGTGACTATGCGGATGTAATCGATGAGATATGGTTTTTCTTTGATGTAGAAGAAAAAGACATAGATAACTGGAGCAAACGACTGGAAATCATCAAGCGTTTACGACATCTTCGTAAAAAGCCTCAGATTAGGATTCGTCTGCTAATGACAACTGGATGCATTGAATATTGGTTGATGCTTCATTACAGGTTGTTTGCCCCTCCGGTATTGACCGTTCCAGAAAAAGAACAAATGCTGCGACAAGTCATAAAAGAAGAACCTACTTACAAGAAGGGGAACTATATCGCTACGGCACGCATTGCCCAACATTATCCCACGGCAGTGAAGAATGCAGGAATCGTACTGCAGAATCTCTTAAAAGAAGGAATGCCCGGTCTGGAAGATACAGACGAGCGAAATCTCTGGCTATGTAAGAATTGCAGGACGTTCTCTACTGTTCAAGAAGCAGTTTCTTTCCTTGAAAGTTTGAAATGCGAGTGATGCACCCTGTTCGTAAGGCAGGACGGAAATAATCTGATACAATTACATTTCTATCATTATAACAGCGTATAGGCTATACCGGTCTGTACGCTTTCTTTTTTGCATGAAGAGCCGTCCCTCTATGAACCTCTATGGATTTATTTGGTATTATATCGGACGTTGTTTTATTTCGTCATAATCAATAAAAGTATTTGTTGCTTTTTGTTAATCATGAAATTGACAATTCAAAACACTGTCTATAAAATAAAGGTATTCGATAGACCGCATTAACAATCTGTGAACTTTTCGGGGTTCGTATTGTGTAACTACCACATAAATGGTATTATGCAATTGTACAGAAGGATAGGCGGCAAAAGAGTCCACACATCGTCGATGACGAAATCCAAAGCTGCGTAGGGCTGACGTCGAACCTATTAGTCTAATGTGGCCCCGGCACTAGACGCCGGGATGTAAAGGAGAAATGAATATGAAACGTAAGACTATCATTTTAGCAGTGGTAGCAGCCGCTGCGATGGCGCTCAGCCTGGTAGGGTGCGGCGTGAAAATCACGAACATCGCGGTTCCCGACGCAGTAACCGTTGAGAAAGGCGAGACTGTGGCTCTGCCGGTCAATTTCGGCACCGACGAAGCACCGGCCGTGACTCCCGAGACTGCAGCAACCGGTGAAAGTGCCGAAACCGACGAAAAGTTGGCCAAAGCTGCCGAGAAGCTCACCATTGAGTGGACTTCCTCCGATGAGAATGT